CACTTTCTTTACATTCCTCAATTATTTCAAAATGAGTATTATAAGGTTCAACATGAGAATAGAATTTTTGGTTGTCCGCAGCAAGAACACCACACATTTTTTTAATATGCTGACTCCAACGGTCGCGGATGTCTTTAGCCTATCCTACATAAGAACGTTGATTGCCGCCCTCATCAATGGTAAAAATACGGTATATGCCGCAAACTTTACGCTTTTGAATATCGTCCGTCATAGCTTGGAATTTAGTTTGCCAAATATGTGTCCACTAGACAGTAGAAAAAGCAACCCGTAATTCTGGATACTATTCTTTTAAGGTATTAAGTGTGCGATGTAGAGTTGTGTCTTTCTCTGTGTGCTATAGGATGCGCCCTATCTAGCTATAATCAATTAGCTTAGTAGCAATACTATGCTATTTGCGCATAGATTCAAGTTCATCTTGTACCTTTTTCAGGGCTTGTTCAGCTTCGACCATCTCTTTGCGTCGCGCCTCAAGCTAAGCCGCAATTGCAGAGTTAGAGGAACAAGTTGTATTATAGTCGTTTTTTGCTTTGTTCAACTATGCCGTGCGCTCGTCTAGTTCACCCTAAATTACTTCAAGAGCTTGACGCTTTTGTTTGGCTTGTTCTTCTAGCAAAGCATCAAAATTGGCTTTTGCCTAATCAAAGCGCAACTACAATTCCTATAAAGTTTCTTGCCGTTCTTTTATATGTGTTTGTAAGGACTATAATGTCTCATATTGAGTTTGAAGGTCATAATCCTTTACCGCTTTTAATTTTTTATACTTTTTGGAGCAAATCTAAAATGTAATTAACCATGCTCCTATAAGAAGGGCAATAATTATGCCCATAATAACGTAACCCACTAATTACATACCTCAAAATAATGCTTTTTGACGTTTTTTAATTACACCTCGGCAGATGTGATAAAGTAGAACTTCAAAATTTACAATACATAGTTCGTTTTTAGCTCGTGTCATTGCAACATATCCAATATTCATTTCTTCGTTGTTGGTAGGTTCAAAATCAACTACAATAACTTTACCATATTCTAGACCTTTTGCCTGATGCACGGTGCTAACATTATCAAAACCTAAGCTAATAAGCTTTTTCACCTATTTATTACTGCGGCAAAGGATTTGAGTTGTTGGGTCTTCCATCATAGATTTTAGGATACTCAACTGGTTTGCGGGCTTCCAATTTACCACATCAATGCACTCGCCAATGTCTGGCATAGTATAGACCTTTCCTCCTTCTCCACGCTCACATTCAATATAAGATAGCTGATAATTTTCTGGGTTATGCAAGATAAGACTATGCATATCTACGTCTTCATCTTGTAATTCTTCCCAAAGATTCCTTACCGAAGTTGCATAATCTATAATTTCTTGATAGGAACGATAATTCTCAATCAATGAATAATGCGCAAAACCACTTAGGGTTTTCATGGCATCATCTAATGAACCTCGGAACGCATAGATAGACTGCCTTGGATCGCCAATATAAAGTTTTTTGGATGCCATAACACGCTCAAAAAGCTCTTGTTCAGTAGTATTAATATCTTGAAACTCATCAACAAAAAACGCGTCAATATCGTCAATGCAATGATGGTATTCTTTTAGTTTATCAAGAAGATATAGCGGCAAGTCGGTAAAATCGTAAAGTTGATGTTCTCTTTTATATTTTATATACTTATAACGGATAGCTTCATATGTGCGCTTAATTTTATCATCAATGTCGATATTATAGTTTCCCATCACATAACTATACAGCTGGAATTGATTAATATAATAATATCGCGCTCGAACGCACAACTGTTTCAAAATATCCTTTACACGGTCTTCTTCCAAAATTTGAACAGGAAAACAATATTCCTCACCTAAAATAGCAAGACGTCGATATGCCCAGCTATGAATAGTACTAACTTCTACATTATTAACTGCGATACGCTCTGCTAGTTCACCCGCGGCTTTGCGTGTAAATGTAATTGCTACAATATGCGCCTTAGGATGTTCTTTTGCATACTGTTGAATTGCGCCGATAAGTACATAGGTTTTGCCTGAACCGGGAGGTGCTTCAACGCTTATATAGTCTTCTGGCGCATTGACTACTTCAATTTGTTTTGGATTGTAAGTTTGCATTGGTATCTCCTTTTAGGATGGTTTGTAGGAATAGATTAAGATGGTATAAGGTAGGAAAGGTATATTCTGCGTCAGTCTTATCAAACCATTCTACTCGTTCAACATCGGTATTGTCCAATCGTTTTTCAACTTCGCGTAAATACAAATCCCAACAAGTTTCATCTTCGGCAAAATGAGAGGTATAAGCTAAAATGTAATCAAACTTGATTTTAGTACTCTTATCAATATTACCAAAAACAATTAGATTGGGCTTATCATACTGTTTGAAAAGTTCTTTTGGCTTTTTCTTGCACTCATTTGTAATATGATTATTCGTAATCGCGTAAGGCAGATCAGTGGACTCACTCCAAACAAGTGCAAGCATTTGAGGAGAAGCTATAGAAGCAACTTCTCCCCATTGACTATATAAATAACCCATTTCTTCAATTTGGGTAGGATGAATTGGTGTTAGAATAAGTATATTCATAATTTTGTTCGTCCTTCGACAGCAAGTTTATCTGCCAGAATATTGTATTGGTCGTTTTCATGCCCTTTGACCTTGCAAATGGAAATTGTAGAGGGATTGTAAAGCGCAAGAATTTGTTCCCAGAGGTCTTGATTTTTGACTGGTTCTTTAGCGGCATTACGCCAACCATTGGCTTTCCATTTGATGTACCATTTCTGGTCAAAACAATTCGCAATATATGCGCTGTCGGTATAAATTGTATGGTGTTCATTAATGGTGGAACATATTTTCAGGGCTTGCAGCAAGGCGGTAAGTTCCATGCGGTTATTGGTGGTTTTGGATTCACCGCCATTGTTGCAGATTGTGTGATCGGATTGGACAATAACATATGCCCAACCTCCACGATTGGTTTTGGAAGAATATGCACCATCAGTATAGATAATCATGTTTTATTTTCCTTTCGTAGTTAGTTTATTTTTTAATATTTAGTTCTCCAACAAAAAGATGTATTATTATAGGTTACGATGTCTGTTGGTATTGCTCCTCCTGTAAAAGTAACAGTAGGATCATCACTAGTTTTATTAGGGTATTTAATTGTTACAACCCAAAATTGAGGTTGATTCATTGGCGTATTCATATAAATTGTATAACTTTCAGTCCAAGATGACTATATATCGTTCCTTGTTGCACTAGGTTTTTTAAGAGTAAACGAATTACCAGACCAATCTGTTACCTAGTCTCTGAGACGACAAGTATAATTATTAGAATACTGGCTTACAAAAGCTCCTATATCGCTATTAGCAGTGTCTATTATAACTTCCACCAAGGCTCCCGATTGGTGAATAGACCCTTTTAATGCGTTAATTGCGTTTCCATCTTGGTCTAAAAAGATGCTTGGATGATCATCATCAGTGCCGAAGGAGCCAGACTTAAAACCCTCATCATTTAGCCTTCTCTCTATATCATCTAACGCAGTACCTATAGATCTGTTTCCATTTTTATATTCGTCAAGGTATAAAGTATCTAATCTAGTTTCAGATGCACCCAATCCGGTTGGACGATATAAAGTTACATATCCACCATAAATAGTTTCATTAGTTCCATATGGCGTGTTCCGTAATGTTACAGCACCATTATCACTATCTAGCTAAATACAAAATTGAGATTTTATATATTTCTTTTCGGCATCAAAATATTTTGGTTCGCCTCTTGAACAGCGTATCATAGTTAGATTATCCAAATCAAGGCTTTCTGAACGCTTTGAAGAAATTACGCCTTCTTCGGTGTTGGAAACAAGTTTTTGTAATACTTCAATTTGTAAATTGGAGAATATTTGTCCTATTTTGATACTATCTGATGTAGCCATTCTAATAGTAATTTTTGGATTGGTAGAGTCAACTGTAATATAAAAAGTTTTATCTATAGAAGTTTCTACTTTTGCAATAGTATTTCCTTCCTTATTCACATATATAATTAACCCTAGAGTATTCGTTTTCGTACCAGTGACTTGTAACTTATAAGTTGCAGCAGGAACATCTATATCAATTTTCATAAATTCTTGTTCAGTTAGTATGTAGCTCGGTACTTGGATACATCTTATGTTCGTATAATTTAGTTTATCTTCTTCAATAGCTGTACTTCCAATAAGATAATAGTCTGTATCTATTGTAGTTGTAATTTTGTCTAAATCTAACTCATAGTTATTATATCCTGATGGTAAAACTATATTAGTACTTTTTATTTCACCCTACACAAAAATGTTTGTATAAGCAGAAATGCTATCGCGGAAAATAGTTTTACCTAAAAATGTACTTTTTTGAAATTGTGAATTTCCGTTTGCAATAAGATTCTTATCAAACTAGACATCATTGTAAAACTACATTTCGCTCCAAACTTCAAGCGCCATTTATCCCTCCACGAGTTCGGTAACACATCCATTATAATGCACTCCAAACCCGAAACATTTTATTTTACTACATTTATTCACAAGACGCAACATCAAGCCATAACTCAAATTCATTTTACTATTATCGCATTTTAGCCTATTTTCTGCACGTCTATTCTTTTTCAATACAAGTTCTTCAACTAAAGCGGCACCAAAAACAGCAATAAAAGCTTTATACTCCTCATCACTGAAATTACCACCAACTTTAATGTCAAAATATGTATTTTCTTTATTCTGTGCTTGCCATACCATTTCTCTCACATAATCTCTAACCACCTGTACAAAGATTGTATAATTATTTAAGGTTTCACGTTCAAACACAAAATGAGTATATACTATATTACACATACCTTCTTCAAGGTCAATCGCTTTTAATTGTTCAAAATCATATAGTTTCACGTTTTTCTTGTTCCTCTCTTTCCTTCAAAAAAACAAAAGCATAAAGAGTCCCCCAGACATCGGCATAAGCATTGTGTTCATTAAATATATAATAACACCCTTCTGCGGCGACATCTTTTAATGTAAGACGGTCTTTACGCTTTAATATTTTCTTTGCATTGGTATATGTGCAATAACGATTCTTTATTTCTTTTAGTTTGAAGTTAGTTTGGTCTAAAATACTCATATCATTTTTTATTCCATGACTAACTACCAATGTTTTATCAACATCAATATCAAGCATGACCTCATTCACCAATGTCTCGGCTCCGGCTAAATCAATTCCATTGTCGCGCAAGAAAGCATCGGTTATATTGGTGTACTGTGTGAAAAAGTGATTTAGTGAATGATTTGGGTTCACATAAATATTGAAACTTTTTCGTACTTCAAATATATTAGGTTCTACTACGCTGAGAATGAGAAAGGCGATTTGAACTAATGAGTTTTGGTCATACTCGATATCGAATATAACTATATTATCTTGTTTTACATTATCAATTTTGATTTTCAAGTTTATCTTCTTCCCCTTGTTTCTATATATATTATAACGTAATTTGGGGAGAAAGTCAATTTTGCGCTATCTCGTTTCCGGTTGTGGTCGTATCAGAATTTGCGGTGTCCTCGGTTTCGAACAATGGATACGTTCTTACTACTGGTTGAGTCCCAGCCAAAATAGCTTCAAGTTCATTAATTGCAGCACGCCAAGCCGCGCGTTGTTGTCGTATAGGCATATAGGTTTCATCATCAAGTTCACCTTCTGCATTTTTGGTAGCCTAATAATCTGTTTCCTTCAACCGACTCTTGTATTCGCGGATACGGTTCATAATAACCTTTTGCCCGTCGTAAGCAATACTGTCGATATCAACATATGTATAGTTGTTGGTATCAATTGCTGCGGCGAATTGTTCAGCAGTAGATTCTGCTCCATCAATATAATACATTATTTATACCTCTATCCATGTGCCACCAAAGCCTTTTGCCGCATCACCAAGATAAAGGAACGCTTTTGCAGTTTCCCCAGACAAGAGATAATATACAGCAGGAGGCAATTTATAGGCAATATCTTTTGTATATTTTAGTAAGGCGGGTAAGGACGTGTCAACATCGTTACATCGAATTAAATTCAAATTTTCAGCAGTTAATACCTTCAAATAAGTATTATCTACTGCGTATATTGTACAACGCCCCTTACATACATCATAAGCTTCTTTTCGCGCATTATCTAATTCAAAACGTCCATTCAATAGTTCCTTCCAACTATAGGAAAAAGCCATAATATATCACCCTTTTACATATTTTAGAACCTCGGCAGGAGGATTTGTTATTGCGTCAAAGTCCATATCTTTACAGGCTTTATACCAATTTACAATTTCGGTGAAACGCGTAGAAGTAGCGTCCTCTATGCCGATAACATAATTTTTAGAATAAATATCCCATGCGTCAAACAGTTTAGCTCTAATTGCGCGCAAGTAACGATTTTTGGTTTCAAGGTCGGCAAATACGGTTTTACCTTCTCCACTTGGGTTATCTACTTTGAGCAAGGTATTAATAGTTTCAGTTGTAGTTAGAACTTTACGATTCAAAACTTTCATTGATTTGATGCTACCTCCTCATAGTAAGTTTGGGTGATGGTAGGCGGCAAGGCATCGATTTCTCCCGTGTCGACCGTCTCCATACCGTTTCTCCAAACCGTGTATGTCTGCGGCACGGTCAGCGGAACGGTGGTCGGCGTTTCAAACGGATAAGCAATGGTTTTTCTGTCAACTGAGAGAATGTGCTCCGCTGGGTAAGTCGCGAGTTCATCATCCGTGAACTCGGTGTCCTATGTTACCTCTGCGGTGCCTGTCACAAGACGCTGATTGTCGATGTCGATGTAGTCCCATTTGCGAAGCGTAACGGGTGTATCTAACGCAAATGACGTGTCTGCATAATACGGTGTATAATCATCAATAGTCAATTTACTATCCGATGGAACAATCATAAGAGCTGCGTTCAGCACTTCCTCTCTGGTAGACCAATATTCTATTGAGCCCTCGAATTTGATTTGAAAGACGTATTTATACGCAAAATTCGGATTGTTCTTTATTGTAAAAGTTTTACTCATGAGAGGTGTTGCTGAAAAATCTGCTCCGAATATAACGTCGTCCCAATCCTGTGACTCCTGATATCTACACACTTTTACGACCATCATTTTTCGATCGGAAATAATCTTTACGCTGTTCCCAATACGAAATATCGGATTGCTTAAATCAATATACAGCCTCGCGCTATCCGACGTGTCAAAGTGTAAAATATTGCGTCCTATCGAAGTGATTCCAGTGAACGCCGCGCTTTTCGTCCCCGCGAAATAATCGGAATACGGTTGGGCTTCTTCTCCCTCGTTTACCATGAAAGAGATGGTTTCTTCCTCAAAAGACTCACCGATATACGACCCGCATCGAATACTTAATGAATACGAGTATTCGGGATCAAGCGTTGCGGTAAGTTTATTTTGAGAGGTGTTTCCAATTCGAATACCATCATTTCTATCCAAAACAAAATATACGGCTCCGGCTTCTCCAAAACTAGAAAAATATTTGGACTGAGAGAATGTAATCGTTTTCCCTCCGAGGGTAGACGGAAGAATAATCGTCTTAAAATCTACCAAAGAAGCATTAGCAGTTCCGGAAACCGTCCATGTGTTATTATTTGTGGTAATATCTATACCGGAAACAGAAGCACTCCCCCCCTCAAGCGACAAGTCAAAGAGGTTCACGGAGGTCTTGGTATCCCCTGCGATGCGGTGGACTGTCGCGGGTGAATTGTCCACGACCGAAAGACCTCCCGCCGTCTCGCGGGAAGAATAGGTATCCTCCACGGTCGTAAGCGTGATAATCGTGTTGCTAATCAGCGTGTACAGCAGATCGATGTCTGCCGCTTGCTTGGACACTGTATCTTTGATTTTGTTGTCGGCGGCATCAACATATTTTTTATTAGGGACTGCATATTCAGTAGTGTTTCCTTTTATAAAATCCCCTGTATATATAACTCCATTTAAATCTCTAGTTACTACCCCAAAACAATAGTCATACTTCAAGTCGCTAGACCATGTATCGAAAGTAGATGGACTATACTAAATTTTTCCAGTCCAATCATTAACACTAGTAAAATAATATTTTGAATTTATTTTAGTAACTTCTTTTAATGGTAAGTAATGTGCATTAGCATAAGCTAAATTCACTGCATCTTTATCTGCAAGTGCGTCTCCAACTTGAAGAGTTCCGCCATCTCCACGCCTAGCAATTCCTCCAGTATTAGGAGCAGTGTCAATAGCGAAAGTAGTTTGTGTGCCATCGCTTTTTGCAACGTAAGCCCTATCAGTATCGGTTGAAGTAACAGTAGTTAGTTTATCTTTTGCCGCATTAGCAACATCCTATTGCGTAGCAAAAGATGATGTTCCATCCCCATCATTTTCCAATTCACTTGTTTTGGTAGGTACCTGAGGCGCAGGAATAGTCGCAATTGCTTCCTCTACTTCGGTTTTTGTCGCAAAAGGAGAATTACCATCACCATCATTTACTAGCTAACTAGTTTTGCTTACTTCTGAACCGCCACCTTGATGTTCCTACACATATCTTTCCGTTGCAAAAGGTGAACCAGAACCGTCACCATCATTATTTAATTCACTTGTACTATGCGGCACAGCAAGTTCAACTTCACCAGAAAGTTCAACTCCATTAATTTTAGGCTTATTGATTAACTGGTTATAGTCTGTCGTGCCGCCTGTTGAACTATGCTCATCAACATATGCTTCGGTGGCGAAAGGTGATTTACCATTACCATCATTTTCAAGCTAACTTGTTTTAGTTTTACTTATTGCGGCAATCCACTATTCTTCAGTACCTTCATACCCATACTTTACCGCAATTTGGTACGCTGATAACCCTACATAATCTTGAGCATCAAATTCAAGGTCATCTTCTGTTTCGCCGACCTCGAACTCCAAACCTATATCAACCATTATAGAATTACCTCGGATAGTGCCTTACGCACATTCTTATATATTACTTCAGAGGAGCTTACAACTCCATTGTACATTTTAATACGTACTTGCAAACCAACCTGTCCCTTCTTAAATTTTACTGTATCTTCCTACTGCAACATAATTATGAAATAGTCTTTCCGATCTGGATCTTTAATTACCTTATTATCAGTCGCATCTTTACTATAATAATATTTTGCCGTATCAACTGTAACCTCTATTGTTACAATTTTATCAAAGTCTAAGGATGTACCATCCTTTTTAGTAATTTTTGCACTTAAAGGAAAGGCTGTATTTTGTCCAATCATCTTATCCTTACCTCCGCAAGAACACTGTTCTTATATAATCAAAAAAGGCTGTAAAATTAGTAGGGAATATAATGCCCAAAATGATGCTAACCGCAATTGTAATTACCGCTACAGTAACTATAGTGAATAGCATCTTAAAAAATCCATTTACAGTTCGCATATTATCACCTCATCTATTTTCCCTTATATTATAATTATACCATAGTTTTCGTTACTTGTCAATTTTCGAAGTAGTTCTTGCACCTAAAACAAAAAGAGCCGTGTTACACGGCTCTAATGCTTTTGACGAGTTGGGTAAATCTTACTTCAAGGCGTCGTTATACTCCTTGATTTTAGTTTCTAGGGTGGCAATAACCTTTTCCAAGCTCAGCTTCAGTTTATTATACTGCGCCGTCTCGGCTTCATAACCTTCCACCAAAGAAGCATCTGCATCATGCAGGCACTTAATTTTTTCATAAGCCGCGGTCTTTTCCGCAAGCTCGTTTTTGAAGGTGTTCAATTTTTCGCTAAGAACACCGATATTAGCCTTTATAGTCTTGCGTTGTTCAGGGGTAAGTTGTTTAGCGGCTTCCTCTGCACGTTCCGCAAGAACGTTGTCAATGGTTGCCAACGAAGACAACCCATATTTCACGCACGTGTTTCTTATAGTGAGTGCAGTTCCAAGAACAGCAACAACACCAATGACAATTTCCAAAACGAGAAGAGCACGCCCCTCAACATGGAAAATATCAGTGATTTGTTTTGTCCAAATCAAATACTAGGATGCTATAAGCACCAGAGCATTGAACAGGATAGAACCCATCTGTTCCTTGTTATACCACAACCACTTGAAAAAGTTTTTGAATTTCATTCCCTTTACCTCCGACGCCACAGTGCACAACGCGGCGCCCAAATGTTCACCCGCGGATGTAGGATTTTCGAGTAGTTCTAGTGTTCGGAAAGACTTTTGAGTCTTTGTGATTGCATGGATAACATTATCGTTGGTTGGATTCGTTTCAGATGGTTCGGATAAAGCCGGAGGTTCATCCTCGATGTCCAATTCGAGTTCATCATCCATTAGAGATTCTACGCTTTGCTTCTTTTCGCGTTTGCTTTTTATTAGGCGGCGTATTAGATAATCAAGCAATCCAATCATCAATACGGCAATGGTTAGTAAATTTACCAATTTGCTGAGGATGTCATTGCTGATAGCCCCTAGAAATTGGAAAAATACACCCATCGCTAATGCCCAAGTCTAGGAAAGTTTGTGCATATCACCGCCACCTCTCAGCCCAACTCGCCAATAGCAATAATATTTCCTTCTTTCCTTATATCTATATTATATCATAAAAAGTAGGAAATGTCAATTTGTGAAGGGTACAACCGCAGATGGAGGAATAAGATGGGGAAAGAAAAACTAATTAAGGCGCAATAGCAGTTTTCATTAAAGATGATAAAACTATATGGTTTTCACGCAAGGTGTCAGGTAAATCAATAATACGTTGATTAGACGAGCCACGAAAAGCTAAACTAGGATTTTTTAGTTCCTCATCAAAACGTCCATCTACCAAAACATCGCAGGCTTGCAAGGTAGGAAGAAGATAAGGTGTTTGCGCCTTAGTTTTATCGACCATAAGTTCTTCATAAGTGTAGCCCGTATAAAGCCAAATGGTTTTATTTGGATAACGTTCTTTTGCCGCGTCAACGATAGTATAAACACCTCTCTGGTTAAATGGATCTAGAGGTTCTCCGCCCAAAATACTTAGTCCTGCAATTTCATCTTGTCCAAGTAAAGTCATAATATGGTATAAGGTCTCAGTGTTGAATGGTGTACCATAGTTAAAATCTGCGGCAGGCGAATTGAAACACCCTTTACAAAAATTTCGGCAACCTGAAACAAAAACAGATACTCTAATTCCTAGTCCATTAGCAATATCTAAATTCTTTATCGCGGCAATATTCATAATTATTTAATTTTCTCCTTCCAAGTATATAATAATATTGAACCAATTGAATTACCAAGTATAACAATAATTAAATATTCTAGTTGTTGTAAATGTAGTTGACGTGCAGCGAGCATATAACAAAATTCAGCTATGCAGTGTCTCGCGCCACAGAGAATAAAAGCCGCTACATAAAAAGGAACGATATACCAACGTCCCATTTTGAATTGTTCTACCGCTGCTTCAATACATATTCCACAAACAATAGCTAAACAAAAAACAAGATAAAATGGCGTATTAAACCGGTTTGAAATAACTTGGGCAGCGTCTTCTACATTAAAAACAAATATTGCGCAACAACCAATTAAATTAGAAATTAATATAATCAATAACTATAATGGATTACGGTTAACCAATAGTTGTCCAATTTTACCTGTATATAAATTAAAACCATACCATAATATTGTCAATAATCCAATGGAAAACATTATCGCGCCATAAAATCCACCAATTTTTAAGTATAATGCTGCGGCAACAGCTATCATTGCTCCTGCCGCAACACCTCCAATAATAATATTAATATATTTTCTCATTTTATAGATGTAGAACGCGGTCTTTGATTTCTTGGGTGCGTCCTTGGTTCCAGTATTGAGTTCCAATGTAGCCACACGTCCTGCGCGCTACTGACATCTTCGTTTGGTCACGATTGCCGCATTTTGGACATTCCCAAACAAGTTTCCCATTATCTTCAACAATTCGTATTTCGCCATCGAACCCGCAGTTCATACAATAGTCGCTCTTAGTGTTCAACTCTGCGTACATGATATGGTCATATATGAATTGAATAACTTGTAAAACTGCTAGTATATTGTTGCACATATTAGGTACTTCGACATAACTTATTGCCAAAGGTTTTTAGCTCTAAGTTTTTCTTCAACAATTTTTCTTAGATTGGCTTTTGTTTCTTCTGGTAAAGAATCGGTAAATTCTTTCTTTCTTCGCTGTTCGTCAGCATTAGCAAATTCTTTGAATAGTAATTGTTCCGCATAATATCTTTTATAAACAGCTTCTTCTATGGTTTTTGTTGTTCCAAGATGGCAACGCACTTTATTCAAGCGAATTTCTGGGTCATAAGTATTTCTATCTTTCTTATAAGAAACGCCTATAAAGCCAGATGTATTGTTACTCATAAAACTTTTATTTCTAACATTTTCTGCTTGAGTGCATATTCTGAGATTTTGTTTTCTATTATCGAACGGGTTGCCATTTATATGGTCTACAACAATATCTGTTAGGACTCTATTATCTAAATCTAATACTACCCAGCTCAAATCTCTTTGAGTACCTTGAGCAGGAAGACCCGTCACTACATGGTTATGAGTTATTCTCCATTTATGGTAACGCACTTTTGGTAAATCTTCTGTATCAATTAGAAACTCTCCGATTTGTTCAGAAGTAATACCATTATAAAGCCCTCCACGAGTAATATCTCCCTCAATAATATACTCATTCAAATCTTTTACTGTTCTTGGGTTATTATCCAAAAATTTCCCATAATTTAGCCATTGGTGCATATGCTTTGAACATAACACATATCCACCTACATAATTGCCTTTACCGATTTCTTTTCCGCAAATTTCACATTTTACCATTTTCTTTTTTCTCCTTTCGACTATATCTTTTAGTAGTAGGTAACCTCTACTTATACTAAGTGTGCGCTTCCAGTGGTGATAAAATCCACCGTACAATTAGTCTGTACACCTTCCTCTTACGAGGCTTGGCACGGGATTTCCATAAAGTGTCCCCCGTTAGCTTGCATAAAGCAAACACCGTTTTTTCTTACGTTCACACACTTTCAGGGTGGCTATGTAAGGTATGTCAAAGTCCTTTTGACTAACCACCCGGTGATAACACCTGAAACTTTGCCTCTAGTGCTAGCTTACTAAACGCATCGATTGGTTCCGTTACGTGTACATGATAACTGTTGGTAATGTAGTTTTTGTCGGTTACACCTTCTACAATGCCAAAACGTTTCTGTAGACATTTTGCAAAGCGATAAGTTGTACTTTCCAACGGAGTACCATACAAACTATAATCTATGTTTTCTGCTTGTTTCCATTGTGCAGTGTAACTATTGAGTGCTTTCATAATACGCAACCCAAACTCTTCACCCTCAGGTTCTGTAAGCTTTTTACCAATCAATGCATATACACATTCCCAAAGTCCTGCATACCCAAGAGATAAAGTAGAATAACCGCCATACAATAGTTTATCTATTGTTTCGCCTTTCTTTAGACGAGCCAATGCGCCATATTGCCAATGAATAGGGGATGTATCAGATAATGTTCCTTTTAGTCGCTCATGCCGACAACGTAACGCTTTATGACATAGTTGCATCCGTTCATCAAAAATTTCCCAGAAACGATTTTCATCGTGATTAGCTGACAGTGCAATATCGGGGAGGTTAATTGTGACCACTCCCTAGTTAAACCTACCATAGTACATTGGCAATTTTGTCAGTGGATTGATGTATGTGGTTAAAAATGATCTGCATCCCATGCAGGGGTAACAATGTCCTTCCCCATTTTTATCCACCTTTTCGCGCAACATAATCTTCTCGGAGATATAATCTGGCACCATACGCTTAGCAGTGCACTCTGCTGCAAGTTGCGTCAAATACCAATAAGGTGTGCCATCTCTTACATTATCTTCCTCAAGCACATATAACAGTTTTGGGAATGCCGGAGTAATCCAAACACCAGCTTCATTCTTTACACCTTGTATCCTTTGGCGCAACACCTCTTCAATAATAAGTGCAAGGTCGGCTTTTGTCTTTGCATCTTGCACTTCATTCAAATACATAAAAACACTCACAAATGGAGCTTGCGCTCCTCCCACATATCACTATGTGGACAGACTATCTCTTCTCCCGGTCTGGGAGGATGGCGCTTCGGCAAAAAGAATTTCACTTTTTGCCTACTTCCTTGCGGAATAGTCGTTACACCTTCCTCTTACGAGGCTTGGCACGGTATTGGGTAAAATGATTATTTTCATTCAAATATACTTACGATATTGCGGCAAAACAGCATCGCGAGTAGCAAATTTCTTTATAGCAGCAACTTTCTCTGGCATAATAATATTGCCATTTTCATCTAGATACCTAAAAACTCTATCAGCAGTAGAACCTAGTTCTCCTCTAGCCACACCACAAACATGACCAAGTTGTGCATGGAAAAATTCTGCGGCAAGTGATGCCGAGCCAAAAATTTGACCAGTAGTCAATTCAATCACAGGCTTAGAAGTTACATTTAGGTTACCTCGTTTACCATACATATGGTTAAGCGCACCTTTTTGGGCTTCAGAAATTTTACGCTTTGTTTCTTCTCTATGTTTCCCTACAGAATTTCCGCCTCGTTCCATATTGTATCCTAAACTTGTGTCACAAGAGTTATAATATTGAATCCAATATCTTTCTTTTTCATCAATCTCTTTAGTAGTCTCTGCGGTATCAATTTCCTCAAAATGGAAATGCTCTAAACCATATTTTCTCATTGCTCGGATAATTAGACGAGGTTCTCCAGTTCTATAGTTAGTCTCATTTTCATATCCTTTCTTTCTTTGTGCTAAAGTATGTACTGTTTGCCCAATATATACCTTATTATTGACATCATTTGTAATTTTATAAATAATCATTTTATCTTTCACCGTTAGCCGGCTTACGCCGACACCCTATATTTTATAAGTTCACCATCTTCTTCACCTCTTCATTCCTGAAGAGGGCGGCCAAGTTCAACCGTTGGTTGTCATGAGTGTTATTACCTGATACTGTATTGTCTGTACACCACGTCGTATCTCTTCGCGCAACCTATTCTCTGTGATACGAGCAACAGTTTCCTCATAATCATCGGGGATGTCACCATGAAACGCATCAATAATTTCATTCTCAACTTCCCGTTTGATACGCTGTCTGCTCACCTCTACGAAAGGAGCAAGATGAGACAACGTAAAAGTTTGTCCGCCATACTGATTAGAAGCTACTTGCGCCACAATTTGAGTAGTTACATTACAAGCCGTATAAAAGCTATGCGGACGTTCAATTTTCGTCCCGCTAATAACCGTACCATTTTGTAGCATATCCTCCAAGTTTATAAGGCAACAGTTGTGCATATGTTGGAGATAGTAGTCCATGTCGTGGAAATGCAGAATACCTTGTTCATGTGCTTTTACAACATCTTGCGGTAGCAAATATCGTTCAGCCAAATCTTTCGATATTTCGCCCGCGACATAGTCTCTTTGTACGCTAGCAACAGTAGGATTTTTATTGCTGTTCTCTTGTTTTACATCCTCATTATTGTTTTCTACCAAAGCTAATACACGGTCATCGGTTGTGTTCTTTTTACGAATACCTTCGCGCCAAAACCGATATTTAATATAGTTCTTGGCTAATGTATAAGCCTTGTGGCGCATCAGCTCAGTTTCAACAAAATCTTGAATTTCTTCAACCGAAACTGCTCGTCCCAAACTTAAACACTCTTTCTCTACGGCTTGAGTGATTTCCAGAATGGTAGTACTGCCTAGTTGTTCATCCTCACCAACACTTTTGTTTGCTTTCATAATAGCGTTGTAAATTTTGTTGACATCAAAATCTTTTTCTGCGCCATTACGTTTAATTACTCTCATACGTTTTTACCTCAAATAATTATTGTATATCCATTTGAAGGCATCAACATAGTCCATAATAGTTTCATTTACTTGCAGTTGCGGCAAAGTATCGAATCCATGAGCGAGCATGACTTTATCATTAGAACAAACAGTATAGTCTATTCTAGCTTGTTGTAGCATATGCTCAATTATTTGACACCGGCAGCATCTACTTGAATATAAAATTACCTTCAACTTGACTTCCTCCAAAGAACATTATAGAGAAATAAAGGGCAGAAATTACTCTGCCCGAAAAAACTTTATTCCAGTTCGCTAAATAGTTTATCTATTTCAGCACACCAAGGACTACGCATTGATTGAATTAATTCAATTGTCGCTACATAAGACAATCCATCAAATGCTTCAACTACGGTCTAATAATCGCACTTTGGTTTACGACGTTGCACTTTATCATCAATTTGATTGTAAGAACCCAAGAAAATGATTTTACTAAATTTGCCCATGCGCGTCATAATAGTGCGCAACATAGTTAGATCAAGATTTTGCGCTTCATCAACAATAAGCACCGTATTCTCTAATGTCCGCCCACGCAAATTGAACAATGGCACAATTTCAATCATGGACTTCGCGGCATTAGCAACAATCTAACCACCAATAGTTTCGATATTGGCTAGGTTGTCGTATAACGGCATCATAAACGGGTCAATTTTATCATTCAACCCACCTGCCAAAAAGCCAATTTCCTATCCGGCTTGCACAGGATTTCTTGCATACATTACTTTACCATATCGTTTATCCAAACGCAGCTAAAGCGCAGCTGCAATAGAAGCAAAGCCTTTACCTGTACCTGCATCACCAGTCACCATAATAATAGGATGTTGATTATCCATAATCAGGCGCACTAGTTCCTGTTGTTCGGGATTACCTTTGAAACTTATTCCACAAACACTCAAATTTTAGTCCTCTTTGTTTTATATATTTTATTGGGCATCAGGCAGTTGTTCATCATTCATCAAAGTAATAATTGATTTATGCTTATCATTATTGCTATCAGAACTACCAAAACCACCGTTGCGCAATAAAGTAATATTATCTTCACGCACCTTCAAAAAAGGCACCAAAATACCTTGCATAAAAGCCTTACCAGAAGGCAAGTAATCATCTTCTTCCATGCAGAAGCAACACATAATATGACCTTCATTATCAGACAGATAATAGTCCATATCAATAATTCCAGTGGTGTTGCGAAGCATGAATCCCTTCTTCACTCCAAGCCCAGAGCGTGGTACGCACATAAGAAATACATCTGGATCGCCCTCTTCTTTTACCCACCTAATACCTGTAGGAACGACATAATATGTATTTGCTTCGACTTTTATATTCATCGGCAAGAAAAAGTCATAACCAGCACTACCTGCGCTACTACGTTGCGGCAATTTGATAAGGTCGTAAGCAGGGCGCATTTTCTCCCATACTTCGGGCGCGAGATCAAGACTTCTGCAATATTCTTCAAAACTTACTTTACTAAAATACATTTGCTCATTCTCTCCATCCGCACTTAGCGGTTAAAATAATATTAGCGTCAGGAACATCACAAGCCGTAAGTACATCTTTAAACCATAAAGGATAGTCTTTCGCGCAAAAGCGTAATTGAGTATAACCTTTACTTACCAGTTGCGGCAAAATGGCTTGCAAAATGGTATGAATAGTTTTTTCATCATACTTGTGTCGGTAACTTTCGCGCGCAACGATGAAAAGGTACGGCGCAGATTCAAGTCCGGTAAAATAGCACGAACCTAAATTAGCTGGATTATCATGCAACTTTGCCCGCAAAACCGTTGTTGCTTGTGGTGAACGAAAGTCTACCTGCTTCATAACTTCACCGCTGAGGCAACCTTGTTTATCGACAAGACAAATATAGAGTGGCTTATCATGCCATGCAAAGAAATTTTCGGGTGAGATGGTAACCATAGTATATTCCTTTCCTACACTTGTAAAAATGTTGGTACCCCCGCTGGGACTTGAACCCAGACAACCCCTTCAGAGGGAATAACAGTTTTAGAGACTGGCGTCCTGCATTAGACTACGGGGGCAATTGTAATTTTACACTAACATTTATACCACTATAAATCTTTCAATTTTTGAGTAAATGTCAGTATCACACTCACACCACAGTTGGTCCCACTCAATACGTGCCACTGCAAGAAACAGCATGGACCGAGCACTTACTCGAAAATTATTATTATCCGTTACATAAACCTTTACCGTAGGTGGCAAACTATCCAATATTTCAACAAAATCTGAAATATCTTGACCTGTCTCAAGAGCAATACGCACCTTCATGTCTATTTTCTCCTTTCCTTTATATATATATTATAACGCATTTTGGAAAAGAAGTCAATTTTTAGATTCCTTCTCCAAGGTAACAGCCATCACTTGAATTTCTTCTTTCACAGTCCTCTTGATAAATGCAGTCGCTGTAAAGGATAAAATTTTCATTAGGCGCATAAATACATCCTCGCGCTCGGCAAGCTTCAAAAATAACATCCCAATCGTCCAATCCGTCTCCTTCAAATGCAGTAAGCCAAACGGGGCAAGAACCACAAATATTATCTGGTTTCATGTTTAATCTCCTTTCAATTGCGCATAAATATCAGAATCATTATAAATTGGGTCATATTCATACTCATATCCTTCAATTTCATCGCTCAAAGACATAGTAAACCATTCACCATATACGTCTACGTTAATAGGACGAATTGCGTAACCACTCATTTTTGGGACAACTATTCCAATACCTTTGAAAAGATTATGACCATTTTCCTTTGTATAAGTATGTACACAGAGAGGCGCAACAACATCATAACTTTTGTAAACTTCTTCTATTGCATCAATCAGCCGCATAATCATCCTCCAATGCCATATAATAATAGTTCTCAATTTCTTTAAATTCTTCGGGCGCAAGACCAATAACTTCGATATACATATAGTACAAACAAATATTTACTTTTACCCCATCCGCATTATATACTTCCATTTTGTCATCTGGAGCCCAACCTTCACAATCAAAAATGCCGTAGCTTGCATCCATAACATAATCATCAATAATTCGTTTAATTGGTTCAATATGCTTACTCATGTTTTTCTCCTTAATATAGTTCAATACTTTCTTCTACGTCATCAATAAAGTCTTTCTCAGATACATTATGTAGCTTTAACTGTCTCCTGACTTCTTTTTGATAAGTCTCGTTTATATCATCAGGAAAATGACCTGCACAAGCAATGTAATCTACTACGGCTCTATAAGGTTCTTTTCCTTGACGTAAGCATTCATTGCAGTAAGCAAAAGACACAGGTCCAAATGCAGATGCCGCTATAATACAATCTGCTTCTTTCCCACAAACATCACATTTCATCACTTTTTGCCTCGCTTTCATCTGTAATTCATTCACCTATAAACCATACTTCAATATAATTTTCCATGTAACGCCACCCTGTAAAAGTATCATCAAGAAGATAAATATCCCCGTCGCATGGTGTCAAAGTAAATGAACCATCAGCATTATGTACTACTTTGCATCCACTGAAGTACATATCTTCTCCATCTGGTGCAAAAATTCTATATTCAACATCAATGGTATCAAATGCCTCGTAGTTATTATAAACCTTTTGTAGTATATCCTTTAATGTAATCATATTTATACCTCCAAGCATTTATAAAGTTCAGGAGCTTTTTGTTTAAGCAAATTCATGCATAAAGTATAATAGTCTGCGTTATGCTCTGGGAAAATCGGATAGGCTTGCGCCGCAGCTTCAACATCCTCAATCGTAGTCCAATTATCATAGCCCACGACTTTTCCTCTATAATTTACATCTTCCCAAATGGGGTCTGGTTTATAGCCTCTGTCCCGCATCACATTCATCACCTTTTTATGATAGGCGATTAAAAGCGCAGGGTCATGTGTAAATACATAGTCCACTGTTGCGTGTTTTTTACCCCAGCCAAGTCCTCGAAGTGCTGCACATTCATGATGCTGCGCCAAAAGACGCTGACGGTCGAGTAGAGGTAACAAATCTTCATGCCAAAGACGCATAACAATAGCTCCTTTCTTCTTCCTTTTACTATAATAATTATAACGCATTTTCCGCTAAAAATCAAAAATAGCCTCGAAAATTTTGAGGCTAAAAATTTATAAATTACGACACGCGGCAATATAAGTATTTTGCAACAGCATTGCTACTGTCATCGGTCCTACACCGCCCGGCACAGGAGTTAGATAAGAGGCAACATCAGCCACATCCTTACATACATCGCCGCAAAGATGCCCATTAACACTATTAATACCTACATCAATTACAATAGCATCGGGCTTAATCATATCTTTACTAATAAAGTTAGGTTTGCCTACCGCACTAATTAATATATCAGCAGAACGTGTAAAAGAAGGCAAATCAACCGTCTTACTATGACAAATAGTTACAGTTGCATCCTTATTAAGAAGCAGTTGCGCCATAGGCTTGCCAACAATATTCGAACGTCCTACAATAACGCAATGTTTTCCCGCGACATCCAGATTATAAGAGTTTAGAAGGGTCATAATACCGTTTGGGGTACAAGGAATAAAACTATTAATCTTACCTTTACTTACTTTTCCCACATTATCGTCCTTAAAACCATCGACATCTTTACTTGAATCAATTGCGGATAAAATAGTCTCGGTATAAGCAGTAAGTCTTTGCGGCAAAGGTAACTGTATAAGAATACCATCAACAGACTTGTCGGTATTAAGTTCTTTAATGTAATTAATAATTGCAGCAGAAGAAATATCTTCCGGAAACACTTTTGTTACCGAGCGAATACCAACTTCTTCACAAGCCTTTTGCTTATTGCGTACATAACGCTGTGAAGCTTCATCTTCGCCAACCATAATAACGTGCAAACATGGCATCCTACCTTTAGCATAACTGATAGATTCAATATGGTCTTTCAAACTCTCTCGAAGTTCTTTAGCAACCTTTTTACCATCTAAAATAGTCATATTATTCTCCTTACTTAAAAAAATAATAGGGCAACAAGGCTAACACTACTTAGGCGACTGACTTTCGTCTCAAACCATCCTCTCCCGACCTACCCATGTTAGTTTTATCCTTGCTGCCCATTAGCGAGTCACTCTAACTAGTATTCTCGGCTCACTAACGATGGTGCCTAATGTTGGTACTGCCCCAACCACACGTAGATTTTCAGTCTACTGCTCTACTATCTGAGCTAACTAGGCATATTTTACATTTGTAAAATTGCTTGTGGAAGTGAGTGGAATCGAACCCCTTTCTGACGCAGTCCTTATAGGTTTTCATGCGCCATCGATACCATTCTACTCCCATATGGTAGAGGTGGTGAGAATCGAACTCACTTGATACCCAGTTCCCAAAACTGGTGGCTCGCCTTTAGCCCACACCTCTATACAGGGAAAATGTTTGCATCCACTCTCCTATACGAACCTTACAGATATGCAACTCTGTTTTCTGCGTCAAGGAATCACCCATATAGTGGGTTATCCATGGATGACGCTCCGATTTTTTATGAGACGTAACGGTTTCGTCTTGGCGCTCGATGAGAGAGTTGAACTCCCCTATAGCGGTTAACAGCCGCTCGTTCTACCGATGAACTAATCGAGCATAGATGGAGCTAGTGGTGAAATTCGAATTCACAACCTGCCGCTTACAAGGCGGCTGCACTGCCATTGTGCTACACTAGCAAATATGAAGATGGAATTTAGTTCCACCATCCTTCAATGTATTCATGGTTCAAAATCAATTTTAAACTTAAAGTGGATTGCAATCTGTTCCCACTTCGCGCCAAAATCCAATTCGTTCCTCGGATTTTGGTAGTTCATGGCGCAATATCATGCCGCAACAAGGACAAATTATTGTGGAGAAGTTAACATCGCTTATATTGTACTCAAACAAACAGTCGCAAATGTCACATTCCTTTACAAATTTCTTCTGCCCATCATGAATAATACGAATCATATTCTTCTTCCTCCTTGGTGGAGCATCTAGGACTCGAACCTAGAACCAACTGGTTATGAGCCAGTAGCGCTGACCGATTGCGCCAATGCTCCATAAAGTTTTCTCACGCGCTTATTGCATCAGCCCGAATAGGAGTCGAACCTATCCAGCAGCAGGAATCAAACCTGTTGCTCACGCGTTAACCTCGCCGCGAGGGAGTTTTTGCAGTTGCTTGTCTTTGCACGCATACACCATCATCTCGCCGCAAAGGGGTATGAACCTAATTGGTTCGTGCGTATATGGTAAGTTTTATAGGCACCTACAATCGCCATCAGAGTTACGTATAGTGCAGCTCCTTAACCTCATGGACGCGCAGGAAGGAATCGAACCTTCATCTTCAGGTTATGAGCCTGATATGCTGCCATTACAAACACCGCGCAAAATAGTGCTAGTAAAGGTAGGATTCGAACCTACGACATCTTGCGTATTAGGCAAATGTTCTAACCAACTGAACTACTTTACTATATGGTGCCGATGAGAGGACTTGAACCTCCAAATTTCCGCTTCTAAGACGGTTGTCTATGCCATTCGACTACATCGGCATAATTAATGTCGTTCTAGGTAGATCAACGACTGGATGCACGCCTATCAAGATATACCGAGACATTCCTCACGTATAGCTCGTTTGCATCTTTGTAGGGGTTAGAGTACCCTACTCTTATAACTTTTGTATGGACTAGACATCCACCATATTATATAGTCCTTAACTAACTCTGCTTTGGATAGAATAATCATTCAAAAATAGCTAAACTATCAACTTGCATGTGAACTTAATTTGCGATGTTGTTGAAGTAGTCGCCAATGATGCTCTTATCGCCATCAGAAAGATTCGAATCGGAGTTCATGGCGTCTTTCGCGTCAGAATAACTGTTGCCGTATTCGTTACCATAGTAGGTGTTGCCATCAATGACCTAGTTGCTGGGTACAGTTGTACCGCTTGCGCCATCTCCATCACCGTCACCATCACCTGAATTGTTGTTGCCGTTGAACTCGCCTTCACCAATTTCACTCGGAGCAATGTCGTCACCTTCACCGAGACCCTCACCTTCGCCTTCACCATTACCGTCCTGCATTTCTATAAACATGGCAACAAAGACCATATTTTCGCAGATATCCATGTCTTGACGGTAGGGCTCTTCGTAGCCATCGTCCCAGCCAGCGAAGACATAGCCATCCTCCGCGATCGCCATTACGGGATCTGCAGATGCGCCGTTGGCGACGATCTGGAAGAAGTCGCCGTCGATCATGCCACCTTCGTCAAACTCCACGTTGTAGGTACTCATATCAATGAGGACCACATCGTATCTGACTTCAAAGAAGGTTTCATTCTCGCTAGCTTTGTTTGCGTTGTTTTCTTCGATAGCACCGAGCACACCGCCGTTATGATACATGAGAGCAGAAGTTGTCGTGGCGCCGATCCCGAGGAGACAAGTGACTACCATCGCCACTATAAGAGGAATAGAGACCGCAATCTTGACAAGAGCACCATTGAGAGACTTGAGAGCTTTCTTGGCATCTTCACGCTGACGCTATGCGATGTAGGAGTCATCTCCTTCAAGTTGCGTCATGGTCAGGATCCTCTCTTCTAGACCCAGCGCATCGACTCGCGCAGCGACCTGTTTTTTAGTGGGATTGAATTTTTTAAAATAAAAAAGAGGGGTTGCGGCAGCGGCTGCCACGACAAACAGGAGAATACTAATCCAGAAATACTTTACGCCGAAGATCATAAATGCAACAGAGCAGATAATATTCAATACAAAGCCCACAATCAGACCACATAGCATGGACTGAATCTAGCCTTCTTTTACAAGGCGGGCACGGTACTTTTGAAGTAATTCTTTTGATTTCATAGCTTTCTCCTCTAAAGTCACAATTTCCGCAGTTAGTTTCTACGACCTCCTAAATGGAATTGCACCATTCTTAACTACTACAAGGAGGATAAAATGTAGTTAGTGAGGAATCCAATAACGGCATCTAACTACGTGTCAACTGCTATCCCGCTTAAATGCGCGTTGACTTTGCGGATTATGATAAATCTACCACCGACATAAGATTTTTGTCTGTCAGGTAACCACAACTAACGACTACTTATGGCGGATGTTCCCATCACGTTGCACACCTTGACTTCAGAGTAAACTCTATCCTACTGAAGCCAGTCCGACCTTCCCATCGTCAGAATTGATTTAGGTCTACACCAATTTCTCAATGCCTTCCTTGTTATAAACCTGACAAACTCAACGCGATATTGTCGTATTCCATTTGCGCCAAAACTTCTTACCACAATAACTACGATTTCTCATAACAATAAGCACAAGAACCTCTCGATAGGCGCATCTAACTAGTGTGTATCATTTCAACTAGTGGTGGTTCTTAATGCTGGAACGGAAGACGAGACTTGAACTCGCAACATTCTGCTTGGAAGGCAGACAATCTAACCAATTGAGCTACTTCCGCATAAGTTCTTTTCCTTTTCTCCTTTCCTTTATATTATAGCATGATTTTTGGGAAAAATCAAGAAAAGGGAAAAGATTTTTGGGAAAAAGATTTTTGATTTTTTTTGTTCCTTTCCTTTATTGTAGATATATTATATCGTATTTTTGGGGAAAAATCAAATTTTGGTCTCCCAGCTCGGATTCGAACCGAGACTAAAACGGGTTTGAGCCGCTTCCCTCATACCAGTTGGGGTACTGTTAGATAAAGCATACTTTTTAATGTCAAGAGGTTGTATGCTACCTGAACGCCCTAGGAACGTTCTTTCTCTATCCGCCAATAGCTTCGGACTGCCACATTTGCAACTGAGTAGGGTACTGGCAGAGGTGGTTGGATTTGAACCAACGACATATACAGGAGTCAAAGTCCTGTGCCTTGAACCATACTTGGCGACACCTCTATGTATGGCGCAGATGGTGCGATTCGAACACACGCTACATATAAGGTAGAACGGATTAGCAATCCGCCGCAGTACCATACTATGCTTACATCTGCATATTGCGATGTTGGTGCCCAAGAAGGGACTCGAACCCTCACGACACACTTGTCAGTGGATTTTAAGTCCACAGCGTCTGCCATTCCGCCACTTGGGCAAATCAACATCTCTTACTCTACAATATAGAAAAAATGCCCCCAACTACCGTAATCTACCACTTTTGCATGACCAAGCAGAAGAAACCGCATATAAGGTTGTTTTCCAACGCGTGCCACAATTTCCTTTACGCAAGCCTGTTCATCTTCAAACTCACCAATTAATTCCATTTGGTCAAATGGCAAATAATCAGGATCGTCAGTAAGCATATTACTGCTATAAAGTTTCATCATTTTTATTCTCCCCAATAACCTTCATCCTTATCGTTTTCACGACGTCTCTTTCTGCCTTTTCGTCGTGCCATAGGAACCTCGTCCATGTAAACCAAATCATCGTTTACATAATCATCTCCATCGCCAGCAGCGTACCAACTATAATCCTCGTAAACCGTACCTTCCCTAATTGCTGCATTGATTTTGCGCACAACGCTATTAGCCTGTAGGGTCAGTCCTTTTACCTCGATAAGCCACTTTGCAGCTTCGCTTCGGCTCAAAAAATGATAAGTATAACCGGTTGATGTAATTGCATCACAACCTTTGGTCGCCATGATTATATTCCTTTCTCCTTTTCCTTTTTACATTTATATTATAACGTAAAATGTGCGAAAAATCAAATTTAGGGAAATGAAAAGGCTATAAAAAATTTATAGCCTGAAAAATATACATAAGAGGGAGATTGTAATATTAGTATGTTATTTAATTATAAGGTAAGGTGAGGAATGTAGTCGTAATCTCCCTCGCCCCTATAAACGGGGTAAAAAAACTTTCTTTCTCATCTTACATTTATAGTATATCATGAATTTGATAAAAAGTCAATTTTTGTTCTCGAGGCGGTCAATGGCTTTAAGTAATATTGCATAATCATCATCAGTTAGTCCTAGTAGATATGGGTTCAATTCCCTATAACTAATTTTACGGCTACTTAAAATACGAGATAATTTGTATGCACTAATATTATTGTAAAGTTTAGCTATGCGCTCGCGGCTTACTAGCATATAGTCTAGCAACTTAATATAATATTCATCTTGCTCAGAAAAATTCACACTAATTAGAGGTTTACATTCCAGAATACTATCTATCACATAAACTAACACTAGTTGTTCTTCTGTTGCTCCATCCAAAGATGGCAAAACCTTTTTGGGCGAATGAATAATTTTTGCTATGCTAGAATCTGGATACCCTGTAACCAACTTAATTAGTTTTGGACGATATCCCCTCTAATATAGATATGTTACTAAACTCCAATTATTCTTTTGTTGTACCGGCATCTTCCACCTCAATATCCTCAAAAAACACTCCAAGACCGTTGTCGCGCATCAACTTCAAAAGTTGAATAGCTAGTTTGCGAATGTCAGGATGTGCCGCGGCAGAAGAACGCAATCGAATGAAATGACGTAGTTCGCGCAAGTTCATCGTACAAACAATATCGGTTTTGACGCAATTGGGTAGAATTGCTCTAGCATCTTCCGGTCGCATCTCCTCTCCTAACATCGCAAAATAAGTAGCCTCCGCGCTGCAACAAGCAGTATCAAGCCGCTGGAACATCAAGTATTGACGTTTTTGCGCCTCGTCCATATCAAATACTGACATATGTTGTATTTCTTCTGCCCAAGTAGGTAGAACACAAGTAATAGTGCTACCAAATTTGTCCTTATTGTAGGCGCAATACCGCTGGCTTTCTACGCAGTAGGAGGCTAGACGATGTCGTGTCCACTCGGCAAGAATTGCTCTATCACAAATAACTCTATATGTTACGGCATAATGTTCCAGCGGAGATTCATGACCACGTTTAATGCAGGAGCGAATAAGACGCTCAGCACTACCATCTTCAATCTTATCTTCGCTTTTGTAGCAGTTACGACAAGCAATTTCGACCTTGCGCTTTGCCGCAACTGCGTCAATAGGCTCAACAAGTTCTACGCTTGATTCAATCCAGTGCATTACAGTTCGGGCACCTCGTCATTAAACTTTTTGGTAATTTCAACGTTGACCCACTCGGCAACAATCTCACCTTTCGATTTCTTCTGTTTTTTGGTATAGGAAGACTTACGAATTTCATAGCCTTCCGTAACCGCCTTAACCTTCATTTCTTCAATAAGCTGGACAGCCTCGCTCTCCGTATCCACTCTAATTTTTTCAACCGTCTGCAATAGTTCTTTCATCTTGTTCTCTCCTTGTAAAATATTTGATTTTTGATAAGATTTTTAGCCTAAAAAATATACCATTTCTTGTCCGCCAGCCACTATTTCATCAAGGGTTCGCGGAGTATAATCCATGTAAGGTAGCATACATCCAACATTATAAAATTGGGCGAGAGACAAATTATTCGTTATTTCAGGGTCTCTACGGCGCAAGAACGCGTTCCAACGTTGAATACTACGTTGTAAGTTCAATATATCCTTATATTCTGCGGTCATATGCAGATGCCCATAAAGCATATAATGGATAGGCATATAATCACGCGCATAACAAGGAATAGGATAATGACACAAGGTAATAGTGCGTCCCTCGTCATATACCTTTTTGAGTGAGCTAATTGATTCAAAACAATCTGCTACCTTCTTCACTTCTGATTCATAATCATGGTTGCCAAGAATCAGATGCTTTTGACCATTAAGCCTTTTAGCATAATCTGCAATTTTACGATTATCCCATGAGAAGTCACCCAAAATATAAACCGTATCGCCCTTCTTCACTCGCTCATTCCAGCGGCGAATAAGTTCTTCATCATTGTCTTCGATGGTTTGAAATGGTCTATTATCAAACTTCAACACGTTTCTATGTCCGAAGTGTGTATCACTAATATAATACTTCATGCTACTCTATTCTCCTCTAAAATATTATGGTTATACCCACCATAATCTACAATTACCAGATGCCGATTACCCCAGCAGTCTTCCCTATAGCCCCAGTTCCCACCATGCAAATCGTTGATATTATAGTGGTCGATAAAACTGAAAACTGCGGCTCCATTTACACCCCATACCTCATTTGCATAAAATAAACAATCATCGGTGTCTGGGTATCCCTCACTTACATGACTATAATAGTATAAAGTAAGCTCTTCATGTGAGCGAGTCTCATCGCTATAGGCATACGCTTCCTCAATCCATTGCTCACAAGAATAATCCATAACCGAACTAGAAAATTCATCCTCATCACAAATGCAATACTCCGCAAGGTAAAACATATAATTGCCTAGGCGTCCCAAATATGTAGTTGCGGCAAAAGCCCAATCAAGTCCTTGCGCAACAGCACATTCATAAAGAAAAGCTTCGGATGCGCCGTAGTCAATTGCATCCTCACTAACATTTTGAACCTTTATCACATAGTCTTCATGGTCTTCCCATTCGTACACTGCTCGATAACTGCCATTGCCAAGATTGGAAAAATGTCCGCAGTTATCCAAAAAATCGCATAGGTCTTCGCCATCATATTCTTCCATAATGGCTTCGAAATCTTTTTTCATTTGTTCGATGTTCTCAAACATAATAAAAATTCCTTTCCTAACCTTTTTACATTTATATTATAACGTAATTCGCGCAAAAAATCAATTTTTGAAAAAATAAAAAAGGAGGGACAAAAGTCCCTCCCCAAGAATATTATTCGGCGCAAACAACAAAGTAATAATACTTTAATAATTTACTACCCTTAATATCCTTGTCTTTCAACCAGTCCTTCGCAAGTTCGATATAGATGGAAGTATCAAACTTTGGATTATAGAAATCACTATAAACCATATTCAAAACCGCATACAAATCCGCCAACTCCATATCTATACCTTTCTCGCGCTTCACTTGCTAAACATCTTCCCAAGACCAATGGGCGCCACAGCTACCATCCTTATTCTCCATTTTGCTAACCCATTGCTTAGCCAATTCTTCACACATATGCCCATGATGCGCAAGATTGGCTAACATATATTCATAGCAGAGATAGGTATCTTTATCATACCGTTTCAAATCACAAATTGCCTCATCCATTAAGTCTTTCAACTCATGCATATCAGCTTCTGTGCCATGCTCTATAATATAAGCAATATGTTCTTTATGCATCATTAATCACCTGCCGGTGTGGTGTAGGTTGGATATACATACGCGCTTTCTGGCAGACACGTAAGCATGGTGAAATTAGGTGTTGCTGCGCCAAGCTAAATAGTATATACTCTACGTGCACGTAATTGACCTGTGCGCACAGGGTTAGATAGCCGTGTATGGAGCGGGAATGTAGTTCCATTTATTACTATACTAACCGTGCCAAGAGGATTGGTTTGGTCAATTGTAGAGCATACCACAAAGCGCAACACATCCCGGTTGGATAAGGTTCCAACATTTGGCAGGGTGATGATTAAGTTACCCGCGGTGATTGTTGCCGTGCCTTTCAAAATTGTATTTCGTTCGCAAGGATACATTTCTTCTTGTCCTCCATGTTTTAGTCAGGGGAGGATTACTCCTCCCCGATAAATCAAATTCCGCATCCACAACTGTTAGCCGCATAAGGGTAACCACAGCCGTAACCAGCCATTGATTGATATGGGCTGCAAGTTAGATATGCCGGTGTAGCGCGAGGTAGCAACTGACCAACGAGATTCTGTGTCTGTTGCTGGATAACTGCGCTGAGTTGTAGCGCCGAAATCTCTTGACGTAGTGCCTGTTTTTCATTATCGCACATATAATCAAGAATCTTTTGGACGCCCTAGTTCTGATTCTCAATAATCTCACGAGTATTTAAGTTGCCCGCGTTTACAACATCGCAGAAGCCACGACTCATGTCATAGCGGACGCTATCGACATTACGATTCAAGTTGCAGCAGCAATCTTTGATGGCAGTTGTCAGGTCGTATGTGCTCTGACAGATGCCGTTTTGGATAGCACGAATACCGTTATCCAATGTGTTAAACTGGAATCCATCTGTCACTGCAGCACGAGTAGCAATACCCTCGGCAGCTTCGCTACGATTACCAAATCCATTGCCTCCCCACATAAAGAAGAAAATGATTATGATAAACCAGAACCAATAGCCACCACCAAACCCATACTCGTTATCATGACGGTCATTCAGTAAAAGAGCCTCACCAGTAGAAATACCAGTACCTTCCATAGTTTATAATACCTCATATAAATTGTATTTGCCTTTTGTCACGCGCCAGCAAAAGACAATAAAAAGAGGATAAGGCGTCCCTCATCCTCGTAACATATTTTGTAATTGTTGTATGGCTTGATTTATATCTAAGCCTTTGTTTTTATATAGTTGTCGGGCAATTTTTTCAAGGTCAGCTGGATTTTGCGCTCCAAGCATACCTATAATTTCGCGCAACTGCGGGTTAGATTGTGCCATATTGGTTAATAAGGCTTGTGGATTACCACCACTTTTAAGCATACTAACTAATGCTTGTAATTGCGGTGGAATGTTCATACCCGTTGCGCCTTGTAGCATATTCATCAAAGGATTCATAATTATTGTCCTCCACTTAAATTAAGGTTTTAGGCTATTCAGAAGCAGGCTGTTGCGGCGAAGCTTGATGCGCAACGACACTTTCCTTGAACGCAGTCAATATTGTTTGCAGTTCATCCTTAGTCACATATTTTTCCATGTCAATAGAAGGAACCGTTGCGGCTGGAGTAGCCTAAGGCGCAACATCTTCCTAAAAGGTAAAAGCTTTAATACTACCCATACCGTTCATATCAACAGTTTTGATGTAGAACTTAGGTTGCTCACTATCCATAATAATTTTACTCTTGCCCGGTTCAACTACTATGCTTTTGGCGTTTTCTATCCCCATCGCCCATTCAATACCGTTAGTAGGGGAAGATGGGCTTACAAATTGCATCATAGGGTTTCGCATATAAGATGGCATATAAGAGCCATAGCCATATGCTGGATAGGGTTGGTATGCACTTAATGGATTATTCATAATTACTTTCCTCCAAAGCAAAAATAAAAAGAGAATGAGCGGCAAAAGCCTATTCCCATTCTCTTAAAACAAAAGTGAGCAGATATAACTCTACTCACTCTCATATATTCAATTTAGCCGTGGACTTCAACCTCAACTTTCTAACTCGTTGCTGTTCTTCCACTTTCTATATATAGTATATCACGAATCGCGTTAGAAATCAAATTTGCGGTGGCGTCAGTGCAATTTGCGCCAGCAATAGCCGTCTTTATCTAGTCCATGATATTTTGCTAGATTAGCAATAACATCTCGGCTTATGCCTAATTCTTTCTAGGCTTCAGTTGCGGAACGATAATATCCCACTAGCTGGTTGGTGTTAGGATCATATCGTTCAAAACGATAAATGCAGTCTGGCGTTTTCTAAATTGGTTGCCCATACTCCACAAAGTAATAGGTGCGAATACGCTTATGCTCGTAAATGGTTTTATACATTGTTGAATAGGCTACATTCATAGCCTTTGCCGCAGCAGCAATAGAATAGTACAACTATACCAGGCGTCCTTGCGCATCATACTACTCGATTGGGGTAGAGTTCATCTTTTAGGCGTCCTCCATAAAGGGAAATAATAATAATGTAGGGGAGGACTATCGCCCTCCCCAAAAGGTTAAAACAGCGACGGGATTTCCGGCTCGTCCTCGGTCTTCGGCTTTGCTTTGCGCTCAATCTTGGCGTCAAGCGGCTTCGCAGAGAAAGACACGCTCAGACGAGTGAAGTAAGTGTCGCCAGTGGTAGAGTCTGTGCAGGTGCGAACAGCAATGTCGCCATTTGCCGCAACCGTGACATCGAGACCGGCATCGGCAAGAACCTGACAAATGTGGTCAAACATCTGGGAGCGAATTGCGTTGCAAACTTTGACATTGCGCTTGGTGCCCTCGGCAGTAGTGAGTTCGATAGATTTGATTTCCATGGTTTGTTCTCCTTATATTATAAATTTTTTTATTTACTTGTTTACTTGGTTCCTTATTCTTTTTACATTTATATTATATCATGGGTTGCGCTCAAAAACAAGAACGCGATTCTATCAATTTTTGGAAGATGTATTTTCCGCATCAGAATTTTCCAGTCCTACGGCTTCAAGCAATTTTAGACTTGCCGCAATTTCGTCGTAATCGGAATAACCATTAATAAAAGCCATATTCCGTACTTTATCAAGGATATGAGAAATAAAAGATTCACAGTCACGTTTTCTTACTTTCCAAATAATGAAATGATAAGAGGAAGAATTTTCTGATACATAATAACGGCACGGCTTGGCATGAATACGAACAGATGCACTTTCGAGTAACTTTACCGACAACCAACTATCGGTATCCAGCACACCAAAGCAGGAAGACTGGAATGGTTTAGTAGAAAACTTTATCCAATTGTGGTCGATACCAACCACGGTATCGCGCGAGCGCAGTTTAGTTATGGTTGCATTAGATGTTTCGTTCATATTATATTTTTCTTCCCCTTTCCTTTTACATTTATATTATAGCGCGGATTGCGTTTAAAATCAATTTTGCGCATCAACAAAATTTAGCGTAATAGGCTTTGAGAACAGGTAAATAGTCTTGTCCCACTTGAACCTCATAGTTTTGGAAACGTCCTTGCGCCAAAATGCTATATAAATCATCTTTACCTATATTTACCTTTTGCGCCGAAACCATTTCAAAGATGTTGTCGTAAACTATCCAACCATTATCGCCCAATACTGCAAGGTTAAAGTTTGGATAGGTTTCACCATGTTCACGCAGAATATCATGGATAGTTAAATATAACGGCATATCAAGAAAGTCTTCATATGCTTCACGGCGTTGCGCCGCGATGGCACGATTTCGTTCTTCCAATTCAACAAAATATTGGGGTGGTATATACATTAGGTGTTGTACCTCCATAAAAAAATAAAGGAGAGGGTCACCCCTCTCCCCATAAACAGCCCAAATCAGTCGCTAGCGAGCACCGTTTATGTTCTCATTCTCATGCTGGTAATCTCATTCTCATAACACAACAGAACGCTCTGTAATAGGGGCTGGTTGAAAGAAGTTGGGATGTTCCTTGTCCCATCTTCTATATATAGTATAACGCAGATTGCGAAAAAAATCAAATTCAGGGTGATTTGAACGAAAATTGGTATATTTTGGTAGAAAATTGTGGTAATATTTCTTCGGCGTAAGGCTTAAAAAGATAGGAAGCAATACCTTCCTCTTTTAATAAAATGCCCTAAAATAAAATAAAGGAAGAAACAGTAGGGTAGCCACTCCCTATCGTTTCTTCCTAGCCTATTGATAAGATGGAACGTCTTACCTCACCAACTTAACGCCGTTGGACACGGTGCAACTTATGGCGGCACAGGATTGCATTTCCCTTCCCAGAGGTAAGCCCCTGCACTGGTTGAAGGTTTGCTATATACCATGAGGCAAAAGGTTCTCACAACCATATACTTTTGCTGCAAGGACGGTAGTCCATCTACCGTGACGGCGTTTGTAGTTATTGTAGGACTACTAACTGCAAATCTATCCTACAAGGTTATCTAGGATTTTGGAACAACCCTCCTCCTTCCCTCAAAGCACCACCTTCAAAGGGTGTGTTAGGTACAGACCCTAAACCGCACATCATGCTGTAAATGTACACACAGGTTATAGGTTACCACCCTACCAGTAGTTCGACTGCCGGACTCCGAGGCTATCAGCGCCCACCTACGAGATATAGGACTCGTCACCGGAACGGATTCCACGGCACCGTTCTTGCCTCCACCATGGATATTACCTTGTTTGAGCCACTTTTGTATCGCCCACAACGATACCTACACTCCCGGTCGGACATGGTGTATGTCCGGGCAACTGTAATGGTCAATGCCACCCGACTTGTAAGGGACGTCAACCCCATCGGTTTTCTGCGCTCGGCGCGATTGTGCGTCGCAGGAGAAGGTTCCTATCGCCCCGCATCTTTTGGGTAATGCGGTACCCGGCACGACGAGAATACAGGTGTTCGTACCAGCACCTGACGGACATTTTAGTTTATTTGGTAGAGGATGTTCCAAGTCCTGTACCTTATTCAACTGGGTGGTCGGTCTACCCTGTGATTTTAGTTGGGGAAACAAAGCCCCATAATAGCGGAGCCACGAAAAGGCAATCACATTCCGCCGCAGTAGGACGAAAGGGGAGGAGGTAAAGACCCTCTCGTCCATCGGTAGTTATAGTATAACGCAAATCGCGTTGTTTTTCAAATTTTAGGTGGAGAGGAAATTGCGTTAAGCGTTGTCTTCCTCGTCCAATTCGGCTTGCGCCTCTTTTACATCGTCAGAGTCAAATCCCATCTGGTCGGTAAGTTCCCCTGCCGTAATACCTTGGTTGAGCAAGAGTTTGCAAACATAAACGCCGCCATTATATTCTACAAGGGTATCAACCATCTCGTTGAAAGCATCGTTCGCGGCATTAGGGTCAGAGAAGTTGTAATCGAAATATGTAATACCAAACATGATTTTATTTCCTTTCCTTATTTACATTTATATTATATCACAATTTCGGCGCAAAAGCAAGAACAGAATAACGATTTTGGGAAACAATTTTGGAAAACTTTTTCGTTCCTTCCTCAACCTTCTTACATATATATTATAACGCATTTTGGGCTGAAAATCAATTTTTGGGTTCATCTTTTACGGCGAAACCCGAACCGCAAGGAACACAAATGGCTTGAGGCGCAACGGTTTTAGCCTGTACTTCGTGATAACGACCATCTGTGAGAGCTTCTAGTTCTTCTGGACTAACCCAAGTAAGAACATCATTCCCATATCTAAGTTCGGCAGAATGGTTATAGTTAATGACATATGTCACTCCACCTTCAAGATAGGTCTCCACCTCATAGCCAGCTTCTAGCAAATTGCGGATGAGGGCACTTGCCTTTTCCCATGCCTTAGGTTGACTAAGACTAATGGTAATAGTATTATATTCTGGAACATCTTCATAGGCAGTTGCACCAATATGATGTTTGTACATGATTTTTATTCTCCTCTTCCTTTTTTCTATATATAGTATAACGCAATTTGGACTAAAAAGCAAGAGTGGAAAAGGAAAATTGGGGAACAAAATTTTGAGGAAGATTATACATTTATATTGATGTTGCGCCTCAAGCCTTTAAACTTGTTATTGCGCCGAAAAGGAATAGGCTCCAATGTAAAGTGTGGTTTACTTTGCCGCAACATCGTTCTACAAGTACATCGTAGAAAAAGAATAAGCCTTCTTATATATATTATATATTATATATATTATAGTATATTCTTCCTTATAATATGTTGTACTTGTATATAGATGTACTTTTACCTTGTTGTACTTGTATATAGATGTACCCTTATTATGTTATCTATCTTCTATTCGTTGCCGACGCCTTGACTCGATTGGATGGAGGCTACTTCGCCGCGTCACCATGGTAAAGGTACATTGTAACAGATGGAAGAAGGAGAAGGGTATACGATGATGATGCAATAACATGTACTCCCAACGGCTTAAAAAGTTTGTTTCAGCCCCGCAAATTACGATATGCGTACCCGCAACTTGCGAAAAAGTCGGTGCTATGGTAAAATCTTATATAACATACGCCTTATCCCTTTTTACCCGATGCTTATAAGGCTTGCGCTTCGCGCAAGCCGTTCTAGAGGCTAGGCGCGTATGCGCCTAGCCTCTAGGCAAAATGCGCGATAGCGCATTTTGCGGTAACGCGTAAGCCGGAGGCTTACGCTTCTAATAGGTAAAAGTCCGGCTAGGCGGAATAAAACATAAGCCCCTATCCTATTTTTGGGATTTTATGCTAGCCCTTTTTCCGGCTCGCCGAAAAGTTGAACCATCGTCTTGTCCGGTTAACCGGATTTTAAGCCTTAGCCTCTGTCCGGCTCGCCGAATTAAATTTATGCCTAGGCTAAAAACTCGTCCGTCTAGGCGGATTCGATGCTTGGCTTCTTGTCCGGCTCTTCGTACAACTTTTGAATCTCGTCCGGCTAGGCGGATTGCTCTGTCCGGCTAGTCGAAAAAGTAGCCCTAATTGTTGTCCGTCTCGGCGGATTAGGGCGTATATTTATCGTCCGGCGCAGCGTACACCGTTCTACGTTCGTCCGGCTCCCCGAAAAAAGGGTTTGGTTCCTCGTCCGTCTCGCCGAACGGCTATTCAAAATGTACGGCTAGCCGAAATTTGACGTCCGTCTCCGCGGAATTGACTTTCTACCCAAATTGCGTTATACTATAATTAGTAAAGGGAAAAAGGAACCGTTCCAACCTTGACCCCAACTAAAATTACGCGGAGGAAAATTGCTTATGCAAATTCATCTTGACCTTTTTAATGTTCAAAATGCTTTAAATACCTATAACCCAAACCAATTTAGACTTTGGTTCTTGTGCCAATATTTAGGTATTGTTACGGTTCAAGACCTACGAAAACAATGGGAAGCTTTTGCGCCTTTTGGATATAGTCGTACTACAATATACAAGTATTCGACCCAAATTGGATTAGCTAACTGCGAGCCAAAAAAGCCTAATAAGCCTAAAACGACTACCTAAAAACATAGGCTCAAAAGACTATTTTAGCCTCCTGAGCCAACTACCTTATTTCATTTGAGCTTGATACATTAATTTGCCAACTCCTTCAACCTTCACATGAGTTCTATATCTTGCGCCGCAATTGCATCCAAATAAAATACTATAACCCGCTTGGTACCGTTGTTTTTCAAGCACTCTCATCGTTTCCCCACAACATTTACATTTGTAGGTAGGTATAGTTTGTTGTTCCATCTTACTTTTCCTCCTGTTCCAAGTTGTTGATGTAGCGGCTGAGATACCAACTTGCCTTCTTCAAATCTTCAAGGGTTTTACTCTTATCCTTGTGTCCTGCTCTACTTACATACTTTACCACGTTACCAAGGTGATAAGGCAACTGCCATGCTTCAATAGCATCAATAGGTTCGATGGAGGAATAGGTATAATGAGAAGGGTGATTTACCGGATCGGAAGCAACACTTGCATCCTTATCTTCCATTGACTCAACGGACGTGCCGCAAGGCTTCATCACTCCATGCTCTTCCCTCCATTCATCTACCACATCTTTGGCTTCATGTATTACGCCAAATAGTTCGTCAAAAGCATCTTCCCAATTTTCTTGCTCAGGGTAAATGCTATGATATGCTTTACCATAAATGCTATGATATACTTTATCATAAGTTTCATCGAGGGCATTGCACTCGTCTTCACTAAGTGATGTAAGGAGATGGTCAAGTGCATCAATCAGATGCATAAAGGTTTCATTCATGGTTATAGTTCTTCCTTTCCTTTAATCTATATATAGTATAGCACATTTTACGGTATTTTGCAAGAGTCGCTAACCTAAATTGGCTGAATTTGGTTCAATTTAATTAGCGAAAATTTTTGATGTATATTTTTATGGAACGACATCGATATGTTCAAATTTTGTTCCAAAAACGTATCAAAATTGAAGTTTTTTACGCCGCGAGACATCGTTTCCTCACAAAATTTTTAGGGCTATGTAGTTGCGGCTAATTGGACTAGGCTAGGTAAGGCGCGTCAGCAAGATAAAATAATCTGTTCCAATCCCTTCCCTCTCCCTATCTTCTTTCTTTCTCCTGTTGGCGCGAAGCGCAATGTCGTTAGCCCTAACCATGAGAGGGAACCTACTATAAAGCCCTACATTCTTTAAGCCCGATGTGCTTTATAGAAGGTCGTCGTCGTTGACCCCGTTTTTACCAGAATTTGGCAGCAGGTTGCAACCTTACATCTCATTCTACTACTATGGTAAGGTAAGGTATTGATACTTGTTCCCTCTCCATGGTATTATATATATTAGTATCCTTCTACCTCTAATAGATGGTAGGAATTATCCAATCCCACCTTATAAGTGTCGATACTTAGCCTATTCAGTATATCAACCAATCTCATGCCTATCCTCCTTTACCGACAACACTACAAACATATACATATGGTCTTCTTTGCACCATATCCACTTGAAGCGATGACTATTGTAGGACATGAGTAACCATGCTTTAGCTGCCGACAATGATTCTTCATCTTCTACCAGTGCATCTTTCTCCACGAATACTTGTTTTACTCCTATGTCTCCATCGGTTACCAACACCTGCATTTGCGCCGCGAGGTCATTAATCATCGAAGCATTAGGGTCGCCAATATAGTGGAAGTTATCGTTCTCCTGCACCTGAATACGATAAATGCCAACTGGCAGTTTATGCAGTTCCTCGTAAAACGGTAAATTACTCATGAAACTTTTCCTTTCTAAGTGCCCATATAGCAATAGTATCTTCTTTTTGAGGCTTTTGCTCCCATCCCCACCAAAGGTTATTGGCATCAATATAGGAACCAATAATATCTTCGTCCTCTTTAGTAGTGGTATCTTCCAGTACTTGTACCCATACCGTAGGACGACCGTTCTCAGTAGTATCCACATAAAATACCTTTACTACTGCATTGTAGCCGCATCCCAGTTGACTAGGATTACTAATATGTAGATGGTTATCAAGCCCATCTACTACAATAGTGGTGTCGTCTTCTGCCTCTGCAAGAACCTCCCAGAACCTCATCGTATTATCGGTGTTCATCGTTTTCGTCCTCCGTATAGATAGTGTAGGTGTCGTGTTGCGCGAAATCGCCATAAATTCGTTCCCGTTCCTCATCTTGTAATTCACGGGTAAGGTCATCAAGGGAAGTTGAATCATAGGTGCCGTAGGTATGGATTTTGTACATAATATTTACCTCTTTCCTTATCCTTTTTACATTTATATTATAACTTAATTTGCGGCAATTTTCAAGAATTAGATTTTGTCAAATTTTGGGTAGAAGGAAAAAGATAGTCTGGTCAGGTTGCAATTTTATATAGGTTAGGGCTAAGTGATGCGCCAAAGGAAGCTATACTTTACGTTGGCTGAGGTTCTACCTTTATATTGCAGATGCGCGAAAGTAAGCCTCACTTTACATTCGAGCAAGCTACGTTCCCTCTTCTCCTTTTCTCATGGCTCACGATGTTCCTTTATCATGTGGTTGCGCCAAAGTAAACTGTGCTTTCCATGAGGCTAAAATGTAAGCCTTACTTTACTTCGCCGCGTCATCAATATAAAGGTACAATATGGTAAATGGCTTTAGCCGCAACATCGTCCTACAAGCACAACAACATACCTATACCTTCATCCCGTTCCTGCTTTCCCTCTCCTGCTTGTAGGCTTCCATGTTGCTGCTGCTTGTTGCTGCTTGTACATACCTATTTGCTGCTGCTTGTACAATATAGGGTATCCTGCTGCTTGTACATATTTGTATACACTGCTGCTGCTGCTGCTGCTGCTGCTGCTTGTAAAGTATAGTATACCCCTCCTATGCACCCGTAGTCTCTCAGACTACCCCTTCCAATATATGGTAGTGCAGGTGGTAATATATGGAATGGTAGTCTCCCAGACTATCTGCTACGAGATAAAATGTACGCGTGGAAAATGGTAAAAGTTGGATGGTAGAATATGGTAGAGTGTTATTTCGTCGTCTCCCAGACTACTTCTCGTCAATAGGCACCTGTAGTCATGGCAGACTACCATGTATTCTCCCAGACTACGATATATTGTACCCGCACCGGTAGTCTCCCAGTCTACCACCGCAAACAAAAAAGGGAGACTTTCGTCTCCCTCTCGTCCTCTCCCTTAATGGTAGAGGTAGGTTGCCCCATTCCGTTTTACCAATTTCTTGTAGCGGAGGGTCATAACCTCGCCAGTCTCAGTGTCTACATAAATATCCTCAAACACTTTGTCGGACGGCAGGTTTCCATGTTTTACCTCGCGGGTGATGTCCGCCCCTCTCCGTACACATTCAAGCAGTATCCGCACTTCATGCTCCGTATCGTCAAGGGCGGTGTGGCTTTCTGTAAAGTCCAGATTATTTAAGAGGTATCGCGTGATTGCTTCCACATTCCCCGACAGGTAGCGACCCGTGGTGGTGTACTGTTCATTTGCTTTTGCCCATGCTTTGTACTCCTCGGTATTCGTGATACGGTCATAGGCGAAGCCCCACAAGTCGAAAACGGGAATATTTGCCAGCGGATTGCGGAGACCCTTTGCCGTTGCGGTACGGTCGAACTTGTCGGTATCGAACGCGCTATTGAACGCATACCCGAAAAGCACTGAGTGCCGTTTTAAGTCATTTTCCATAATGCGGAAAATGGTTGGAATTTCATGGAAAACGATTTTTTTATCATCTAGCATGGTTTTATAAAAACCATATTTTTTCGCGCCGACAAAATCATCATTCAGCATAAGCATCTCATTTTTGAAAAGAGAGCCAACCAAAAAATTCCTTTTTTGTAGCACTTTTGCCGTTGCGTTCTGAATGTCAATGTCCAAAATTTGGTAGCCTACATTCAGCAGGGCTTGTGAGACTTTACCGACTGTCTCGGTGTCGAATACGATAACGCGCATAGTTGTTTTACCTCTTTCATCTTTTGATACCTCATTATACCACGAATAGGGGAGAATGTCAAGGGGTTTACAAAATTTCTTGTAGTTTGCCAGACTATTGGATGGTTGAGCATGGGATGTAGTCACCCAGACTATAATGACCCTCCTTGGTAGTCTAACCAGACTACCTACACATACTCCCGTAGTCTACCCGACTACAATAAAAAAGGGGAGGGATTATTCCCCCTCCTCCTCAGTTTTGCGCTTTTTGCGCGTTGCGGTGTCCCGTGCAATTTTGCGGGCTTTCTTTGCCTCTGCCTCTGCTTTCGTTCTCGCTTTTTCGGCTACCTCTCGCGCGTATTCTTTGCTCTCATATTCAAGGTCGGTTTCCAAATCCTTGATTTTCAAGTCAAGCGCGACTGTAATGGCACCGCTCCCCGTCCCGTTGGTGATACTGTCTGCTACTGCGTCACATGGCACCTCAATGAGAATACCCTCTTTTGTGCGCGCGGTGAACGGAAGAATTTCCGCGAGACATTCCGCGAGAGTGTCCAGCATTTCCGCTTTGAGGGCATTTCGTTGCGTCTGTTGCACTTGTTCCACACCGCTGGTGGTCACGCTGATTTTGATGGGTCGGGTTTTGATGTTTTCAAGCAGTTCCAAAAATTTTTTCATGTTTTTTACCTCTCTTTTCCTTTTTGGTAAAACCATTATAGCACGATTTGCGCCAAAAGTCAATAGTTGACAGAAATTTTCGGTAGTTTGGCAGACTACATGGTGAGACGGGTTAAGTAGTCTAACCAGACTATAAACACAGAGGGATTATCCCTCTGCACCAATGGTAGCAATACATTTTCGTACAACAGTAGAAGGAGAAAAATAAGTGAGAGTACCATCGTTGAATTTTACGGCGTTGAGTTCTACATGATTATTATTATAATCGTCATATTCAACTGGGTCAATCACCATGTACAAATCGGTATCATATTCTTCATGCATACTCCCGTAGTCTACCCAACTACAATAATCTGACTCAGGATAGAAAACATCACCCATTTTCAAATCTGAAAAGATAAGTTCATTTTTTCGTCTAACAAGATTGACATTCATAATATTTACCTCTTTCTTTATTTGATACCTTATTATATCATGTAAAACTTCTTTTGTCAATGGAGAATGTAGTCTAACCAGACTACCTATAGTTTGGGGGCGAGAGGGAAATTCCCTCTCGCCCGTTCCCTTACTCAAACAGGGTCGGCACAACGACTTCCTCTGCCTTGGGCTTAGCGGTGCCTTTCTTCCGCTCAATCTTCACGGACGGGTCACGCATGGACACCGTGAGGTCGAGGTGTGCATAAACCGTTTCACCGCTCTTGCCATCAATGGCAATCGGGAAACTGATACCGCCGTTTGCGTTCTTGTCTGCGCCGTCAAAAGACGCGCCGAGGACTTCAAGAGCCTTTGCGAGAACCTGCGCGCGGATACCGTCACGCACTTTGACCGCGACATTGCCATTGGAGTTAGTGAAGTTGATAGTTTTCATGGAATAAACCTTTCTCGTTTTTTAGAGTATCGTTCTCTTATTTACATATTTATTATAGCACCTTTTCGGCACCTTGTCAAGGGGTTTTTGAAAGTTTTTCAAAAAATTTTTTTCGGTTGCAACCTCTTTTCTTTCCCTTTTGACATACTTATTATATCATGGGTCGCGCGAAAAGTCAATAAGCATTTTGAAATTTTGGTAGTTTGGCAGACTACGGCGCAACAGCATAGTTTGGGTAGTCTAACCAGACTATCAAGAGGAAAGGGAGGAAATTTTCCTCCCATAATTTTACAGTCTCACCTGTTCCTCTTGTACTGTGGATACCTCTTTCTTTTTTCTTTATTATACCATAGAACACGACAAAAGTCAAGGGGAGAGGGAACCATAAAGTAGTTTGGAAGATAGGTAAATTTTACCTATTTTCTTTTTGAGTAGCGAGTAAGGCGCATTTGTTACAATATGATAACTTATATACATTTTCACCTTTCATTGGATTATACACAGGTATAAGATACTTAACTGGTTTTGATAGGCAGCAAGCACAACGATATTTGTTTCTATCTTCTTTTGGAATAAGTTTCATATATTTTCTCCTCTTTTGTATCTATATTATACTACCTAAATACAGTTTTATCAACACCCAAAAGTTGTTTGGCGATAAGAGGTAAAATTTACCTTTTACAGTTTGGCTCGTTCTTCATGTACGATATACTTGGCATTAGATTGAAACAGAATGGTTTTAACGATTGCACTCTCACCTTGATTTTTACTATAAATATTGTACACACAATATTCATAATTTGCCGTTTTAAGCATTGAGAAGGAGATTCCTTTTTCTTCCAGTTTCTTATACAATTCTTCACTCTGTTCCGACTTTACCGTTGCTACAATTTCCCAAAGTCTATCTTTTCTACATTTATCAAGAATGAGTTTGGAAATATACACCCCAATAAAATTGGTAATAATTGTAATGCCGATTTTAATCCACAAATCGAAGTCTGCTGCTGTGTACACGATGACAACAGTATATAGACCATAGGCAACCGCGTTTGCGGTCGCGGCAACAAACCTACTACCGTTTACGGTGAGAATGCTTTTGATGGTTTGGAGAATGACATTGACGAATTGGAGTATAAAGAAAATAATGATGAGTTTCATAGTTTTACTTCCTTTCCTTTTGGTAAGTCTATTATAACACATAAAATTAAACTTGTCAACGGGTAATGGTAGTCCCGCAGACTACGAGAGGGAAAGTAAGTAGTCTAACCAGACTACTAAGATAGAGGGATTAACCCTCTATGTCGATAGTGGCTTTACAAAGTTTAACTGTGTAGTCCGATTCCATGTAGTCGAGAAAGCCGTTGTTGAGACATACACAGTTATAAACAGATGGTACACCAAGGACATCTACATACTTAACAGGATCAATCACCATATAAAAATATGTAGGAAAGTTAGGAAGATAAAATACATCTTTCCTTTTCAACTCTGCAAAAGTGAGATTGGAATTGTGTTTGGTAAAGTTAATGTCCATAATCAGTTCTCCTTTATTTTTTTGATAATTTATTATACCATACTAATTTAACTTTGTCAATAATCTAAATAGTCTAACCAGACTACAAAAGGGAGATTTTATTCTTCCTCTCCCTCTCTCCTGTCATTTACATTTTTGTAAAGTTCCGCCCTCATTTCAATACGGTGAATAGGACGAACAAAGATTTCAAGAGTTCTACTGTGTTCATCGTTACCGCAATATCTCTTCTCCTCTTCCAAATATTTCCTACCGTATTTTAATGCCTTTTCGTATGTTTTGGCATACCCTACCAACATACAGTCTTTGCAACTGGAAATTTCTACAACCCAAATGGTTTTTGGTTTGAATTTCATCTCTGTTTATTCTCCTTTTTGAGTTTAATAATCATTTTATTTACTTCTTCTTTTCCGTACTCTTGATTTAGATAGTAAAGAAAAATTCCGTCTCCACAGCACATATCCCCCGAATCATACGGGGAAATTCCCAAAAATTGCCTAACCTTGTCCTCTAATGTTTTTTTCATGTGTATATTTTCCTCCTTTTGGTATCTTATTATACCACATAAAAATATAATTATCAATACCAAAAGTAGTTAGAATTTTATCAAAAAATAGTAAAAGTAGTTTTGTTTCGAAGGAAAAAGTGGTATTTTCTACCACTTTCTCTTCTTTTAGTTTAGAAAATGGACGGAATAATGTCATCTTCCGTGGATTCTTTCGGCTTGTGAGGGCGCGGAGCATTTTTCTTGTCAAGCATACTCTCAGTGCCGACATACGCACTCACAACCACGAACACGGTTTCACCCGTCTTTTCATCAGTGCCGACAGGGATAGCCACGCTATCTGCCGACCCCTTGACCGCATCGGGACGTTTTGCCGTGATAGCATCACAGACAACATCCATGACCTGTTTACGGATACCAGAACGCATTTTTGCCGAAGCGTTACCTTTCTCATTGATGAACTGAATAATTGCCATAATATAAATTCCTTTCTCGTTTGACAACGGAGTATCGTTCTCCTTTTGTGTTTTTATTATATCATATTATTTTTGATATGTCAATCCCTTTTTTATCTAAAAGGTAGTCTAACCAGACTACTAAGGAAGGAGGATTATTCCTCCTCCTCCTCCTTATCTTCGCCCTCTTCATCTTCAATCAGACCACTATCTTTCATAGCTTCTGCGAGAATATAGTCAGTCTCGTCAAAGTCATCAACCGTTGCGATAAGGTCATCGGTCATATCCTTCATATTGTTCACGAACTTAGAAATGATGTTTCTCATTTTGAAAAGTTCTGTCAGGCTTTCACGGAACTGCTTGTAAGCATTTGCCATGCTTTCCAGCGCGCTGCTGCTTTTATCTTCAAGTGTGTCAGCATAGTCGCTGAATACGGTAAGAGCGGTTTCCAGTGCGGCAGTAAGGTCGTTTGCGCTAGGGGTCGGTAGGTTCATGGAGTTAGTGTTCTCATTCATGGTGTTTACCTCTTTGTTTTAATATTAGAGTGGTTTTCTCTTTCCTCTCTACGGTTATATTATAGCAGAACGGCATAGCAAAGTCAAGAGGGATAAGTAGTCTAACCAGACTACTAAAAGAGGGATATTATCCCTCTGTGATAACGATATGGGCATTGACTTTTTTAACCTCTTCACAGTCGTCACAATGAATTGCAACGCCGTTATCAAGTCTCACCGCATTGTCATCATCGTTACTTGTCGCAATTTTCATCGCGAGAATGAAACGACCAGGTTCGGGAAAGTAGAAGAAGCAGTCGCCATCATCAATATCTTGAAAATACTCTTTGATTGACGGGTTTGATTGATAGATATAATTCATGGTTTTGTTCCTTTCTTTTTGATACCTTATTATACCATATTATTTTTCTCTTGTCAATATAGCAAGGTAGTCTAACCAGACTACGGCGCAACTGCAATAAAAAGAGAGGACTATTGCCCTCTCTCTTTACACACAACAATAAGAACGCTATTTCCTTATTGACAAGTATATTATAATATATAATAGGAAAAATGTCAAGATATGTATATAGTCTACCGAGACTACAAATTAAGGTGCTGCCGCATAAAACAACCAGACTACCATATAAGGATTGATGTCAATAGACATCAACCCCAAGGCGTTCCAGCGTTCCATCCGGCACAACGATAAGTCGTACTTTGGTCATGTCTCCATCGTACTGTTCTACTAACAGTTGCCGTGCTGCCGCCGAACTCTCCGCTTCACAACCAAAAACCTCTCCTGTTATTGTATCTTTACAAAGATATTCGTGCATAACTAGTACCATCCTTTTTCTTTTGATACCTTATTATACCATGTTTTATCTACTATGTCAACCCTCCCAGTAGTCTAACCAGACTACGTCCTTTTAACCCAAAAAAAAGTAGAGGGTCACCCCTCTACCATAACACTACTTTTTGTAGCCCATTTGAAAATTGCAAGTTGTTTGTTGTCGTGGGCAATTTGCATAGCCTCTTTTTTGGTTTTGGTGCGCACGCTTTTGTCAATATACAATTTGCCGTTGTCTATCCAAAGTCCCAAAAATTCTTGTTTGCTTTTAATATGTGTTTTTGCGATACGAGCGATAAGGTTCTTTACCTTTGCCATAGCGATTCTGCCTTGCTTGCTGCGCGGCAGTGTATTCATAGGGATGATAAAAAGGTCTTGTTTGCTAACTTGCCAGCCAGTGGCATAGTTCGCGGATTCCAAATCACGGGTGAGTGTTGCCCCGCCATTATTAACTATTGTGGTGAACCATGCTTTCATATGCGCGTCTCTCTTTTCTTTTTTCTATATCTATTATATCAGTTTGCGGCGTGTTTGTCAATAGGTGCTTGTAGTCTAACCAGACTACATACCGATGAAAAGGAAAAAGGGGCTTATGCCCCTTCCCCTACTTCTTGCGTTACGATAATTAGTTGTTCAGGGTCAAAACTAAATCCATCATGCGCGATATACTCGCGTACATTGATAATCGTCTGTTCCAGCGTTAGCATAGTATGCGGAAATACATAGCGGAAACCTTGCTTATAATCGATAAAAGTATAATTATACTCTTTCATTGTTGCGCCCCTTTTTTTATAAAGGAAAGGAGGCTTACGCCTCCTCTCCTCCTATGGGTTCAAAGCCCATTAGTTCCGAAAGTTTGCTATCGTAGCGTCCGCATGGTTTGTTAGCGGGGAGTCTGCCTTGACTATTTGTATAAGTCATGACCTCATTCTTGCCGATACGCCAAACCCCAAGCGCATTTACAAGAATAGTGCTTTCGGGGTGAGACGGTGTGGGTTTACTTTTCGGAGTAAGCGCACATTTGATTTCCGGATTATACCATCCCTGTTCGAAATCGGAACAGTACAATTCACTTTTTGCAAGGTGCTTTACCTTGCCACCTTGCATATAATACTTTAACGCACATTCAATGACGCTGCCCGTGTTCGCAAGGAAAAACGGACGGTCAAGTGTGTTTTTCACTTCCTCAACGCGGAAAGTCACATCATCCGGAATGTTAGCCAAAATTTGAATAGCGATTTCCATTTTTCGGATACTGTCCTTTGCGTAGCCTGTTTTGTCGCTTTTGGTACGTTCTGTTTCAAAGTCAATTTCATCATAAAAGCCCGACAGAATATCCGCAACGGACAGGGTTTTCATATCGCCGTAAGTGTTAGTGTTAGAGTATGACATGGTAAAAATTTCCTTTCAATAATAAATAGCGTTTTGTTTGTTGTGTTGTGTTGTGCCGTTGACAATCGGTCATTGTAAACGCTCTTGTATGCCGTTACCCGCATACCGTCATGACGCATATAAACCGTGGTGCAAAGTCAACCGCTATTCAGTTTTCAATGACCGTTTGAACCGTCCGCCGTTCTCGCGTCCTTTCCCGTTCTCTGTATCTATTCTAGCACGGTTAAAACAGTTTGTCAAGGGGTTTATAAAACTTTTTGAAAAAATTTTTTCAATCGGTTTCCGCCCGTTGTTCTCTCTGTTTCTGTATCCATTCTAACAGAACAAAAACGGAAAGTCAATAGTTTTTGAAAGATTTTTTACTTTTGGCATAATGCACAAAAACGGGTGGAGAGTCTCCCCCGCCTATTGTCATTTTGACGAAGGTATGGGGGGATATTCCGCTAGCTGAATGGTTTTCTAAAACCCAATGCGACTGTCGTAGGCAAGAGATTATATATTCAATTTTTCAATCTCCCATTTCACCTTCCCATCCACCCTTTAAACTCCTCCATCTCAAATACTCGTCTCCTCATCATTCTTAGTATTTACAAGGTACTTCAGTATTCCCTCTAAAGTATCGGTAACCTTCGAATTATTATAATGGACAGTATAATATCTAGAAAATCTATTTCTTTCAACTTTTACATTCATTCCTAGTTCTTCGGCTAGTCCTTCAACCGCTTTTATTCCCTCTCCAAAAGTTTCGGCAACCTGTGCAAAGGCATCAACCGGATCATAAGCAACGACATAAAGCGGTTTTATACACTTTTCGTGGTTAACCTTGCATACCGCCACGTCAGAGTCATCGGCTTTCTTGTAGGAGAAGAAGGAGTAAGAGGAACCATCAGGGAGATCAGATAGTAGCGCCTTTAAATAGGCGTCAAAGGTAGTTAGGGTTAGGGTAGCAGCAGGTGCGGCGTAAGGACAGTAGGGGATGGACGAGTGAGAACGGGTAGGAGTATGGGCCGAAGCCATTGAAGCCGTTGAAGCTTGAGGCGCTACAGCATCGTCTGAGGTAGGATTAGGATGAGGATCGGACGACGATGCTTTATCCGCCTTATTCTTGCGCCCCTCTACATAATCCCCCAACAACTTGGTAAGCCGTTCTAGAGGCTCAACTTCCACTAGGTCAAGCACCGGAGTCAAGCACGTAAACAAATCTTCATACGTAGGGACGGGGATAGGACCGTCAAGACAATCAACAAACTCAAAAAGGTTGGCACCCAGTAGGGCATGATATAATTGAGAAAGCAAAAGCAAAAGCGAAGGGTTGGACGAATTATATTGCATAAGATTTTCCTCCATGAAAAGGTAAGATAAAATGATAAGGTAAATTGATGTACTTTAGCCATACCGTTGCGCCTTAAGCCTCTCAAGTATTTTGAACTTCAGCGCAACGATGTTGTAAAAGGTTGTTATTTTATATTGCAATTGCGCCGAAAGGCTTAGGGCGCAACGACGTAAGTAGGTAAGCAGATAAGCAGATAAGCAGATAAGCATGTTGTTCTTTTATCCTACCGTTGCGCCTCAAAAGCCTTAATCCAAAAACGCTATCTAACTTCGGAGCAACAACAAAATAAATTGAATAGAAAAGAACGTAACCTATATATATTATATATTATATATTATTATTTTATCTTTTATTTGTTTCCGAGTCAAGGCGTACTGCCGCCGAGGCTACTGAGGCGCAACAACAATATAAATCAACATAATCCCACACCATGTTCTCTTATCTTGCAATTGCGCCTTAGGCTTTTTAGGCTTCAGCAGGCTTAGTTTCGCCCTCGCCTTCGCTTTCCTCAAACATACATACTTGTTTCGGCGCATCGGCATCCATATTCATAATATCTGCCAGTTGCGCCTCAATGTTATGTGCAGTGCTCAAATCAATATATGCACTTGCCGGAATAATGCCAACCACCTTATCGCCATCGGTATATACGTTGTACGACCGCAGACCAATTATAGCGGTTTTATTACCATCTGTTTGACCTTTACGTGTAACATATTGAACTTCGATATCTACCACATTCACATATCCTTCGCTTTTGTTAGTAAGTGTTACAACAGCTTGGAGAGCATCTAAACTACAGTTAGCTTTTACCGCCTGTTCCTCCACACCGAACTCCTGCACGCATAATTTGACCATAGCCTGATTCCGCGCATCAATAGTTTTAGCAATCATTTCTTGTAAATCCATGTTCTATACCTCTTGTTCATAAATTTTTGAGAGGGTTCTTCCCTTATTCTCTATATATATTATAACCCAAAATGCGCGAAAAGTCAATTTGGGGTCAAACAAATCATACCCAAAAATTTGAGCTTCGGCGCAACGTCATTTTAAGTAATTTAGATAAAAGACGTACTTTAGCCATGGTGTTGCGCCTTAAACTACCAAAAATCGCGGTAGCCTCGAACAAATAAAAAGATTATAGGGGAAATTTGACTTTCTACAATTTCTGTGGTATAATATATATATAAGGAGGAAAGATAGAGAATATGATAAATTTCAAAGTATCTAAATGTCCTCGTTGTGATAAAATCGGTAAATTAATTTTCTCCAACAATCCTATTGCTCCTGGTATTTGCATTAGATGTTTGCAACGTGAAATTGACCCGACTAACCTAGAACAAGTTGATTTCTTTTGCCGCACCTATAACCTTCCATTTGACCCTAAACAATGGGTTGAATTATATAATCGTTGCGGCGCTTAGGTATTTGAGCAATATGTCAGTATGTTTGTAGAAACCACTAACCCCGACAACCTCTATTACTCACCTGTTACTAAGGATGTGTGGAAGCGGCTTAACGAGGAATGGTAGCAATGTAGAACCTACGAAGAAATATTGGCACGCATTGAACCTATTAAAGAAGCCTTTATGAGACGATGCGAACTTAAATGGGGTTCAAATTACACCTTCGAAGAGTATGTACAGTTGGAAAACCTTCTTGTTAGTACTCTACAGGCTGGTGATGTATCCAACCCATTGCGTATTGATGCCATTAAAAAGGCTTGTAAGCTTTCAGTTGAATTGGACAAAGCTATCCGAGATGGTGATGCAAAAGGAATAAAGGATTTATCTGCATCTTATACTTCCTTCACCAAGGCAGCGCAACTTGAAGACGTTATTGCAACTGATACAAAAGATGTTATTACTACCGTTGCCGAGCTTGGAGATTACATCGAAAAGTGCGGTGGACAGTTCAAATATTATGATGGCGTAACGCGCGACATCGTAGATAAAACTATTAATGACCTTAAGGAATATACCCGTGTACTTGTTACTGATGCGACAGGATTAGGCACCACCCTAGAAAACATTGCACAATAGTACAAGAAAACGGTAGAAGAACAAGCAACGGCTGATGCAACTTCTGAAGTCAGTATTCAAGATTTAATTGAGAATAATGGCGAAGGTGAGAACCATCAATTAGATGCAGAACTTGGGGCAGAAACCCTAGACGACATTGTGATAGATGAAGGTGACGATGATGGTTACTTCTAATGACACTTTCATCGAACCTGAAATCCAAGAACTTATGACTTTTATGAACTCATCCAACACCTAGAATATTAAGGTATTGAAAAAAGAGCGAGTAAAAGAAAAACTTGAATTATATACTGAAGCATTAAATACCTTCCTTGTTTATCCTGACATACTATCCGATATAATGACGCCATTCAATAGCAAGTTTAGTATGTTTTTTGCGCAACGGATAGTATTAAGATGCATGGCGCGGCATCGACAAAGCTTTTGTACTTTTACTCGTGCATTTAGTAAGTCGTTTTTGGCTGACTATTATAGTTATGTAAAGGGGATGATTATTCCTCATTGCAATGGGTTTGTCGCTGCGGCAACTGGTAAACAGGCAGCATCAATTATCAAGCAGAAGTTTGTAGATGACTTGTGGGTGAAGTTCCCATTGTTGAAGAACGAGATGCGACGTAACGGTAGTCAAGCTCCTTATGTGCAGGGTGAAGATTATGCAGAATTTCGTTTTGCTAATGGATCTAAGTTCGATGTCATCGGTGGACACCCACGTGGTGGACGCCGCAATTATGGTGTGTTCGAAGAGATAATAGAACAAGACCAAACAAAAGTGAATGAGGAACTTTTACCATTGATGAACTCACCACGTATTCAATACAATGGCACATTGAATCCTCATGAAATACAAGCGCAAAAGATGTATGTCACAACGGCTGGCTACCAGCAAACGTTCGCCTATGACAAATGTCTCGAAACATTATGTTATTCCGTAATTGACCCTGACCATTATATGTGTTTAGGTGGCAGTTATATTGTCCCGCTTATGCACGGACGGTTGGAAGAGCAAACTATGCGCGAAATACTGTCGTCGCCTTCGTTTGACCGCGGTAGTATGGAACGTGAGTATATGTCTCGATGGTCTGGTGCGCGTAGCGGTTCTGTATTTGGACAAAATACGATAACTACTTTGCGCAAAATCGTTCGAGCGCATTACCATTATGAGAATTGTGACGATGGTAGTTTTTATGTTATCGCGGCTGATATGGCTAAAGATGGTAGTGCAGATACCGCAGTAATTGTTTACCGTGTTACTCCGGGCGAATATATGTTTAATTTCAAAACAGTAAATTTGTTTACCATCAGTAGTACAGACTATGAAGTGGTAGCAAATGAGTTGAAGAAGACAATTGCACTGTATGAGGCGACATTGTTTGTTTACGATGCGAACGGGATAAAAAGACCTGTCCCTATTTGCTTTACTGCTAATCAGCGGGGTAAGCTAATTGCTTGCTAACGGTTGAAGCTAAACGTTATCCTCTAATGCTAAAAAGAGGTTAGGCGTAGTTAATCCCGTGGGAAAAGTTGTATGATTACGACTAATCCTGTAGAGACTATCTCCTGTTGTGGGAGAGTAGGCAACTATTGATACGTTGTCGAAAGAGCAAATGCGTTGAAGGCTTAGCAAGCCTGAGCAAAAATATAGTCCGACACTGTAAGAAATTACAGATAACAGAAAGAGGCGCAGCGCTCCGTGACTGGATGAACAAACCCACCCGTGATAAGGATGGTGTTCCTCTCCCCGGTTATGGTATCATCAATCCACCTGATAGTGCAAAACGTGATGTATTCACTTATCCACGTGACCAAACGATATGTTATGAAATAAAGAGTGGCGGTAAAGAGGGTGAACGTATCCACCGACTCTTTTTCTCTCGCATAAGTAATGGTTCAATTCGTTTCTTAATTAAAACGGGTGAAGCCATCCTCAAATTTCAACAAAATAAATCCTTCCTTAAAGCTCCTGAACATACTAAACGCGCAAAACTTGCGCCGTATCGTTTTATGGATTTAATGGAAGAGGAACTTCGCAACTTAATAATTACAGATACAAGCGACAATATTACTAATACCATGCGCGTTGACCGTCGAGATAAAAAAGTTCAGAAGGACTTCTTCTCCGCGGCAGAATATGGTGTTGCGGCTGTTGTATCGCAGATTGAACAAGATTATTATAAACGCAGAAAACGCAAAAAAGGTCGGTGGGCGGATGCCATTTTAATCGACTAACGGGGTGAATATGAAGAAAGATAAGAGAATAAATGTTGCCCCTCCTGTGGATGATGCGGCAAAATTCAAAATTACTAAGGCTAAAATCCGCGAGATGTATGATAATGATGAAGGTTTACAGAATTATGTAAAAAACAATAATTCTTCTTCGGTTAGTATCAATAATCTTACATTAGACGCTTTTGCCACTAAGTATTTTGCATTAGGTGCTCTCGCGCAACAGCGTAAATATTCGAATGAGGCATATACATTTTATCCTATTTATGCGCAACTGATTGACACTCTGGCTAATATGTTCCAGTGCAAGTATATATATACTCCGCACATGGTGAAACAAAAAGCACAAAATGTTGATTACGGCGAAATTTATAATTTGATGGGCGAAGTGGTTGATGGTATTTCGATTGAAACCACTGTACCTAATCTTCTTACCAAATTATTCTTGGAAGGCGTTGTAAATTTCACTTGTACGAAAAATAAACCATCCAATACGATTACTACATTAGTGCTTCCTGCCAATTATTGTCGCAAGGCTACTATGACACAATATGGCACTTATGTAATTCAATTTGATTTTCAATATTTTGACGACTTACGCTTGACAAAAGAGCAACTTGAAACAACATTTGATTTATTCCCCGATGAGTTTAAAACCTTGTATAATCAATACAAGAGCGATACCAATTTACGGTGGGCAGTTCTTGACCCGAAATATTCTACCGCTATTCAATTGAATGACAACGGCTTCCCCACAAAGCTGAAAGCGTTATTTGCATTGAAACGATATGATACATATAGCGATAATGAACTTGAACGTAGTACACAACAACTTGAAAAAATTGTAACACACGTTTTACCCACTTGGGAAGATAAGCTTATCGTAGACATGGATGAAATGAAAGAGTTGCATCAGTCTATGGCGAAGTCTTTGGCGGCTAAAACAAAGCATTGTAGATTGTTCTCGTCTTTTGGCAATATTGATGTGAAGTCAATTAGCGAAGATGGAACGCATGAAAATAAGACATTAGCCAATGCGTTTGACGCTATCTACAATGATAGTGGCGAAAACCAAGCTACCTTCTCTGGTGAAAGTGCTGAGGCACTTGCCTTGAGCATTACGCGAGACGAAAGTATTGTATTCAAATATATTCAACAAATTATCAATTTTTATAATATTACCGTAAATAATCTATACAATTTCAAAGGTTATCAATGTGATATTGAAATGTTACCAATTTCCAATTATAACTACAAGGAGCGACTTGAAACTTATCGACAGTCTGCGACCTTGGGTGTTGGTAAACTTGAATTTATTGTAGCATCAGGTATAAAACAATCCCATATTCCAGATAAATTTACACTTGAAGACTATTTACAATTGGATAAATTAAAACCATTATCTACATCCTATACACAAAATGATAATACGAAAAAGGATGATGATAATGATGGTTCCGAAACAAATAATAATAATAATTCTAATCCACAATCGCAAGAGGTAGATGAATAATGACACTAAACATTCCAACTAGTGTTCCTGTATTCATTCAAACCGCTGAAAACGATGCTCCTAGCAATGGTAAGTTTACTAAGGCAAAACTAAAGATTTTTTATCTTGGCGAAACTTCTGACCACCGTGTCTTTACTTCCGCCTTTAGCGATAAACTTCTTGAGTCTTTGCCTTATACGCCGGTTGTTGGTTTCTATGATAGTGAGGATGAAGATTTTAAGGGGCATAATACCACTCAATATATTTATGGTGTTGTGCCGGAAAATCCAACTATTTCCGAGGAAACAGACGATAAAGGTCACGTATTTAAGGTAACTGATGTTTACCTTTATACTGAGCGGCAAGACAACATTGGCGAAGTTGCTAGTAAAATCGTTGGGAAACAACATTCTCTTGAGCTGGATCCTAATACGGTGAAATATATTGTTCATCGTGATGCTTTTGGTAGATTCCGTAACCTAGAATTTACTGAAGGGCAGCTAGTGGGACTGAGCGTTCTTGGTGATAATGAGCATCCTGCATTTTCTGGTTCCTCCTTCTTTTCTGATGAAACAAATTCGTCCGTGTTTGAACAAATGCGCGACAGTTTGGATAAATATATAGAATTTCTACAAAATACAGATGGAGGTAATAAGGAATTGCAAATCAATGAGTTTGAGGAAACTCCATATGTAAATGTGCTTGAATTTTTGAAACACACATATGAAGAGAAACAGAACTTGATTTATGCCGCGCTTACTGAGCGCGAGATTTATGGTTATGTCGTTGATATGACTGATGACAGTGCAATTATTCGTTATTGGGATAATGAAACTGAAACTACTATTTACGGGCGTTTTGCTTATTCCATTGTAGACGATAAAGCTGTTATCGGCGAACCTGTAAAAGTTTATGCACGATATTTAACCGAAGATGAAATTGCTGCGTTGGAAAATCCTCCTGCGCCGCAACCTGAATTTAAGGACGAAAGTCAAGGAGACGGCAGTAATGGCGAGCCGCAAACAGAAGACCCAGCCCCGACACCAGCGGCGCCCGAACAAATGGGAGAACCAACCCCAAGTTTTAGTTCTACCACACTTACTGACGCTGAAAGAGCCGAGTTAGAAAACTTCAGAAAACAAGCAAAATTGAATTTGATTGCAAGCTATAAGAATGATTTGCCGCAGGATATTCTAGATGAGTTTAGTTCCAAGGTAGACGAACTTGGACAAGAAGAGCTTGAGGCGCAACTAGCAATCAAATATCGTCAGCACAAACTGGCTAACCCGGAACAAACTTCTGTGGCAAAGCCCGTGGGTGTTTTCCAAATTTATGGAACTAATGAGCCGTCGATTTATGACGAAAACGACCCCGCTCAGGTAGTAAAAAAATATAAATAATGAGGTATATAGTATTATGTTGATGAATTATCTTCCTACATTTCATGTGCTTGAGCCTAATAACCTAACCGGTCTGCGAAATGGTCATATGCTTGCACAGTTCCCGGCGGCTACTGGGCTAACTAAGAAGACAGTTGGTGATGCGAAGTTCGTTGAGAATGGTCTGTTTGTGGCTCTTGGCTCTGATGGTAAGGTCAAGAATTACGCTACGGGCGATGCCCAGCTATTCGTTGTGTTCAACGAGGAGTTGAATACCATTGTTCCGGGTCACAAGTATTACGCAACTGATTTGGCAGAGGAGACTCCTCGTGCGGTTGCTATGTATATTGGTGATACGGTGACAACCGATTACGTCGATAAGGCTTCTACTACCGCTCCGAAGTTTGCAAAGATTTCGGCAGCCGGCGTTGCTACTCTTCAGGATGCTGCAGATACTGATACAGCTTTTGTGGCTGTGAAATCTGCACTTGCCGATGGTACTGAGGCTTATGAGCTTACGCTTTATCGTCTGCCTACCGCAGCAAGTGAATAAGTTTCTCCGTAACGAAATTACTAATATATAACGAGGTATAAAATAATATGGCTACAAGAAATGAATTGCTAACGCTCTTCAAGGCTGCTATGCTTCCTTCGAACAATGTTAACTTTAGCGCCGAGGATGCAAACGCTGCAGCTATTAATGCTATTGTTGAGACTTATGATCTTCAGAAAGCAAGTGTTCGTGAGATTCGTGCACGTCAGAACGAGGTTTTTTCCATCATCGAAGAGGCTGTTGATGAGCTTCTGCCAAAGGCAATTACTGATGTGATAGGTGCTTTCGCAGATGTCCGTACTTTTGCTCGTGACGCTGAGCCAGTTTTTGAAATTCGTGGAGTTGGTAAGACTCGCGCTCGTATATCCATCATTGAAGGCGCACGCGCCGGCATTTACAAGGCTTGTCGGCTTGATGACAAGATTATGCAGGTGCCTGTGAAGGTTGAAACTGTTGGTGTGTTTGTTACCCTTGAGGAAATTATGATGGGTACTATTTCTCTTGGTGAGCTTATGATGAATATCGTTCGTGGATTCCAAGAGCGCATTTATATCAAATGTATCTAGGCTCTCCGCACCGCAAAGACTCTTGCACCTGCTGCCAATATCAAGTCTGGTAACGGCTTCGTTCCTGCTGATATTGATGCCCTTGTTCGTATTGCTAAGGCTTATGGTACTCCTGTAATTATGGGCTTCAGCACTGCAATTAGCAAAATCAATAATGACACTGGTTGGAGCACCAACCCCAATGCGCCTGCAGTTGATACCGAGGATATCCGTCGGGTTGGTCATGTGACGCAGTATAAGGGTGTGCCGGTGGTTGAGATTCCTAACTATCTTGCAGATGAAACCAATGCGAACTTTGTATTTAAGGAAGGCGATCTCTTCATTCTTCCTACCGAAGCTAAGCCGGTCAAGGTTGCTCTGAAGGGCGAGACGCACATGGAAGAGTTCAAGCATCCTTCTGGCTCCATCGAACAGAACGTTCATCGTATGCTTGGTGTTGGTCTGATGCTTGCTAACAATGTGTGCATTTATACAGATAGCGGAATTACTGGCGGTCTGTATTGATAAAATTTGGGGAGGGTGAAAACCCATCCTCCCCAACCTATTTATAAACAACAATAAAAGGAGAATTTTATAATGGCAAGTAATTTTTACGATATTGTTAGACAGGTTAAAGGTGGTCTTACTCTAACCCTTCCTACATTTGATTCTACTGGGACGCCGCGAGTGTTTTCTATTGCATATAATATGGAGAAAATTCGTGTGCCGCGTAACTATGCTCTTGGTATTTTTGCAGACCCAATTCTAGAACAGATGTATAAAGATGGTGTATTTACGGTAGAGCCGGCGTCTGAATTTGAAAAGGATGTGGCAGAAGTTTATATGCCGATTGAAAATAAGGTTGATATTATCCCCGATAAAACACTTATCGACTATTTGAAGAAAAACAATCGTATGAAAGTGAAGGAGATTGCAGACCAAGGAGGAGTAAATCGAGATAAGTTAATCGTCTTGGCTCGTGAGAATATCGGAGATATTCCTACTTCCATGATAAAATATCTCGAAGAACTTCTAAAGGTGGAGCTACAAGTCGAGAATGAATAAGTATTGGTCTGATTGTCTTTATCCGCCATTTCTAAGTTCAGTTCAAAGTTGCACCTATAGTTCTATGGACGACCAATGTTTGATGGAAGAACTTAGTTTATTGGCTCGACGCGCAATAGCCAAGTTCAAGTTTCCAAAGGTTGATTTGAGTTATGAATATGATACAACCTTGAACGCAGATGGAGTTGAAAAAGGTTTTTACTTTACAGCTTCGGATGCTGTTCGTTTCCAAGAAATATTGGTTCTTGTCGAGTGGATGAAGGTCTTTTGGATTGAATATTAGCTCGGCAGAGAGAAAACCTATCAAAATTTGTACGCCGACCGGGATGTGAAGGCTTTTTCTAGTGGTAATCTTATATCGAGTATTCAGAAGGCTTATGATGGTGCTATTACGTTTGCGCGCAAGGTTGAGGAAGATTACGGGCGTGTAACATTACAAGGTAAACCATCTATTGGTCTTGTGAACGCTGATGACGATGTTTGAACACTACAGGGAAAAAATGCGACTTGATGATTGTTGTAGATTAAAGTATGAATCTTCCTTTATTACAAATAGTACTGGTTCTACAACAATTTATCATGTGCGTACATAGACAGATCGTAGTGCGGCTCTGGTTATAAATGATAAAGAAGGTCCCGATAGCCAGATAGTTTTTACTGATGATTTAGATGATAAGGATTTAAACCTGAAGAAAGGGGACTATTTCATTTGGAAAGATAAACATTATTTTGTTTATGAAGATTATGACGTTGTAAGAGAAGTAAATTATATAAAGTAGAAAGCATATGAGTGCAATGTAGATTTTGAAGTTTATGGGGAAACCTATTATGGATATTATGTTTCTTCGTTGCGGTCTTATGTTGATACGAGTTTACAAAAGAACTTGAATATTTGCGAGGATGAAAAGCCAATTATGGTAGTACCTTATTTTGAGGGACTAGAAGTTGGTATGAAACTTGTCATTGCGGGTAAGCCTTACAAGGTTTTGGATTTTGACCTAATTACTAATGATGGAATTGCTTACTTATCTTTGGAGCGCAACTTTATGGATAAGAGTGATGATATTATTGAACGAGTAGATGAAACGGATGTTGCGGCAAAAGTATTGAAAGCTGGAGAAGTGGTAAGTTTACCAATTCAGTATGGTTATTTCAAATGCGATGCTGTGAAAGAAGTTGTTAGTCGAACGGCAAAGGAAGTTCAGTTTAAGGTTCCTTATGGTATTCAAACACTTACGATTATAACTAAGGATGTAAACAAGTTTGATGTTGAAACAATATATAAGGTGGTATAATTATGTTTGAAAGAGTAGAACAAATGCTATAGGATGCGCGGCAGCTACTTTTAAATGATGTGGTGGTTCGTAAGCTACTATATCATGATTCAAATAATGCTTTGAATATGGCTGATGTAGACCAAAGCGCAGTTGAAAAATATATTACTAATTATCCTATATATTAGTTTGAAAATAAAGCAGATTATACTCAAAATGCTATGGTCAATGTGTTTTTGGCAGATACAGGGCTTGATGATGAACAAATCACGCTACAAGGTGTTTTGCGTATCAATATAGTTGTAAATGTAGATAAATGGGAATTGGTTGGAGGACGTTGTCGTCCTTTGGCTTTGGCAGACCGCATAATTATGTTATTAAATAACGAAAATTTAGGTTTGTCTAACCCAATTACATTTGATTCTTTCCAAGAACTTTTGGTCAGCAAAAAATTAGTTGGATATGCCCTGTTATTCAATATAGCAGATGGCGTAACTGAAATAAATTTATTATGAGGTAAAATATATGGCTACATTCAAAGACCTAATGGATGGCTTCGGCGTAGTTACGGTTATGAACGCCTGCCTGTATAAGCTGAAAGCAGGTAAGCAATATGTTGGTCGTAGTGCTTGCGCTCATACGGCTTCTACCGGTGGTGCTCTTACTCCGAATGATTTCGATTGTACAGGTTTGTATCTTGATACTCTGAAGATTGCTAACTTTACACAAGAAGGACCTACTAAAACTGTTACTGGTGGTCAGTACGCTAACCCACTTATCAAGTATGGTAAGACAATGACCTGCGAAATGCAGGATGCTCTTGGACGCGCAGCGACGATGGTTGAGTTCTTTGGTTGTGATTATGACAAAGAATCTGGACGTCTTTCTGTCACGGATAAGTTCCCCGGAGCATTTGCACTTGAAGGTGAAACGTTCTTTATCGACCAAACTACTGGTGAAAAAGTTCCTGTGCATATTTTTATTCCGCAGTTTCTGCCTGATGCTATTTTGACCCTAACTCAGGATGCTGAAGGTGATGCTACAGTGTTTGACCTGAATGGTACTGTCGCAGTTACAAAGATTGCAGATAGTGCAGATGGCAATGCACGTGATATTTTCTATGAGATTCGCAGTACTTCGTGGTTCTCGCAGGCAAATGGCGGTAAGGCTGAACGTGTTGTTGATGATGCTGATACTCATGCTGTTGAATGGGATTGGCATAATCCTGTAAGTGCTCCTACTACAGAGCTTACAGTTAATGCAACTGCTGTTACAGTTAATGATGGAACGGCAACAGCAACCGAAGTAACTGGTGCAACTGGATATGAATTTGACTTTGTTTATGCGGGAGGCGAAATTATCACCAAGGGAGCTACAAAGACTTATGCTATCCCGAATAGTGGTAAGATTAGAGCTAGAGCATATAAAACAAGTGACAACACTACAGTATATGGACCTTATACTGATTGGGTTGAAGCGAATAAGTCCTAATTATTCTACCCCTAGAGTAATCTAGGGGTTATTTTTTATATTCTACCCCAAACTTGACATTGTTCCTAAAATATGTTATAATATAAATATAAAGGAGGTAAGAGAATATGAGTTTTTTACATGAAATGGGAGGATTAGCTGACCTCGTCCTCAAAGCAAGAGTAAAGACCTCGGTAGGAGCGAAAACTTATGCGCCCGGTGAGATTATTCTCTTGCTCAAAGATGTAACTATCAATTTTAGTTACGACCGTACAACCACTGATGCTTCTTCAACCAAAACGCTTTTAGAGCATCAAGATGCGCGTCCTTCACAAATTATGGTGGCAGATGTATCGTTAACTAACTCATTGATGGAACTACTGTTTACTCCAATGGACGGCGATAGTGTAAGTAGGACGCGGCAAGTGCAAGTAAAATCGGAAGATGGTAAAACATTATTGTTACCCACTTACATAAATGACAAAGCTCCAGTATTTATTTACGAGTATGGAATTGAACGTACTCCGGTAAATTATGTTGCGGCGCAAGATAATGAAATAATTGGAGAGTTTGATAAAACAAAATTTTATATCGTTCAATACTCTGAAAAAGTCGTATCTAAAATTTATTCGTTAGAGGTTCCATCTTATCCATGGATGTCTATGGAATTATATTTCAAAGGTAATTCAGACAAACAGCCGATGAATTATATGATGAATTTTGATGCAGTTTATTTAGCCGCAGTTCCTACTATAAATATTTTGCGCGAGGACATACAAAAGGTTTCATTAGCATTTACAATTATTTATAAAACTGGTAAGGAACCTCAATTTGTATTGTTTGGTAAATAATGGCAGAGCAAAAACAACGGCAACAAGGTAAAAAAGGCGGTAAAAGTAAAAATAATTATACTCAATCCGCTACCAACGCCTCGTCCTTAATTTAGGCTAAGGCGCAAGAACAAACTAAAAAAAGTCCTCCGAACAAACAGAAGGGTGGCAAGCGTAAAAAAGGAACTAGTAGGGCGCAACGACTTGCTAACATTAAAGCTGATATTACAAGTCATAATACACTAGTTCATTTAGGGCAAGAACCTTACTATATTCATAATAATAAGGTATATGCCGATATGGGTTTTAGTTAGGTAGTAGAGCTATCTACAAATATTCTAACACATTCTATTGTTCCTAAAGTAAAATCAGAATTAAAGAAAATATGCGGCTAGTTACAGCAAAAAGAAAATCTTTTTTATGCTAAAATGAGTGCAGAAACGGCTCCTTACAATTTCAATTTTGATTCAGTAAAAGCCTTATATAAAGGTTTAGCGCAGTCTGATAATAGTAAAGATTTGGGTAATTTACTTCAGTCTTTATTAAGTCTTAAACACGCTATTGCTCAATTTCGTTTGCAACCACTTTCTGGTTCGTCAAATCTTCCTTATAAGAAAGCGGTAGAAGAATGTCAAGCTCAATTTGTTTCATTATTCGACTCTTATATAAAAGCTAATCATAATGATATTGCCACAACTTTACGTAAAAACGTATTTAGTGCTATTACACCAGACACTTTATTTACTACGATAGAAGACCTTGTAGAAGGTAATACTTTATCTTCTTCTCGTATGAAAGGCTTCGAGGCGCAACTGGGCGTTATGTTTGAAGCGATACAAAGTGATTTTGGTGACAGAGTAGTAAAAACATTGAATGTAGATGGCTAGACAATAGAACGTTCTTGGGATGTATTATGGGCAGCGCAAGAACGAGGAGCCAGTCGTTCTTCAAAATTAAAAAAGAATAATGGTAATGGCTATCGTTATGTTGGCGCATCTGATATTATTTTTGATTTTAATATTGAAATGGATGTCGGTGTGAGCTTAAAACTTCGTGAGTCTCCAAAAAGACAAAAAGATAACACCTATTTTTCATAGAAGATTTTCGGGGCTTCTTCTAGCGCAGAGACGGTAGAGAATTATAACCAAAAAAGTATAGTTCATATCGGTGACGATAGTTTAGCCATACTAATGTATGGTATTGCAAACCAAAAGGTAATACCTCGTTTGAGCGGTGTAACAAAGTTTCGTGAGAATATGAGAGCTATTTTTGCTTGGCAAGAAATATTGAAAGCTGTTCTAGGTACAAGAGAAAATAGTAAATCTGGTTGGGATAATAACCCTACCTTATATATTGGTGCGTATGAGCATATTGTTCCTACTCGTCAAATGCTTGAGTATATTATTGGATTACAACCATATGATATATTAAATCTTATTACTAGTGGTAAAATGGGACAGTGGGAAACACGTTATACAGCTACAAAAACTACTATAAACAAAGAAACTGGTGTTAAAACTACGGAAGACACTAATTACGGCAAACATAAAGACCCATACTGGACTGCAAAAAAGCATTTCGTTTATATGAGTTATAAAACTGGTCAACCAGTTTCTTATCAGGCTATAAAGGACAATGCAGAGGTTAGTTCAGAATTATAGCAGATGGTTAATAAAAAAGATGGGTATTCTGTTTCGGTAAAATACCATATTCCAATTCAACTTTTCATAAATGAATAAATAGAAGGAGCCGATTATGAATAAAAGTTATACAGACAATTATTCAGAAGATTTAGTTTTATTTGAATAGCCAGTTTAGTTTACTTATACAGATGCTACTAATAAAACTATTTCCTTCCAAATGTAGTTACCTAATCTTCGGCTCCTCCTTTTTGATGAAAAATTTAAGCGATTTTTAGCACTTATTAATTCAACTACGGATGATTTTGCAGAACTAAATAAGATGTTTACTTTTAGTTCAATGTATGAATTGGTAATAGAGTTTAATCGGCACGTAAGCATACCAGCATGTGCTACTTATCGTGACCTTATCTTATATAGTTATGCGGCGTTAGGTATAAATTTGGATATGTATTTTGAATATTATACTATTGACGGCAGCGTGATACAAGAAGATTTATTTGACCGCATTAATTTCATTATTCTAAACTGTTGCGGTTTACGTACTTTGCGAGAGCAGATGATGACAGATAAAGAACGTGAAATGCAACGAAAAATATAGCGCATTAAAAATCAAAATAAGGAATCTCAAGCTGAAAAAGCAGATTTCCAAAATTTTTATATTATTTTACGCTATGAGTACAAGATGACCAATGATGAAATTTTAGCCATGACTTTGAAAAAAGCACGTAATTTGGTAAGTTATGGTGGCAAATTTACAAATTATTTAGTCAATCTAATTGCCTATGGCAACGGTCATATCAAAAAACTAAAACATTATACGGAGAAAAAATAATGACTAATATTGAACTTTATGGGCGTTTTTCCGCAATTGCACGTAAAAATTGCTTTGACTAGGTGCAGGATTTGAAGAAATTCGCTAAAGAATATAAGATGTCGGACTTTTATAAAGCAACCAAAATGCCTTTGAAGAAAGCATATAGTTTATTTTTAACTTCCACTAGCTCTTCGGTTGCGGCAAAGCTCGATGTTATTATGGATAAAGATTATATTGTCGAGTATTTAAAGGCACTATTTGATGAGGGCAAGATTCAAGAGGCTATGGAGCAAGTAGTTAGTAAAATGATGTCTGACTATAATCCAGAGGAACTTGAAGAACTTAAAGAACAAACTCGTTCTATTATGGAGAGACTGAACATTATTTGACGAGGTAATGCCTTATGGCAAATGAGACAAAACGCAAGATTGTAGTAGAAATAGAAGGGCAAAGTAAAAACTTTGACAAAATAGTAAATGACATTCAAACTAAAATGTCTGCTATTGGTAAAACTCCTTCTACTGCTATGCAAAAGCAACTGCAACAATATGCGGTTGAAATGAAAAGTTTGTAGGCAACGTTTTAGCGTCTGTTAGGATAGGATGCTGTAATTGATACTGATGCGGTAAAGACCTTGAAACAATAGATGTCTTCTATTACAGTCTTAGTAGAGCGTATTACCAAAAGTTTTTCACAAGTTACTTTGCCGGAAAATTTATCTACCCAACTCAATGACTTAATAGATAAACTGAATATTGCAAAAAGAAGTTTGAGAGGGCTTCAAGGAGCCTTAGGGCGCAACGTTAAGCGTTTGACTGAATCTGGAGATTTAACTGAAGCTGAAAAAACTGGTGTATATAAGAAAACTGCTAAAGTACCAGTTACGAGCGAAGGAAAAGATATTACCACTTACGGCGAACTTGCGGCAAAAGCAACTGCGCTTTCTAAAGTAGAAACCTCTAAACTTACTGAAGAAAATAAGCATTTGCTTGAAGTTTACAAACAAGTAAACGAAGCATTGAAAGAACGGCTCGCTTTAGTCAACAGTTGGATTGCAGAAGGACAAACTAAAATTGCTGAAAAAGAAAAAGAAATTGCAGCACTTGATACTTAGACCGGGGAACTAGTTGATACTGATGTTTCGGATTAGGAACGCAAAATTGTTGAGCAAGCAATTGAGTCCAATAAATAGCGCGTTGAAACTAATGAAAAGGTTACAAAATCTGTTAATTAGTTAACCGATGAAGTAGATAAACATACAGTTGTTGAAAATAAAAATCAAAAAACGATTACTAAGTCGATTGGTAACTTCATAAAATATCAAGTTGTTATTCGTACTTTACGTCGAGTACTTTAGTCCACAATTTCCACTATTACTACTATGGATGCAGCCATGACAGGCATGGCGGTCGTTACATCTATGAATCGTCAAGAAGCATGGCAACTACTTAGTACTTGGCAAGACCTAGCGTCTCAGACAGGTAAAACGACTAGTGAAATTGCTTCTATGGCAACTAAGTTCTATCAACAAGGTCGTTCTACAAATGAAGTTATTAAATTAACTGAAGCTGCGGCGAAGGCTGCAACAATTGCTGGAATTGATGGTAGTCTTTCTATTGACCTTCTTACAAATGCTGTCAATGGCTTCTAGCTATCAGCCAACCAAGCTATGGAAGTCAGTGATAAATTTGCGGCTTTGGCGGCTAGTGCGGCTACCGACTATGAAGAGTTGGCGATAGCACTTAGTAAAGTTGCAGCACAGGCTAATTTGGCTGGTATGTCTATGGACTTTACTCTTGGTTTGCTTACTAAAGGTATTGAAACCACAAAGGAAGCTCCTGAAACAATTGGTACTGCATTAAAGACAGTTATTTCTCGTATGAGAGAACTGTCTGACTACGGTAAAACGCTAGAAGATAATGTCGATGTAAACCGCGTTGCGAAAGCATTAGGTTATATTGGCATTGAGCTAATGGATCAAGAAGGGCAATTTCGTGATTTGGAAGATGTTCTTACAGAAGTTGGTTAGAAATGGGAAACCCTAACTGTTAACCAACAAGCTAGTATTGCAGTTGCTATGGCAGGTACAAGACAACAGTCTCGTTTTATCGCTATGATGCAGGACTTCGACAGAACGCTTGAATTGGCAGATACTTCTGCAAGTTCTTATGGCGCAACTTTGGCTCAGTCGGCTAAGTATATGGACGGTCTGCAAGCTAAAATTACGTTGTTGAAAAACGCTTGGGAAAGTTTGGTTACAAGTGAGACGGTAACTAATATTTTGATCACTGGAGTCGAAGCTTTAACCGGCTCAATAAACTTCCTAAGCGATAATCTATTGAATATAGTTATCCCTGCATTTTCTGCATGGTTGGCAATTAGTATTAGTAAAGTTGCTTGGACTACAAAAGAAATAATTGCACAGGATTTGTTAAATAAAGAAAATTTAGAAGGTACTATTCTAGAAAGAAAAAGTACTACTAATGTTATTGCTTCAACAATAGCTAGAATTGCTAACTGGATAATTATAAAAAAACAATCTAAAGCTTTGACTGGTCATACTTTTACATTACAAGAAAATGGGCAATGGTTGGATAATAATACAGGGAAAATATTAACAAATACTCAAGCTCAAGCAATGTAGAGTAAAGGTTTTTCCAAACTTACGACTTCTACAATTTATGCTACTATTGCTATTGCAGCAATTACAGCAGGCGTTATGTTATGGCGTAAAGCTATTAAAAATGCTCATGTGACTGCGAATGATGCAGCGCAAGAAGGTATTGAAACATTAGAGAAAATGCAAGTTGAATATTATAACTTACGTCAGTCTGCTGAAAAAGTTGAGTCTCTTGCAGATTCTTTTGATACTTTAAGTCGTAAAATTAATAAATCTACTGAAGATTTACAAGAACTTCAAAGTATTGCGCAACAAATTAATGATAATGCAGGCAAGCAAATAGTTGATACTACTGCATCAATTGAGGCGCAACGGAAATAGATTCTGGCTTATAAAGCTACAATTACTGCGCAACAAAAAGCTAGTAAAACCGCTATGGCAGCTAACATTGGTACTGGTTATAGCGATGCGCTTCGTGCTAATTAGAAAGCACAAACTGGACATATGTGGTCTTCAGTAGGTGCTGGTGCAGCATTGGGGGTAGGTACAGTAGCTTTAGCAGGTATGTTGACTTTGCCGGTAAGCTGGCCAGCATTATTGATAGCAGCAGGTATCGGAGTAGCAGCAGGTGCAATAGGAGGGGGAATTACATCTTCTGGTGTTAGTGAAGATGACGTCAAACAAGCTTATATTGACCAGTTAAAATCTACTTCTACTGGCAAAGAAACTCTCAAACAAGCTTTCGTAGGCAATTCTGAAAAAATACAGTCTTTTAATACTAAACTGCAAGAACTTATGGTTGGAGCAGCAATTAATGCCGTTTCTGCGAAAGATTTGGATGAAAAAGGGCTAAATGTTAGTTCTATTCTAGAAGATATCGGTATAGCGAAACTTTCAGAAGAATAGATAAATGCTTTTGAAAAAGCATTAAATTCTAGCAAATTAGCGGATTATCAAGCAGCACTTGAAGCTTTAGGTACAGAAGGTTTTGAAAAGTTAAAAGATAATATAAAAAATACTGGTACATTATTTGATATTTTTTCGAATACTGCAACAAAAGATATTTCTAATATTGTTACTGAATTTGATAATTTAGGTTTTTCTTTGGAAGAAATATAGATGCTTTTGGAAGGTTTAGGTTCCGATGAAATCAAAAACTTAAAAACTTATCTTGAAGCAGCGAAGAAACTTGCTAAAGATGCCGGTAAAGAATGGGATAAATTATCTAATACTATGAAACAAACTTTCCTTGTTCAAGCTATGCAATCTGGGTTCAAAGCTAATAAGGAGACCCTAGAAGCTCAACTTTCGACTTATGAAAAAACTGCCGGTGAATTATTTGGAAAGAATTTTTCTTTTGGCGAAGGCAAAGAGGCTCAGCAAGCAGAATTGGCATCTGGTGAACTCCAACGACTAATTGAAGCAGCATATAAGGAATCTGGCGACGATATGAAAAATAAAGAAGTTGGAATCCTTATTGACAAATTGAAAGAATGGGGTATAACGCAGTGGATAGTTGATGGAAAAACTTATTACACTGCTGATTTGTATAAATCCATAAATAAAGATAACGAACTGATTACTTCACTATTAAAAGTGAGTGAGACATATATTGGCAATATTGGTGATTTACAAGCAAAAATAGATGAAGCTGATTCAGCTGAAAAAAATTTATTTTCTTCTAGAATAACAGCAACATAGGATTTAATTCAAGATGTTACAACATTGGAAAATTCTATGGAAAAATTCTCTAAAATTGCTAAAGGCGGTATGTCTTTATCCGAGAAAATGGAGTTAGCAAATCAATATCCAGATTTAGCTTCGAGTATTATGACCGGAGAGCTTGATGTCAGTAAAATAAAGGAATATTATTAGAATGAATATGAAAGAATTAGAACAAATATGCAAGACAATGTAGATATTCTAAGAATGAAAAAAGAATCAGGAACGATTACTACTGATGAAGAACAAGAACTAAAAAATTCTGAGATTTATCTTGAATATTTGAATAAAACTGCAGCTGGAGCTTTTATTGATTTAGGAACAGAGGCTATTAAAGTTGTAACAGATGAATGGACTAAGGCAAATACAGAAATAAGTAAATACGAAAAGGCTTTAGATAGACTTGACGAAACTAGTTAGGAATACGCAGATACTCAAAAGAAATTATTAGCATTATATAAAAATCAAATTGGTTTAACGCAAACAGGCATTAATGAAATACAAGAAAAAATCAATTAGAAAATAATTACCGCAGGCTTTGACCCTAAGGATTTTGGCTTAGTTGAAGGACAATTTACATATAGTGGAATAGCTCCTGAAGATACTACTGACTTGCAAATTCTATTAGGATTATTGAATAATGAATTTGCGGATTCTTTGCAAGGGCAACTTGATTATTAGTATGAACTTGCAGAAAAGATGGCTGAAATGGAAGTTGGAGTTACTAAAAAAGCTCTTGAAGAAAAGAAAGAAGCTTATGAAAAGTACTTCGACCAAATTGATGTGGCGCGAGAAGACCAAGAGTTTGAAACCGATAGACAATCGTTATTACAACAAATGTCGGCATTATCTGGTGGCTTTGATGCAGCGTCCAAATCAAGGTTAAAAGACCTGAAAAAACAACTTCGTGAATTGGAACAGCAACAATTAGAGAAGCAACAAGAGGAAGAGCGAAACGCATTACTGGAAAGCATTGACAACGAAATGGATACGTTAGACGAAACCATTAAAAAGCTTATCAATCAAATTATAGAGGCTTCTGGCGGCACAAACCAATATTCTACCGACTCTTTCACAACTCCTGTTGATAGTTCTCTTACGGCAAATCAAGCAACGGTTGCAACACAAGCTAATGGTACTTCTACCAAAATCAAACTTACTGATGTTGGGTCAAGTACATCTGGTTTGACTATTGGTACGTTTAACGTAACCTTCTCTGATGTTGGAGATAATTTCGATGCCGAGCAGGCAGGACATGACCTTGCGGCGGCACTACAAAAAGCTATTGAACAAAAAGGGGTAAACGTAAATGCTCGTAAGTAATGGGAAATATTACTATAAAGACGATTTTATGTTCTTTGAATTTTAGGGCATAAATTCGGCTAAGTATAACTTGTTTCGGGTGAATGATGGGAGTAACTTGACTTTCTATGCGTCGAATAATGGCTCAGTTTCCTATTCTACTCCCGATTATCAAACTCAAACCTATTTACTTGGAGCAAAATCCAACCAACGAGTTTTTTCTTGGAACTGCGCGGCGGAGGGCTTGTCTCTCCGCCAAGTCCAAGATTTAGCTAAATGGTTAACTCCCGGTCAATATGGGGCTTTGAGATTTGATGGTATAATTGACTGGTGTTATGATGCGGCACTAGATACACTTACAGACTTTAATAAGTGGTTACAAGCAGACGGAACTTATATAGTTACACTAACTGTAACCTTCAAAACTATTGGTACCAACTATATTAGAGGTTATTGGCAGGCGCCGGGTACAATGCCAGTTGATGCTGATGCATAGGAGTCATCTGCGATGGAAGCATTAAATAATGCGGCAACAAATGAATATGGTATTCCAGAAGTTTTTATGGAGTATCCAAAAAATAATAAATATAGCAATATTTACATTTTTGATGTCGGTAATATGTTTTCAACTTTTGGTTGGAAAAGCACCTACATTGTAAAGCCTAAAGATAGCGATGTTGCGGCTTAGCTCATGCCTCAAACAATTAAGTTGGCGCAAGTTGATCCATTTATAACTCAATACAATGAAACAGACTTGTGGGAATATGATTTTGCTAAAATTGTAAATCGCACAATCGAATATGATTTGTCTTATGATAGCCAAACGGGACTTTTCTTAAGCGGGCGTAAGTTCGTAGAAGATAATGATTCCTTTACCAATATAAATACTGATTCTACTTCGACAATTTGCACTTTAGATTCTCACGCTCCAGCACAACTACTTCTTTTGGATGAAAATTCAATATTCAGTCAAGTTCCTAGTGTTAGAGCGAAAAAGACACAAGAACTATTAGATTTGATAAGCACCGGAAAACCTTTATATTTAAGTGCGGCGAATATTACAGAAAAGAGTTTGTATAATGAAGGGGCTTATTCTAACAGTAAAGGAACTTCTCCTATTTATCCTATAGAATATACAACAAGTATTGCATTGGTTAATGCAAGTGTGAAAGAAAATTATATTGAGTTTACTTTGTAGGAAGGAGAAGATATTTTAGGTAATAAGAATATTCATCCACTTAATCCAGAACTCATTATAGGAAATTTGGCGCAACTATTATATGTTGGAACGGCTCACATTTTCCACTATTATGATACCTTTTTCCAAAACCATAAACCGGGGAGCAATAATCAACCTTTTAGTTCTACGGCATGGGTGAACAAATATAATATGCTATAAGAGGTTATATTATGGCAAATAATAATAAAACACCTTTTTTAGGTTTAACAACTCCCGCTTCTGGTGATTATAACTGGGGCGCTGAAATAAATAATAACTTTATAAAGTTGGACCGGGTTTATGGTGGCTTGCAGTCGAGCATGGAAGAACTAGAAACGACTTAGCGGCAGGATGGGTTCTTTAATTTTATAGAGGAACAAGAATATCTTATTTTGAACTCTATGCTTGTTGGGACTGATGTAAATAATGCCGAAACATTATTTAGTAATTCTTCTCCTAATACTGACACTTATAAGGGTAGTGAATTTTTTATTGCAGGCACCATATAGCAGAACTAGGATATGACTGAACTAGAATTTGTTCCTGTGGCTTTCTATTGTACGGCTATAAAAAAGAATTTTCCTGACTTTGCTAAAAAAGCAAAAGATGCGATGGAAGTAAAAAATGGTTATGTTAAAATTCCAGTTCTTTTTTCGCCTACGGGAAAATCGAATGACACAAGATTAGAACGATACAATATTAAAATTGAAGCTAGTTCGGTAGCTGTTTTACTTGATAGATTATCAAAACTTCCTCGAATTACAACATATTAGTTAGCAAATAATACTGCTTTTTATGTAACTGTGCCGGCTAGAGGGTACAACAATGAAATAACTAGTACCCTATATAATAAAAATGCAATTTACTATGAACGGCAATTAGTTATTAAGTATACCGATGTTGGCGCGGTAAAATTTACTTCCTTAAACAATACTACTGGTGGCGTTTATGTCCCTCAAAAAGAATTTACTAGCAATGCTATTCGTTTTGTTCGTCGTCCTATTACGGACACAAGTCAAAGTGTTAATGCTTATGTTGACCCATGGTATGTTTATGGCGGAACGTGGGATATAAGCGGTTTTAGTATGGATGATGAACAGCCTTGTGGCACTTGGGCAAAAAAGGCAGACCAAAATTATTATTATACTTATATACCTAAATTAATAGTTGATTTTAGCAATAAAGACACTAAAAGTTATAGTATAGATTTTTATAAACAGATTTATGAAAAGAGTCCGAATTCAATAGAAAAAATTTATACAGGAACACTAGCTAAAGTAATAGTTGAATACGAAATTACTAATATGAATACATCGGAGCAAAATCTTTCTGAACTACGTGTTTTTGGTATAACACAAGAACAAGTAGAATAGTTAATGGGACGAGTGATATACACTAAAGAAACTATAACTGATGCGGAAGATAAAGAGTATTTATTAGAAAATTTAAAGGCGTATGTTGATAAACGTATTTCAGAAAGTGTGACAAGTGTCATTAACTCTGATGTTTGAGGTAGATAATAATGTCTAAAACAGATAATTTACAGGAATATGTAACAGATATAGCAGGTACTATTCGTAGTGTCGAAGGCACAGCAGAGAAGATTAATGCACAAGATTTTTCTGACCGCATAAGAGCTATAGGTGAAGCAGATAGCGCTGGAGGTAAGACTATACCAAGTTTTACCTCTGGTCGTGCAAATAAAATTATAATTTCGCGTAAAAGTGAAGATAGTTCCTTTTATCCTCGATGGGTAGGAACAGTATTTAATGCATATTTATTCACTAACAATAGTATTATTGATGTAGATACTAAAAATTGGAGTTTTAGTCCATCGACAATTCTTATTAGCGAAGAATAGGAAGGAGTAGATGATGTTGGAGATTTAATTGCGGCGGAGATAGAAGGTGCAAGTAATTATTTAATAGCATTTTATAAGGCAAATAATTTAGCTGAGCCTACTTCATATCATATTATAGGTAAAATACTTCAAGAAGATGAAAAAGAAGGTTTATCATTTGTACACGAATTAACTCAAACTATTGAAGGTGCTGGTAGTTTACATCAACCTTTTGTCTTCGATAACTATGTTTATTATTGCGAAGAAAGTGAGGATGGCACCAGACAAGACATTAAGCGAGCGAAAATTAATTATACCATAGTTGATGGAATAGTTTAGGATTTTAATCTAGATGATTCTGAGATTGTAATTAGCGGTGAAGATAATCTTGATTATAGTGGAAACAATTAGTTATCTGCTTATCTTGGTTCTCCAGTGATTGCTCGATTAGCTGATGGTCATTTAATTATAGTATATGATAGTGATGTAAATAGAAACCTTGGTTATCCTTATACAATACAATATAGTTATAGTACAGATGATGGTGCAACTTGGGAAGAAGGGAAAACCTTATTTAAGACAACAGGATACAATAATAAGGCGCCTTATGTCGTAGTAGACCAATTCGGAAAAGTTGCAATTAGTTATCATACTAATAATGAATATATTGAAAATTCTTATAGTGATGATACGATATTTGATTATGTATTTAAAGCTTTTATTTCTAATGATACAATTTAGGCTGGAGATATCCTTACTCCTGTTGACTTCATTGAAATTCCAATAAGACGTAATCAAGCAAATGAATGGACTGGTGGTTATGGTTCTTTAGCAATTATTAATGGAGAAGTCGTGCCGATTTATGCTCATGGAACTTACGATTATAATCAAGGCACAATTATTGACACAGTAGAAGTCAGTAGTCCAAAAGTTGAATAGGTAGAAAAGTCTTTAGGGCTTGTAGTCTATGCGCATGAAAACTATACTGAAAAAACAATTGCGGCTGAAGTTCAAGCAATTAGTGATTCTATCGTAATGCGTGATATTTCAGGTTTTGTTTATGGTTCTACGGCATGGAATTTAGACCCAACTAATCAACCTACAATTTTAACTACTAAGGCTTATGTTGCTAACTTTGGTAATGAAAATTATTTGCCATTAAAAGGCGGAACAATTTCAGGTAACCTAAGTATTAGTGGTAATCTGATCGTGGCTGGTGAATCCACTATATCTGAGGCGGAGCATCTAAAAGTTAGGGATGCAATAATTGAAACAAACTCGGAAGGAAATAATATACCTACAATAAGTGGTTTAGTAATTCATAAGAATAAAATCGATACTTATATTATTGGTTATGACCCGACCAATGATAGCGTAAAACTTGGATTTGGAGAATAGGACTCTAACAAGAACTGGGTTTTTAAGGAGAATGATGGTAATCCAATTGCAACTAGAGCCGATACTAGTTTAATGATTAATAATGGTTTTGTTGTGTGGAACTAGAATAATAAACGACTAGAGACTACTATGATTACTGGGCTTAGTGGAGAAGGTGAACCTAATTAGGTAGTTTATTATGAAGGAGTAGGTTTTACTTTTGGGAAAGTATGTGAGTTAGACACAACAAACATAACTCATAATTTTAATTTAGTATTAAATATACCTCTCATTTCTGGCAATGGTGTTACTCTAGCTCCGACGAGTAATGGTAAATGTATTGAAGCAAAACTAGATACGACTTTTACCGATGGTAAGTATGTGCCTATCCATAATACTGGAGCCTCATATACCGTATATGGTACTATACAATCTGGTGGACAAATTGTACAAACTAATATGAAATTTGACCAAGCAGCAGTCTCTGGCACAATCGTACAACGAGGTGAAGGTGGTGTCGTAAGAGTTGGTACTCCTGCAGAAGATAACGATGCTGATGCAGTTAATCTTGGTTATGCTAACAATAATTTCCGTAAACGGTTTACCGTTGGTGCAGGGGAATATGCTTACATTGCAAATGCAGGAGGCGACGGTTCCTTACAAGTCGATAAAGATTATACAGCACAGACGATTGCTAAACGTGGTGCCGGTGGAACACTTAAAGTAGGAGCACCATCGGATGATGCTGATGCAACTACCAAAGCATACGTCGATAACCTCAACACGATAACGATAACCGCAGGAGCGTGATTATATGGAAAGTACAAAAGAAGTATTAGTTCGACACAGTAGCAATCTTCTATACTTCCCAAGCAACCTAAATAGCGACTTATATAAAGCCCAACCTTTCCGTAATAACGGAATTAACTTCACCAAAACACTCGATGATGTACATTTTGAGGGTGAATGGGACGGCACCGAGAATACTTCTGGAAGTTGGGGAGTGGCTTATTGTAGCATTCCACTTGCAGCTGGGACATATACATTATCGTATGATGAGAATTATCTAGGACAAATAATTATAAACAAAAAGGTAGACAATACTTGGGCAACTGTTGCACAATGTGGTTATGGGACTCTTAAAAAAACTTTTACATTGACAGAGCCAACCGTTATTGAAAGACTATTTTGGTCTAATGCGACTATGGATAAAAATGTTCCTATTGATATGTGGATGCACCCAATGTTAGTTGAAGGAGATACCAAGCAAGACTACGAACCTTATTATCACGAATATGAAAGTACAAAAGAAGTGGTGGTAAGGAGAAGTAACAACCTATTTTTACCGTTTAGTTCGTATATTGATACAGTAGTAGGAAAAAATACAAAATTTTCATCCGACAATACATTATTTGGGACTGTTGAAACAGATGGTAATATCCATATACATGGCACGAAATCAGTAGCAGATAGCGGTTGGTATTTAATTAGTAATTTTACTTCGCCACTAGTTTTGAAGGCTGGGAAAACATATTCTTTCAAATGTAATCAACCTTATGGGAACTGTACATTGCAAACAACAGCGTCAGGTTCTAGACAAACTGTTATGAATAAAAGTATTCAGTCGGTAACTCCAACGGTTGATACCCCTATAACGCATATATATATGGATATGTTTTCAACTACAATGGATGAGACAAATATCGGCAAGGAATACGATTTTTATATCAATCCCATGGTGGTTGAAGGAGATACAGCGCAAGACTATGAGCCTTACTACTATGAAGCAGAAGCAAGTAAACTAATAACATGGGCAGTTGATGATACTCTTATTTCTGTTATGGATTTCAGTAATATGCTTTATAATAAATTCATAGATAATAGCGGAAATATTGTGACAAACTTGTTATGGGCTACTACAGCTAATTTCTCTCCATGTACAGGAAATACTGTGTATTGGTACAACGCTAACATGATAAACTACTACCCTATTGGACGTGCGTGCCGTTTCGTATTTTACGACGAGAACAAACAATTTATAGGTACGGCAGGAGCGGCTAGTGGTAAAGAAGATAAATCCGTTACTTCTCCCGAAAATGCTAGATATATGAAAGCATCTATATCTAGATTTGATAATAATAACCTTTATCAACCATTTCCAATAAAACCAATAGTATATATTAAGTAACCTCATAAGGAGGATAAATATAAAACATGGCAGATACAAAAATACAAAAACAAGGTAGAATATATATTTCGGAAAGCGAATACAATGCTCTCCGATTCGCTGGTAATTTACAGCCTAATACCGAATACTGCATTACCAAGGTAACCAATAAAGGTGGTACAGTTGAAGGTTCTCTAGTTATTACGGGTGATTTAACCGTACAAGGTAAAACTACAACCAAAGATATTGAAAATGTAAGTACTAAAAACTATCTCATTACCCTTGCAGAAGATAACACTACTGCTCTCACTGTGCCAGCAGGTATAAAGGTACCAAACTATAATGGTACAGAGTCTGGTGCCTTAGTATTTGATTCTAATGGGGTTGCTTACGTTGGTGATGTAGTATTAAAAGACGATGGCAATATTGATGTTGAGGCAAGCGATTTACAACCTTTAGCTACTAGAGGCGCTTTAGTAGATGGGAATTTGGTGAGTTGGAGTTAGGCAAATTTAACGTTAGAGAATAGCGGTAAAACGGTTGATGATTTTGTGCCGAAAATTAAAAATAAAGAACTAAACTATAAATGTTATATTGAAAGAGGGTTTACAGATGGTAGTTCACAAACAACGACTATGCAGGTAACAGTAGGAGATTTCTCAACTTCAATTATACAAAGAGATGCTGATGGTAGAGCAAAAATAAATACTCCAACAACTGATTTAGATGGGAAATATATAGTAAATAAACAATATGTAGAAGATAATTTTGTAACTAAAAATACTACAATTCCTAAAGCTATTTACGCTGTAGATTCTGCCCAAAAATCTATTAATCTTCCTTTTACTCAAAATGCAACATAGGACACCATTGCGCAACGCTATACTAACGGTAGACTTAGGGTTGGCGAACCAGTTGAAAATAGCGATGCTACAACAGTAACCTACGTTAAAGCTCAAAGAACATATGACTATCATATTATTATTTATTAGAATTATCAAGACTCAGGTGAACCAATAGCAGGAGAAAATGTTAATATGGAGATATTTTTAACTGCAAGAAGCAATAGCGATACGATTGAGATAGGACATATAGAAGAGCTTATTCCTTTGCTAAGCGGATATAATAATACAAATAACTTTATGTGTTATCCTGCTTCTGGTTATATTGAATATCCAGATAATTCTCAATTCTGGGTAGTTTATGGACTTGTTTGGACTGGCGAAGATATAATGGTTTAGGTTTATAATAGAGAGTCTGTGGAACGTTCTACTTTAATGTTATCTAGCTATTCCTTAAATTTTGACGTCGCTATAATAAACCCCTATTTTGAATAAAATGATGTAACTAATCATGAGAACATTTCAACTTTATTTTCGTTCTGGTAAGCAACGAATACTTATAACCGATTTTGATACGCTTACTAAGCAAAATATCACTCCAACTTCTACCTTTAACGAAAAAATCAGCAAATCCGATAACGACCAAATAAACTTTACTTTTAGTTTAAGTGCTACCTACTTGGATGGAGGCAAATATGTCTCCAATCCTTGGGTGGCGCGATTGCACCATCATACAATTTTGGAACTAGTAGAAGATAATCAAACATATGATTTAGTCATTAGCTCTATTGAGCCAGATACTTCTACTAAAAAACTAATATACAATTATACCGCAAAAGACTATTTTAGTTATATCTTGTCGCGGCGTTGTTTAGGTTTTTCCTATTGTAATATTCCAGACGCCGATTTAGATTATAATACTTACCCCGAATTATATGATAATTATGGCGTTGAGTCTATATTCCAAATTGGTTCCAAAATTCTTCGTAAAGCCTATATGTATGATTGGCAAGTATATTTTAAGGAAGGAGACGTCGAGTATGAAGCTTTGGCACAAAAACCAATAAGCCTAGATGTTTCAGACACAAACCCTTATAATGCATTAATAGAAGCTTGTAACTCCTTAAACTGTTGTATGCGGGTAGATTATGCTAACAAAATGATTACATTCCTCGAAAAATCCCATATTCCATTTTCGGGTTATAGATATCGTCCAGAGTATAATTTACGTTCTTTATCCGTATCGTATAATGGGGAAGAATTAACTACTTTAATGCACGTAGAAGGCGGCAAAAACGAAAAAGATTAGTATATAACTATTACTCCTTACTTTCCTTATGCGGTAAACAGATGGTTAGCTTTATTTTATAATAAAACCGAATGGACTGACGAGAAAAATAAAATAACCATTATTGACCGTATTTATGGCAATTGGGGCACAAACAATAAAATTGATTTTCTTAAACCAAGTTATAAAACTGATAGCGGTAAATTAGTAACTGGGTGGTGGGATAACATCAAAAATACTATCGCTAAATATCCTGAGTCCTTTTTATCTTATTACGCTATTGCGGAAAAAGACCAAGAGCCTACTAAACTACAAGAAGAACAACAAGAATTAAATGATTTCTTTACCCTAATAGCTAAGGTACCATATGCGGGACAATATATTTTAGATATGGAGTTCTTTGAACTTAAAGGAGAATTTTCCGCCGCCAAAAAAGCCCAATTCCATTCTATCTTAAATGGCATCGCGCGATATAATATTATGCTTAAAGATATAATTTATGCGCGTAATAATTTACGCTATGAAATAGAAAGTATTATGACTAAGGTTATAGGGCAAGCAGATATTTATACTTCTATTTTACTTACTATAATTGAACAAGGCGCAGAAAAGGCTTCTCAATATGAAAGTGATTTAACCGAAGTCGGCGAAAAAATTAAATCCTATATAGGTGCGCTAGGCAAAAAACTTTTCTTACTTCACGGCGCAAAAAACCTTTCTGACTATCCTGAAATTCAAACTTTTGACTCCTAGCATAAGCAAGCTGAGGCGCAACAGCAATATAAAGAGTATGAAGCCCTTTACAAAGAATATAATCGACTTTTGAAGAAAAGCAATAATTCCGATTATACCATAACCGACCTTGAAGCAAAAGCGGCAAATTACGAAAACCTTTATAAAACCTATTTTGCTTTGGGCGCGGGGGCAAATGAGTCAACATTAAATAATCATCTTGGAACTTATGCTTACCTTTATAGTATGCTAACTAATCCGGCTTATATGACTGTACCTAGTGAATTAGAGGAAGGTGTAAATTATTCTATGCCGTTAGATCAAGCCTATACTTCTTATACGGCGAGTTTAGACGCTTTAACAGGTGACCTCTATCATAACTTCGGACAATATATAGTGGAATCTAAATATACCAATTCTGATGAAATTGACCCTATTTCCCTATATAATCAAGCCATAACATATTTCCAAGATCTATATAAACCAAAAGCCGAATACAACATTGAAACTATCAATATCCGCCAACTTGAACTTATATCTGTGCCGCAATTACAAGTGAATAGTAAAATACGCATCTATAATTCTGAAATTGGACTTGATGATGCGCAAAATGATACTATATCCGAACGCGAAAATGAACTTATAGTTACATCTATTTCCTATTCGTTGCGCGACAACCTAAATATAAGTGTTGGTGTTGAACAAATAACGCGTTATAATTCTATTCTACAGAAATTAATTCAAAGCATCAGTAACCGCTAAAAACAAAAATAAAGAGGGAGTTTTATAGCTCCCTCTCTTTTATTTAAAACAACTTTTGCGGCTTGACCTCATTCCTCTTGTCTACTGCATATTTCCCAAGTAATATTGCTTCTGCCTCATCATCGCCCACATTGATACCATACATCTCTTTTACCTTTTGTATGGATTGCGCTTTCTGCTATACTCTTGTTTTGCCTGTAATACAATAATGTTCTCTCCAAACCTTACTCAATACCGTCTCACATTTTACTCCTGCAAGATGCGCAGTAACAACGCTGCTACCAAGTAGCATCGCAAGCACCTTAAAAGTATAAATATTATTCTAATATTGTATATCTTCAAATATCAGCAGGTCTGGTTTCCACTATTCAATTATAGTCTCTTGTAGTATTTTACGGTTTTGCGCCAAACGCTAAATTGTTTCTCCATGCAGTTGGATTAGGGTATAATATACAAGTTTTCCATTATCAAATATCGAAACACCGGCTTTTTCAGTCGCATTATCTAAAGCAACAATACGGTAGCCTGTCTTTTCAGGCGGCTCAATTATATTGAGTTTTTGGCTACTGCTATTTATTCCTTCACAAACAAGACACTAGAAGTGGGTGTTTCTAACTGTTTTGAGGGAAGCTTCAATTTTATGCCCATTATTACATTCAAGCTAAAGCACCGTGTCCATGTTTTTATAATCTTGTATATTCAAACATTTTAGGTTCTTTTGCGCAAGAATGTTTATAATTTCCTAGTTACTTAATCGCATTATTTCCGACGTTCAATCTCCGCATCGACTACGCTAAGTAGTTCTAGCAAAGTGCCTCCTATGTCTTGCATATGAGCAATACGTTTAGTAATGTCATCTCGCAAGGAATAGAGACTCGTATCGCTATAGGAGCTGACGTTATCCATAATAATGTCTAAGTGTTCTAATTCCATCTATTATATACCTCATCAAAATCCTAAATCTTCTTCTGTGGGCGTAGAAGATTCTTTCATTTTATAGTATAGTTTGATAAGTGCATAAACATCTTCAATTGCCGAGTGAGCTTCATATTCAATACCATAATACTCGGCTAAGGTAGGTTGTTTACAATTGGCAACCTTAATTTTACCACTTTTACTAAGCTGTCGCGCAAAAGTTAAGGTATCAAAAATTTCCGGCAAATTCCAAGTAAAGTGATAGCGTGTTAATTTATCTCGAATAAAGCGCAAGTCAAAAGCCTTACAATTATGCCCAACTATTAGGTCTGGTTTGCTAACTACTGCCCATTCGGTAAAGTCCATCAATACATCTTTTTCGCAACGACAACAAGCAACCTGTTCATTGGTAATGCCTGTTAGTTCTATAACCGCTGGTGGAATTTTCTTTCCCGGTCGTATATATTCATGGAACTGGTCAATAGCACGCCATTGCGCATCATCCCAAAGGACAGCAGCAACTTCAATAATATAATCCCATTGGCTACTAAACCCTGTTGTCTCCAAATCTAAAAATAGAATTTTACTCATCTGTTGGTTTCTCCTTATATAATAAACTTAGGTTCGTTTCTAGTATATCTCTTTGCACCAAGTTGCTATTTAGTTGAGAATAACCCCATTGCACAAAAAGGTTTTCCTAATAGTCTTTATAAGTTGGATTAACCAACAAGGAAACCAAAAATAAAATATCGGGGGAATCCCAAGAGCTTGGATTGTTTAATATTGTAGACCATGTTGCGCCAGAAACTAAACATCGAAAATGCAGTATAAACTCCACAAAGCTTAGTTTGAATGAAGTTCTAGTCCATTTTTCAAGTAACTCGAACTAGCGGCAAGATTTAGGTGGCGCAATAAATAAACATTCTAACTTGTTTTCCTTAAACAGTTTACTTATTTGTAAGCATCTAATTACTTGAGGCGCAATATCGTTCTATCCATAGTCTGAAACCGTTGTCGCGCGGAAAGGTATGGCTCCTAAACGGCTTCTGGTCTTTTCGCGCAACTGCAACATAAAGTCAACAATTTTTTGAGCAGACTCAATATCGTCACCTAGGTTGTTTCGCCATCTAAACTCAGTTCCTGTGCTAAAATTCAATTCCAAAAATTTTTGTTGAAGAACTGTATTGCCGATTAGTTTTCGTAATGAAATTGGTTCAGAAAAAGCTATATTTTTCTCTTGTTTTAGATAATTGAAGCACCACAATAAATCTTCATCTGCGGCATTCCAAAATTCTTTATCAGCGACAATAGTTTTCTTATGGTGAAGATTAGTGTTATGAAAATCTTGAAATTGATTCAAACGCTCTGTGCCGCAAAAGAAGGTTATTATGTTAGCATTTGTATAAGCATTTTCAACCGTTTTAGGATAAAGTAAATAGTCGGGACGACAAGCCCAAATAATTTTACCTAACTTACTTACCTTGTAGTAGGTGAAGCCTTTGCCGAATAGGGATGTTGTTGGCATGGTTAGGTAAGCCTTGTAGTTTATTGGGGTATTCTTGTACTCTTTGAATATACAAAGACGGTCATATGCAATATTCAAATCTGTAATATCCTTTATAAAAACTATTACATTACCTTTTTGCTGGTGGTAGGAAGACAACTTCATACAACCTACATTAGGCATAGTAGTTGTCTTCTCAAACCAATCCAAATCCCATATTGCTACTGTCATTCTGCCTTCCTCATAAAGTAGTCAAATGTGCCATCTTCTTTCAATACTATGCGCAACAAAGCATCATAACCCGTATCCCTATAAACTTTTGGTACAAAAATGTCGTTACGCAAAATACCTGTTACCGCCAGATGTGTTCCTTTATTGAAGAAACTATCTTCCAGCACATTCTTATTTCCATCATCATCCAAATCCGTAATCGTATGGGCATATCGCGCGAACTGTTGTTTTGGAATTTTGACATCAATAACGCCGTCAGGACACTGTAAAGTTACAATACCTTTGACATTATTTTTATCAATTACTGTCCCAATAATCGTTTTTAATTTATGCTTTGGAATCATTTTACCTCTAATCGTCCAGAACCCATCAAAATCATTTTCTTTTAACTCTTTCAAAGGCGTTGTGGCGCAAGGTAGCTGTAAATTTGCAAGCGGATGACCACTATAATAAAAATTCAAACTATCAAGTTCCCACTGTAACTGGTCACCTGTTGCATATTTATCATACTCTTCTTGGAACAAGATGCTATTCAATTTACTTAAAAGTTCATCATGATGCGCCTTGATATAAGCTCGCGGCTTATCCATTTCACGATTATAAATACTATCCCAATAGGTTATAGCAATTACATTTGTCGCTGTTCCATTTATCTCTACAACTTTTATCTTTGTGGTATCGTAATGTTCCGCATAAAAACGCATCCCATTATTATCCAAAATGTAGTTTCCCATATATTTCATTTTACGGATATATTTTGTGAAGTTATAAACCTTAGCCGAAAAAGCGAGTTCGTCAGGAATAAGTTTCTTTTGAATAAGCATAGCGAAGTTCATCAAATTCAACTTCTGTTTTTGGTCAGCAACGGATAAAATATAATCTTTCAAAATCTCGGCGCGAGGACGTCCTTCAACTAAATCAAATGCGCCTGCCTTGATAAGATTGACAATTCTATCTTTGCTAATTAGTTTTTTACCATCTGCGGTAGTCATTTTACGAATAAAATCCGCCAAAGACTTATAATCGCGGTTGATAATAATTTCTTGAATAATTTGTTCGCCGATGCGCGAAATACCTCGAATACCAAACAGAATTGTATTACGTTTAACATCAGGTGTGAAACCATATCGCGCCTTATTTATTTCAGGTAATTCTACCCCAACGCCATATTCTCGCGCCTTAATAAGAGCAGATGCCATTTTACCATATTGCACTTTGGACTGTTCACGTTTGTCTTCTTCATCAGACAGTTCTACAATGCCTTCTTCAACCAAATTGTAATAGTCTTCTTCATTTACTGCACCTGCATCAACAGACAAACAAGCGCACTTCCAATAGATGGAAGGGAAAAAATAACACAGGTTCATTTCTTGTAGTGCAATATAGGAGTATGCAGTGGCATGAATATCAGAGAATGAATCGTTTACTCCCTTGTTTCCAAGGGAACTGACTATTTTTTAACGGTTTGAACCGCTATGACCATTTCCTCTTTTAACTGGCTTCATTACTTATAACCAGACTGCGTATCAATAGCAGCAGTACTCTCCGGCATTACACTTAGGAGATAGTCGATACAGGTTTGCGTAAAAGATATGATAATTCTTTATTATAATAACTTTTGTCTATTTGAAATATCTTTTACGCTTCCCACGAGATTACCATGGCTTTCGCTTTAGGCTTCCTCGTTAGCAAATACAAATGTATTCACCCCCGTGATAACGGGAAAAGTCATATAAGGGCAATCATTACTTACCCTGCTTGCAGCATAATCTGTTTGTTCCATACATAATCCAACAATGTAAGTGATGTACCTGCAGCGAGTCCCTTGTTATAGAACAATTCCTTACCTTTTTGCAGTACATCGGCTTTCTTTTTGGCAACCGCCTTTCTGAGTATGTTCGCTTCTGCCATGTCAAAGTTAGAAATGTGAGGATCCATACTTAGCCGCATCATTGTTTCCTGCGACACTGCAACGCCATACACAACATCCAAATATTTTTTTAATAACTCTTGTTCGGCTTCGGTAAGACCTTCATGGCGCATCTCTTCTTCCCATGTGGATATATCATTCTTATGTTTTACATAAATATCCAGCGGCAAGTCACCATCTTCATTTGCCATAAGACGCATCAGACCATTACCCGCTGTAAGTTGTGCTAGGTTAACAGGGTGTATGAGCTGAATTGCTTGGCTACCGACGACACTGTCGAACTGGAAACATGACGGTATCTCCCGTCTATATAATGCATCCCACATCCCTCTATCATTATAATTCAACACATCGGGATGTACATATTTATCATATGTTGCGCGTAAACTACCTTGCCATTCAATTGCATTATCCTCAAGTAGAAGGTTCATACAGGTACGTATCTTATCTAGGGCTTGAATTGTTAAATAATCATACTTCGTTCCGCCTAACGCTTCTGTATCTTCCAAGTCGTATGCAGTAACGAGAATACCCTTACTTGTCTTCATCACCGAATTATGTGCACACACTGACTCATTCAACGCTAACACACCACTTGCATGACATCCTAGACGCGTTACCATACCTTCAATTGCAAAAGCTACTTCGCGCCACATCGGATATTTATCAATTTCGTCCTTAAATGCTTTGATTGCAGGATGTTCTTCATCCCCATAATAACACTGTTTTAATGTCCAGTCAAAACCACGGGCATTAGGAATCATAACAGTTAGATAGGATGCAACTTCTTCATCAATATCAAGTCCTCGCGCCGCAGTATTAATGGCAGATTTACTACCCTCTGTGCCGAAGGTGCAGATATTGATAAGGTCACCGCCGATAGAACGGAAGTAGTCACGTACCTTATTGAACACCTGCAAACGTTTAGTTGCCTCAGTATCAATATCAATATCGGGAAGTCCGGGTCTTGTAGCGTGCATAACACTATATTTTTATATAGTAGACTATATCTTCAACTTATCAATTTCTTCATACCAAGAGAATAAACGATATAAAATTTTTCTGCTTACATTATATTTAATTCCTAACTATGTCATTGAAGTTCCATTTTTATATTCTTCATACCAGTCACGACCACTTGGATATGAAGATTTAAAATTGTTGCGAGGTATATTACGTTTTCTTAAAGCATAAGAAACCATGTCATAAGGGACATTAAGCTCTTCAGCAATTTCTTTAGCAGTTCTAGGGCGTAAATATTCAGTAACGACATATTCATATATTTCTTCAGGTCTAGAGTGCCAAGTCATTTTAATCCCCATTGCTTTCAAACGACGCCTAATAGTATTCCCTGATACATTCAATTCTTGTGCTAATTCTTCTGAAGTTTTACCGTTCAAATACTATTCAGCTAAATATTCCTCATCAAGAGAAAGAAGTTTTACTCCTTCTCCTCCTAATGTCATATTATAACCATTATTATATGAATCATATAATTTTATATAATATTTTTCTTTTTCGTACATTTCTTCAAGGGAGTTGGCAGTATCAATTTTTTCTATTTTAAAATTTTCTCTACCATACTTCTACATTGTCTAACAAAGATGAAGACTATTCCGTTCTTCTATTCTACTTTTATGTTCGTTAAAACGTTCTTCAATGGTTCGGGTCGTGACTCCGATATATACCTTATCATTTATATTGTTAGAAATTTTATAAATGCTATACATTATTTTATCCTCGTGAAAAATTGTTAAGTTGCTCCGCACTTCGAGTAGTAACTCATCTTCTACCCTACATAATAGTCGTTGCACCTTCAATTAAGCTTGGCACAGGATTCTTTCGTTCCCTGTTAGCATAAGAACTAACCACCATTTCCTGCGGTTCCTTAGCGTTTCTTATACACCCCTGAGTAATAGGGTTCACGGAGTTTATTTTAAGGATGTTACCATCCAGAGGAGGCCTATGTTAATTAGTACCGAACATCTCAGCCTTTTCAGCTGACCTCCAATACGGTAATTCCAGTGACTGCGAGAGAGGGTCAACTTGTGTAATACCTAATAGATAGTTTACCAAACTACTACAAGCACTACCACGTCCTGCACCAACTAAACTATTACCTTCTGTCCACATAATATCAATCATTTTAGACATAGTGATAAAATAGTCACTGATGCTCTGGTTCAAATTTTTACTAATTGCGCTAGTTTGTTCAAATTCATAATCAAGTTCCGCTACATATTTGCGTTCATCTTTATGTGCCTCAACAATTCTTTTTTTCCAAGGCTCAACAAGCAAATTCAACAAATATATATCGGCGTTATGATTTTCTTGCACTACTTGCGCCAAATGTTTAGTTTCATCTGGGTAAGTTTCAATAAGATGTAAGATAAATGGGTTTATAGTATTATTTTGTGGATATACAATGTGCGGAATAATTGAAGTGTGGAAGATGTCATAACTTTGTACCCGTGCTATAATACGATTAGTATTTTCAAACATCATAGCAATTTTGTCTTCGCTAATATAATCTTGCACATACTCAATCACTTCTTCTGGATTCATCATATAAGCCGCAGAATAAAATGTATCAACCTCTCTATCGCCGCTACTTTTAGAGTTTAAGAAAATTTTATGAATTTCCTTATCCTCTTTCTTCAGATAATGTGCATCAGTAGTGATGATAAATGGATATTTACCCCAATAATGTTCAATCATATATTTATTATAAGCAATTTGGTCTTCCTGCAAAGATGGTTGTAACTCTACACAAAAACAACCATCCCCAAACAAATTACTCATAGCTTGCAGATGCGCATCAATAGCCTCATAATCGCCTTCCAAAAACTTGGATGCGGGATAACCACCCAAACAAGCAGTTGAAGCAATTACATGACCAGGATTGGCACCGATAACTTTAATTAAATCACTACTATATGTTGGAGTTCGCATAATATTCTTCATATAGCCGCGACTCCAAGCCGCGCTACTAATTTCGCGCAACTGCTCATGACCAACCGTATCTAATGCCAACAAAATTAGATGATAAAACTTTTCACCTTTTTGATGATTTTCCGCATTTAGACCTTCGCGGCACAAGTAAATCTCGTTACCAAGCATAAGCTTGAAACGCGACTTCTGTTCATCATCAAAATGCTTTTTATAATATTCTAGTGCCCTTACATGACCACTTATACAATCATGGTCAGTAATTGCGATACCATTTAGCCCTAAATCATACGCATACTGAATAAGGTCTTCAACACGATTAATACAATCTATAAGTTTTAAGTTGGAGAACTCTGTATGCGTATGCAGACTAGAATAGGACAATGCCATAAAACTATTCTCCTTTCTTCTTTTTACAATATTATTATAGCATAAATTTTAATTAAAAACAAATTTCAGCCCGCAATTTTGGAGAATATTGAAAATAATAGCGCACTTGCCCATTAAGGAAATACTGTTAAATTGACCTTCTTCAGAAGCACAATACAGTTGAATCATATCGTGAATACGAGCGAGAGGTTTAGTAGTAGAGTTATAAGAGTTATCTATGCCCTCAATAATTTGTGGCATTTCCTCTAATTTGAAGTCATTGTAACGAACCCAGCGCAAATACGCATTGATAAATTCGTAACAGTCTGCATCCTCTAAATTAATAAAAAATTCGTACATTAATTTTGCAATTGCGGCATTGAGCAGTAGATATGACTCATATACTGATTCTTGGTCTTGTGGCGCAGGAATAACTTTATACATTTCAACAAGGTTAATTGCATCTTTCATTAAAATAATTTCCTCACTTCATCCACCTTGCTATAATTTTCCGCAGGTGTGATTTCGATATTATTTAGAATAAGTTGTGGCGTTTGTCGCCCCATCCAAGAATTAATACTTGGTTCACCAATAGCAACAATATGGTAATAAGGTGTATCAGGTAAATTATCAATTATGCTTTTCGCCTTAAATTTTATACATTCGAATCCATCGTTACGCCATTTAAGTGTATCATTTTTACTTCCAATAATAGAAAGGTCTTGCGCCGCAATTACAAAGTCTAAAGCGAACTGAGGCGCAGGGACACCATTCCCATACAAATCTTTACCATATGCCATACGCAGAATAAAGTTGCTTGCACAAGTATCGTTGCCGTTATAAATATATTCTACTTGAGTTAGCGGATTACCAATATCGGCATCAGCAAGAACAACATTACTACGTTCCAAAAATTCTTGATATTTTGTAGCATCTAATGCGGCACCAAAGGCAAAATGATGTCCCTCCCCATAAACCGATGCATCATCTTCTCTTACATATTCAAGGAAGGAAGGTAGTCCATCTACCATCTCCGCTCTACCACTACCGGCATAAATGGTTTTATCGCCTTCACGCTTTGGGCGCAACACCAAACATGGTTTATTGTAATGCTTGGCTAGTTCCATAGCAATAACACCAGTTAAGGTTTGTGGAGTAGGCACTTCATCATCGGCACTGGCAACAACAGCAATAATCTTGTTTTTATCAAGACCTTGCGCCTCAATTTTTTTGCATAAGAACTCAAAACATTTTAGTTTCTTACGGTCTTGTCTACCTTTAATATTGGCGGCTAGTCGTGCGACATACTAATAATAGGTTTCAATACGAGTCGCGCCGCGATTATCGGAAACAATAGTTTCTTGGGTAGGTTCGTGTATAAATGCCCTAAATAACAATTCTTTTTCTTCTGCTGTACCTTCTCGCACAACACCATTAATTAATGGTGATACTTGCCAAACAATCTCGGTTTTGGTTGGGTGTTTTAGGTCAGCAAAACCTCGTTCTTGTTGTTTCATCAATGCAAGTAGAATTGCACTTTTAATATTACGTAGTCCTTGATGCGCAATATAATTATTATCTAATGGGCGCATATCCATACAGTCACTTAAAATTCCAACCGTCGCCAAATCATAATAGTGGTCAGGATTGCCATGCGCATCATAATATTCATCATAGGCTTGAATAGTTTTCAAAACCATTCCTGCGCCGCTAAGAGCCTTATTCGGAAAATCTGGACTACACTGGTTATTTACCAACACCAAATTAGGATGTGTATTTTCCGTTGTAACATTATGGTGGTCGATAATAATTATCGTTTTGCCGCGGTCTAACAGTTCATCTTGTTCTTCAATTTGCATACTACCAGCGTCAGGCACAATAATTACATCAGTTTCAATCGGCACTTTATCCACTATAATACCATGTTCTTTGCCTTCATGTTGCATCCATTCGATACAAGCGTTCGGATAAATAGATTTGAAATAGTTATAGAAGATGGAGGCTGATGTATAGCCATCTGCATCACTATCTACAATTAAAAAGAATTTTAGCTTTGCTTCAAATGCGTTATGCAGTCTAGTTACGCACTCTTTCATATTTTTTAGTCGCCAAGGGTCAAGTTCATCCTCCTTGGTAGGACACATAAACCTATCTGTATTTTCTACACCACAAGACCGAATATAATCAATTAGCGGTGTTTCACTGTCTGGGCTTACTGCATTAGCCCGCAACCTATATTTTATCATTTTATATAAATTCTATCTCTCAACAGCCTTTCAAAAATTTCTTTGCCCCGGTCGATTGGGGAGTCTTTATAATTAAGTAGTTTACAGGACAAATCCATAACTACGCAAACATTGAAAAAAAGTTGTAGACGCTTTGCAATATCCAAGTATTCTTTGCGCTTGGCAAACATAGTTGCTTGGTCGTAGTAGTCTGCGTCATAAGCCAAAGCTACTTCCCGCACTCCAGCATCTAAAAGTAAATGTATTTGTTGCATTGAAATGTTTTTACCTAATGTAGCAACCGCAACACTGTCATTACCATAATAGGTATCCATCATTAACACACTTTTTTCGCCCTCGAATATAATTGCCTGACCTTTTCGGCGCATGGACGCTTTATTTTGGTATAATCCATATAGTGTAAGTGAGGTAGGATAATTCAAAACTGTTTTATTATAAACGATAGGACGGTATTTAGCATCTGCGTCCGGGTCAAGAAAACGTCCTCTTACTCCAATTAGTTTGCCATTTTGGTCAACATTAGGTATAATTATACAGTTGGTTATTGGGTCATATTGAATACCATATTTTTTCATTGTGGAATAACTAATGCCTTCATTCTTCCATGCGCTTAAAGCTTCTTCATCAAAATAGAATCTCGACCTAATGTCTATGTTGATAGCTTGAATAGGCTGAATACTATAATCAGTATGTAAGGCATTATATAGTAGATTGGTTTCACGTTCATGGTCTACTTCCTGTGCTGTGTCATCGCGCCCAAGTTCAACACCACAAAATTGCAAGGCTTGCATTAAAGTGCAATCAATGCCTCTCATGGCGTTCATGCGCATTATCAAATCAAATATATCAAAGGTTCCTTCACATTCGGTATAGCATTTAAATAAATAACTATCTTTATAGTAATATAATTTATTACTACCTCCTGTAAGGTTATGACAACAAGTTGGGAAAATGATGGCTTTTTCGGTTTCGCGCGCAGGTGATACGTCAAAACGCCCCAGAATACTTTTAATACTCTCTGGGGTTATACTCTCGCGTAAGGCTTTGAAATCCAAGCTATTATTGGTTAAAGTCATCAAAACTCATCACCGCACTTTCTCGTTCAACTGTTCTCAAGTCTGTTAAAATTTCATAAGTATTCGTTGTGGCGCAAACATCAATTAATCGTAGTGTACCATAATCAAATTTCCGGAAAATTTTTATATCGCACATACGACCACGTCGGTTCTTGTAAATATCAATTACTATATTTGGAGTCGGTAAACCTTTACTCATGCAATAATCTCTTACTGCATCAATTTCTTCTTGCGGCGCACGAATACCAATCATACCAAGGTCAACTTTATCCGCAACGGCTTTACTACCTCTAATCATATTGGCATTACGAATTGTTTTACCCTCATATGTACCATTCAACTGAGTACCAGACATAATAAAGACATTGTAGGTTGCCGCGATTTCTTTCAAAGTATTGGAAAGCATCATCAAGATAACATCCTCGCGCAACCCTGCTTTACTATACTCGCCAATTAAGCCGCCAGAAGTAAAGATATAGTCATAGAAAATATATTCTATTTTATCTTGTAAGATGTAGTTTGTTATCATGGCTTTTAGGCTTGCAATAGATGGATTAGGTACGCTTTCAATAATAAAATTGTCTGCGTACTTTTCCATAATTTTAATTGCTTGCTCGATATAAGAAGCTTCAATCGGAGAATAATCACCAAGCAAAATCTTCTCCTCATTTACTCCACTAATATAAGCTAAAATCATTGTCTGAATTTCATCTGCCTGTTGCTCGGTAGCAATATACAACACAGGATGCATTTCAGTTGGCATAACAATTTTACCATCGCTTATATAAGGGTATGCAATTCTACAAGCATTAGAAACCATTGTACGGCTCTTACCACCGCCACTATTACTACTGTACAAATACATTTTGCCCAATCTACATCCTCGTGCCGCATAATCAAGTATGCTACCATTGATTTCAACACCAAGTTCAGGCTCTGCTTTTAGAGTTTCAACAAGATTACGTATTCCCGCGCTTGCATTAGTTCCTGTATCAACCGCAAGACGATGGTTCTCGTTTTCAACTTCCTGTATTTTATTTCGTATAATTTGCAACATATCCTCAATCGTCATTTGATTGAGTTTTGCATTTGAGTCTTCGCGTTTTAGAAAATCATCATCAAACAAATCGGAGATGTCTATACCCTTATCGCGCAGTCCTCTTAAAACCGAAAACTTTTTTACTCGTTCGTAGTAATATTCGAATTGCGGCGCATCAACATCAATCATACTTTCGTATGCTAATTGTACCCAAGTATCAACTCCATTTTGAGTATAATATTCAAGTTGACTTTCGTATTGTGCCAAATATGCAACTATATCAGCTGGTAAAATACTTGTTGCACCGTTTTGCGCCAAATTATATATTGCGCCAAAAGCAATTTTCTCACCTTTGTCGCTGAAATCATTGATGGTTATTTTATATCTTTCCCCGTCTAGTAATAGTTGGGGTCGAATCATAAACCCCCCTATCACTTTCGCTTCTGCCATCTTATCATAGAGGGGTGAAAGATTAACCTTGTCCATCGGTTCTCCTTCGCTGTTTACAATTTGTTTATATCTATAGTTTTTCGTCGCGGCGAACTCTCTCGCGCCTTATACTTTATTGGCGTATTTTCATTTACAACTTGTGCCGCTTGAAGTTGTTTTTCCTTTTGCGCTTTTAACTCTGCGAAATATTTTCGAGCGTCGTCCATAACATACTCTACAATTTTTATGCCGTATTGTAATTGTAGAGTTTGTTTCCTCACATCTACATAATATGAAAGAGCGCGGGCAATATCAATGTATTCATACCCACGCTCTGTTACATATTTGTGTATCTGTTGAAGAATTAATGTAGTACATTGTGGGATATTAAACATCTCACATATAAACGACTGTAATTCTTCTCTTGTCATACAATTTTATACCATCGCTTTCAAATCTAGCAAAGTAGTGTAAACCACTTGTAGTTTACTTAGGTTTTCCGCCGACTCTTTTAAATCAGATACCTTTGTTCCTTTAAAAACATCCGTTAACAGTTTGACTACGTCATCCGGCTTAATGCTAACAAGTGACTGCGCCAACTCTATCACATCCTTTTTCAATGCAGTAAAGCTAACTTCTTCTCGTGCATAAGGATTAGTAGATTCAATTCCATCTGGCATCGAACCACCTTCAACTGCATATTGCCGCGCAACTGCGTCATGAAGTTCTTGCTGAAGATTTTCATAAGTGAACTCGAATTTTGGTCTAAAATATCTACTGCGCGACTTTGTATCAATGGTTACAAGGTCAGAATACGCATATACTGTGGGAGTATCTGTCGTTCCTTCCTTAACCTCTTTGTGAAGAAATAGAACAAAGTCCGCTAGACCCTTAATAATTAGGTCGGGACGCTTATCAATATCAATTTTAGTTACAATATTCTTGGTTTTTGTATTTTTATCTTCTTTTTCAACTTCATCACTATGTGCCAGCATAATCAGTCCATAACCTTTCTGCACAATAGCACGAATTGAAGTTTCAAACTCCAACCGAATCTTTTTCCAACCCATACCATAGCCAACTTCACCGGGGTCATTTACTCCCATCTGCGTTAACATATATTGATAACACATTTGATAAAGCTGTCCAATAGTATCAATTACGATAATATCGAAACGGTCTTTATTAGACTGACGATCCAACTGCTTCAAAATACTTTTGAACTCAGACCAACTTTGAATAAGAGCAGGCATTGCTCCGTTAATAAATTTATACCCTACTTCTGTCGCAATCAACAAATGTTTGGGGAAGGAGCAGGCGACGGATGTTTTTCTCGTCGCCATTTCCCCATAGAAAAGCCAAATCTTATCTGCCATATTGTCGGTTACGACATTCGGTTGAATATCGTCCAGATTTATCATATTTGGCTTACCTCAACATCAAATCAACGAAGAAGTACGAATTGCGCTCTGCATAGCCGTTTTCTGTGCGTCAGCAGGAGCGGAGGCTTCAGCAGTTGCGTTCTTTGCCGCCTCAAGTCTTTCAGCACAATAAGCCTTATATGCGTCAACAAGTTTATGCACATCCTCATTCGAATATGCTTCAGGATTCGACTCATCGTAAGGCTCGTTGCCACCAGTGATACGGAACATTTTCTCGCTATTTACATAGGTACGCTGAGTAGGTTCACCGAATGCGACTTCCTCGGTAACAACGCGGGTAGTAGTGAGATAAGTAACAATACCGCTAATATCCACTGTAGACCCCACCATATACCGTTCGGAAATAACATTAACGATATTCACGTCTTCCTTTGCCACATCAAAACGCAGAACCTGCGCACGAGTTGCATTGTAATTCTGCTGTGCAATCTCCATACGATAGCCGATGAGATTGTCTTCCTTATCCTTGCGCTCGTAGATACTGCGAACCACAAAGCCGCGGAAACGGAAAGTTGCACCGTCAGTTTCGGTAGAACGCGCCGCATTAACAAACTTCACATAAATACCGTTGAAGAACAACATCTTGCCCGTATTCTGGGAATACATATTGTCCTCACGAAGTTCTGCAGTAACAGTAATGCGCTTATGCAGATACGATTCAAGAGATGCATAAGAGGTGAAAAGTTTGCTGGGCGTGCCAGATTTGGTCATCTTATAGGTGAAAACACGGAGGTCGATAAGATTTGCCTTGCCATCAATTTCACCGCAATTGATAACAATTTTACCACCGATATACTCTTTACCATTACGGTCAGTTTTGACCTCGGTAGCGACCTCTTCCAGAGTACCAGTTACGATTACTTCATTCAGAATAGTTTTTGCCATGTTTTTATTTCCTCATTTCGTTAAAATTTTATATAGTTTTATAGTTATAAATATTGTTCAATATCTTATGAAGTCTCGTATAAAACGAAAAGGACATTATAGCCCGGATAATGCCCCTTTCCACATAATTGTTTGAACTTGTAGGGAAAAGGTTTACTTCTTCTCCATGATGAGCATTACTTGCTCGTTAGGCTCAAGCCTCGTAAGCGCGACCAGCATCGGTCACAAAGTAGACCGTGTAGTCCTTCGTGATGGTGTTGCCATCCTTGTCAACGCCCTGACCCTCACGCTTGCCTTTACCAACAAAGCCATACTTAACTAGAGAGTTCATAACACCGTGAATCCCCTTCGGGTTCAGCTCGAGTGCAGTCGCAATATCCACACCGAAATGACCATCTTCACCGTTGTCATTCTCTCTCAGCCAAGCAAGAACCGCCGCACACTTCTCTGTAAGTTTAATTTCCTTAGTTTCCATAATTGTTGTTTCTCCTTTTAGATAAATAAATTTTTTATTTTTTAGGTTTTCAGAGAAGATTGGGCTAAATCTCTCTTTATTTCCTTATTGTAAATATATTATATCGCGTTTTGGGGTAAAAATCAATTTTTTAATGGCTCTTTCAAAAATTTGACGGAAGCGAAAAGAAGAAAAATTTTATTTATTTATCTTCCTCTCTCATCCTTTCTATATATATTATAGCGCGGTTTTGGGATAAAATCAACTTTGGGCAACCAATTTTAGATTCGGATTTTCGGATAACTTGGCGCCCATAGCATCTTTGCCTTTACAGGAAGGACAAATCATAAAAGATATTTTATTATCGTCTACTACGTATACACCTTGAGGCGCAACAGCAAAAGCAATTGTATTAGTTGAAACCATTTGCCCCTTAGACCCAATTGATGAAACGCTATAATCATTTACCTTTGTTGCCTTGTATTTGCCATCCTGTACAGTAAAGAGGACGTCCTTTTCACTCGCAGTTGCGGCACAAATTACTTCATCCCCAACAAGTTTTGATCCAATTGTGGCTTTGCCGCTGGTAGTAATAGAAGCAACTGGAAGTTTGACCATAGTATTATGTTTGGTCAATGCAATAAGATAATCCGTTTCGGTACAACAACCTACATAAAGTAAACTATCATCTTCACGTACCTTACAGAAGGTAGATGACCGCTTAAAATTGTTATAATCGTTTACACCGGTTTTCTTTCCTACCCCCTTGCGCGAAAGCGTAATAACGTATCCATCGCTAGGAATAGGTATAATTTGTATAACGTTATCTAAAGGTAGTGCAACTTCAATATTAAGAGCAAAAGTAGATAAGTCAACTCTGGTATAACGACCTTGCGCATCAACCGCCAGTCTAATTTCGTCTTCTTTGGCGATAAAACCGAATCGAACCTTTTGTTTGGTGAGTATGTTACCCTTTTTAGTTAAATTGATTTTATCTTCGGGCGCAACTGCAAGTACACTATTATTTTCCAATACAAGGTATAAACGCTTTTCCGCTTCTTTAATGGGAACCGGAGTTATTTCATCCGGCTTCGGCACATCCATTATCTTGGTTCTTCGCGCGTCACCATATTTTTTTGCCGTCAGTCTCCAACCTTTTGCCAATTCTTCATTGAACAGAGCCGGAGTAGTTAGAATTGTTTGTAGATTAGCAACCAAATCTAGAAGTTCAATGCGTTCCTTTTCCAACTTCTCAACTTCAAGATGAGCTAGGCGCGACAACTTCGTATCAAGCACTGCCTTAGCCTGAACATCATCCAACAAGAATTTACTAATTAGCCCTTTTCGCGCGGAATCAACGGTTACTGCACCTTTAATAACTGAGACTACTTCATCAATATTCGCAATTGCAATAATTAGTCCATCCAAAATATGGATACGCGCTTCAGCCTTATGAATATCAAACTCAAAACCACGTCTATAAACCTCTTTCTCATGGTCAATATGCGCCTGTAAGGTTTCTTTCCAACCAAATACTTTTGGGAAACGACCTTGGTCAAGCATCGTAAAGTTAATAGCATACCAAGACTCTAATGACGTATTCTTATATAGGTATGCTAAAACCGCCGCAGGATTGGCTTTTTTCATAAGGTAAATTTTAATTAGAGGAGTCGAACCTGTAAGGTCATTAACTCGTTCAATGCCGGGATTACTTTCTTTCTCAATAATTTTATTTATTTCGCCGCAAATGGTGGAAGTATAAACTCCATATGGCACCTCGGTTACTACAATAGCATTATCTTTTTGGTCATAATGCGTTGTGGCACGAAGTCTACATGAATCTCCATGCCCCTTAATTAAGCTCTGTTTTACCGCTTCGGGGTTCAAAAGCGTACAACCCGTTGCAAAGTCCGGCAAAATTACGAGGTCTTGCGGCGCAACATCAGGATTAAGCAGGAGTTTAATTAGAGCATTATTTAATTCAGTTAGGTTAAACTGTGGAATAGAAGAAGATGCACCTACACCAATACCCATACTACCATTACATAGGTTGTAGAACCCTTTAGAAGGCAATACCGCGGGGTACTGTTCAGTATCATCATAGTTATCACGCCATTCGGTAATTGTATCTTTCTTTATATCTACAAACATCGTGTCCATCAATGGAGATAGACGAGCTGCAGTATTATGACTGATAAAACCGTTAGAAGTAAATTCATTTGTGGACTCATTAATTTTAGGAGAATAAACAACCTGTTCTCCAGCATAAGATTTTGTTTTAATTGCCACATAAGCATAATCATAATATAATTTTTCTATTCTTTGGTAGTCTAAAATAGATAGCTTATTTTTTAGAATAGGAAGTCCTCTTTTATTCATTAATGGACCTTTACATTCATTAGATCTATTGCTTCTATGAACAATTAAATTTGCTTCCGGATAATAAATTTCCAAATATGTTTTTATTTCCGGATAAATATGCCAGCCCCTACTACTTGTACTTCTTTGTTCTAGAAATTGTTTCTCAGCTAAAATTAAACCTTGTTTTTTCCTTTCGGAGACAAAACCTATCCTTAATTTAAATAAATATATATCTTCTCCACCAAGCTCGAGCTTAATTTCTTTACGAGTGTTACTGCGATGTATAGAAGACATAATGCCAAAATTCGTAGCCAAAAGAATTTGTATTTCTTTTATTAGCTGTTCACTGATTGAGCTATAAGAAATGGTAGAGTAATTACCTTTAGAATGAATACAGCCATCCCCTTCAAAAAGATAACGGAGAAATTCTTTTTGAACTTCAAAAGTACCTTCTTTTATACATTTTGGTATTCTTTTAGTATCGCTGAGATGAACGCAGTCATTTAATTGAAGAAAATTATAAAGTTGAGCATTTGTCGTTGAAATATAATAGCATCCATCCTTTTGTTCTCTTTTATTAATCTGTGCTTCTGAGCCATACCTTGCTAGAATTTTTTGGACAGGAAACAACATATCTTTGTCTAAATTTATACAATCAATTTTATTGTTTCCAATATAACCTTCAGAAACTAGACACCCCAAAGCCTGAGCCATTTCTATATCATCATAAGACCCGAAAAGAGTATGGGGCTGGAGATTAATTAAAACTTTATCTCCGGGTTTTAATTCGCCGATTGTTTTCCAAGAGTACCTCAATTCTTCATCCAAAATTAAGAGAGGATGATTTTCCGTACCAGTAATTTCAAGTCCATTCATTAAGCAAATTTTATATACAGGTTGTTTCCCACTGTTAAAAATTAAATTGGAAGTGGTTGTTTTATCAAAACCTTTAAAGCAAATTGTATCGACTGGATTATCTGAGTTTTCTTTGGTTTCTGTTATATCTTTAATCGGAATAAGTCCTTTACTGGTATTTACTAATGTATCGCCTGTAACACAATATCTTGGTGCACTCCAGTTACCGCTGTCAGTCAGTGTACCATACGAACCTTCCACCTCAACCAACGGGTATCGCATTGCAAATGGCTGACCTGCACGCATGATAACACCTTCACACGAACTATCACCATGAATGTATAGCCTCATTGCACTACCGATAGCCTTCAAGGTTTTGCGAAAAGGCTTATTTCCCGTAAAGCCATCTGTTTCCATACAATAGAAAATCTGTCGCGCCGAAGGCTTCAAACAATCTCGCACATCAACTAACGCGCGAGACTGAAGAACTGCGCCACTATATTGAATAAAGCTTTCTTTGATTACTTCTGTGCCTTTCATAATTACTCCCTTATAGTATGGAAATCAATATTATTGAAAATAAAGTCGCGGCGCAACGACGCATTCGGACCCATCAACGACATCAACAATTTTACTGCATCTGTACCAATACATATTTGTTCAAGTCGTTGGGTTGCAGGGTCAAACATAGATGCCTTTGCTTGCGATGCGCTCAAAGCACCCAAACCTTTATTACGCTGCACAACACCTGTAATTTTGCCCCTTACCTTATCCATATCGGCATCGGTAAAGTAGTACGATTCTTTTGTACCATTTTTTACGATATATAGAGGAGAACGTAACCAATATAGACGTCCCTCTTTGAGGAACTGCGGGATGAGATACTGTAGTGCTGCCATAATTAAAAGTGCAATGTGGCTTCCATCGCTGTCCGCATCGACACATATAGCCACTTTACCATAACGTAGTCTACTTGCACTATAGTTATGTGGTGTTACACCAAGCGCAGTAAGCAATAGTTTAATTTCTTCATTATCGAAAATGTCCTCTTCACTATTACTCATACAGTTAATACACTTGCCGCGCAACGCCAAAATCCCATACTTTTTTACATCTCGTGCCACTGCCATTGATGCCGCAGCAGAATTACCCTCAACCAACAATAATACGCTATCTTGTCCCAAATACTCGGCATCCTTCAATTTCTCATTGGAAAATGCTTTTGCTTTGGTATTGCGCTCAATGTCTTTTGTGGCATCCAAAACCTTTTTTCGCGCACGTTCTGCCGCCGCCTCAGCCTTAGTAACCTTGGTAAGCAGGTCTACAATAGTTTCAAATTCGGAACTATAAGTTGCCTTCATGCGCTTTAATGCTTCGGTAAAACAGTTAGATGCAAGGGTGCGCAAGTTTGCATTGTTGATTTTGCTTTTGGTTTGATTAGCGAAGGACGGTTGTGCCACGGAACAATTTATAACGTAGAACAATCCACTACGAATTGTGTCACCTTCAAAAGTTTGTTTGCATAGATTGTTGAACACTTTTGTAATTGCCGTTTTTGCACCAGTTACCGGTGAACCGCCTTCCGGACACAGCAACCCATTTACGAATACATAACTAGTTTCCTTTATATCACCCCATTGAAATGCAACTTCAACCTTGTCGGTGCCATCAGTTGCACTAGCAGTGATAATATGAGGATGAAGCGGTTTATGAATATTATCCTTTACGAAGTCAACAATACCGTTTTTCGCACAAAAGGTTTTAGTTTCTTTGGTATCTTTATTCGTAACTACAAACTCAATACCATTATACAAATACGAAATGTTCTTTATATCTGAACAGATGCGTTCAAATGAATAACCAATAGTTTCATCCTTGAATACTTTGGGGTCAGGAATAAAGTAAACATATGTTCCTGTATCATTACCACGATAACTTGTTTCCGTATAAGAAGTTAAATTACCTTCTTCAAAAGTAGCTTTGGCGCATTTGCAGTCACGATAGCTACATACCTCGAAATAAGATGAACTCAAACATACGCAAGAACCACCAACCCCATTCAAGCCACTTGCATTTTTGTAGGCATTGTTATCAAACTTACCACCAGTGTGAGATTTAGTATATACATCTACCAGCACATTTGTACCATCTTCCTTTACTAGAAAAGGTACTCCACGTCCATAGTCACGAATGCTAATAGAGTTGTCTTTTTCGCTTACTACTATTTCAATCCGTTTACCATATCCAGCAAGAGCTTCATCAGTTGAGTTATTGATAATTTCTTTAAATGCCTGATAAGTACCTTCATTATCAGCACTGCCAAGATACATCTGAATACGCTCTCTTACACCTTCACGGAAAGATAGAGTTTTAATATCATTTGCAGTATAACTCATTATATCTCCTTCCTTTATTTACATTTATATTATATAATAATTTTGATTCAAAATCAATTTTAGATTGCGAAACTTTGTTTCGCCTTGGAAAGTAAAGAACTCGCTTCGCTCGTTCTTGAACTTTCCAACCGCGGCTTAAGAAGTTCACTAAGCGGCACGTTGTGGGATAGGACGAAGTCCCATTCCAAACAACGGGGAGGACGAAGTCCTCCCTTATTCGTCATCCTCATCTTCCTCGTCCCACCACGACTCGTCCTCTTTCTCAAAAAGCTCATCTTCGTCCATGTCATCCCAATATTCTTCTTCTTCGGACGGATCACAAATAGATGGCGCGGTCATACCACTATTGAACTTATCAGCTTCTTTTACTGGCTCATCCATATAGTGGTAAAACAATGTATCCCAAAACAGTTCATCCATTTTGTATCATCTCCCAACATTTGTTTGCGCTATAAACCTTACTGCGCTTAATCGTTTTATCCAATCCCTTTTCAATTCGGGCTATAATGTTTTTATGTCGAGCATTTTTCCCAACTTGCGCATAATTAAAATTGCAAGTTACGGAACCTTTTGCAACACTGTGGTCACTTACTCTTATTACCGGATTAGAATGATTATCTAAATCCAATCTAAAATAAACTGACCCACTTTGAGCGTAAACCATTTTGAACTTTATCCTATTTTTAGTTAAATACTTTCTAATTGTATCCACATAAAGTTGTTTCAGGTTTTCTTCCAGCATGGCTTACCTCTTTCATGCATCAGTACGCAGACGGACAAGACGAGGATGACGCATACTACCACTATCCATAATCTCCATACAACTGCAAACAGCAACTACTTCACCATTTTTAATGGCAGTTTGCGCTTCTTTGGTAGACAGCCATGCACGGTCATCATCCGTTAATCCGCTAGTTACGGTAATAGAAGTATCCTTATTTTTTACTACAATACCATTCTGCCACCCCATATAATAAGGCTTAGTTACGGGCATCCATGTCAACCCCTCTTCAACATCTCCACTACCGGGCACATGGTTCAGATAGGTAATTCTGCCATCGGCATATGTCCCCATCCAATAACTCCAATTCTCCACTTCTTTACCTTCGTAGTCGCGCCGAGGAGCTACAGTTGAAACGACTGGCAACTCAATTTCTTGTGTAATTTTCTTCACCTTTAAAGTCTGCCAAGCAGGACGCTTCCCCGGAGCATATACGGCATCTTTCCGTTCAATAACAATCCCTTCACCGCCATTTACCAAAATGTTTTGAAGCATATTGGCGAACGAACCAGAGGTTTGAAAAGTTGTAAAACTACAATAATTGGGATGAGGAATACTAGCCAGAGCTTGAAGAGCCATATTCATTCTAGTTTCATATGAAGTATTCTCTAATGCAGTATCATCAAAATACAGACAGTCAAATGCAATAAAGTTAAGTTTATTAGTCTCATCCTTTTGTCGCGCAATTGCTTTAGCAGGAAGACATCTTAAAATACTACCTACATCTTTACTTGTTTTAGTACGGTCAGTAAAGCATAGTTCACCTAACAACACAACATCAAAGGGCAAAGAACGAATTTCCTCCACAATATGAGGAACTAACTCTGTTTTATCGCCATAAGTTCCTGTTACCTTACTAATATTGCGGCTCTGAATAATAATGGTTTCACCGCATTTGATGATACGGCTCCATTCTCCATCGTGTTTTTCGCTCGCAATATAAAGATTATCGCGATTTTCAATCATATCTTGCGCCTTCTGGTTTTTATAATCCAAGGGCTGATAGTATTTCATCGGTGCCATAGAAGCATAATATTGGTATTCCATCATAATAAACTCTCCTTATATTATTTCTTGTTTTTATTGTTTTTCTTGTTTTTACTTTTGCCTTTTCCAAAATGTAATATGTCGGTCATGATATTCACCAACGAAACAATAAATGCAACCAAGGTTAAAATTCGCATAAAATTTCTCCTCCTTTCCTTTCTATATATATTATATCATAAATTTGAAAAAAGGTCAAATTTGGGCTTGAAAAAGGCTCAAAAATGACCTGATTGGAATCTATGGCTATCTTATTTTATAAACCATGAAACATATTGATAATGAATAGTGCCGCAAAAGCCACAATCCAAAACACGTTAAAAAATTTAATTGTAGACTCATCTTCAATTAGATCTTTTGTTCCAAGATAAATACTATACATGAGCATAAAAGTAACAACTGTCATCATATTTTTTATCCCTCCTTTTTTACTATAATAATTATAGCATAATTTCAGCCCAAAATCAAAAAAGAGGGCTAAATTTTAGCCCTCAATTTTTAGTATTATATCCATCACTCACGCCATTATAGTAACTAATCCAGTAATGTTCTTTTGCATCAAGCTCACTTTCTTTACATTCCTCAATTATTTCAAAATGAGTATTATAAGGTTCAACATGAGAATAGAATTTTTGGTTGTCCGCAGCAAGAACACCACACATTTTTTTAATATGCTGACTCCAA